AATAGTTCTTGCTGCGTTTTATACTCCCTACCCTCCCCAACCATTGTCGCGTTAGCAAGTACAGATAGGTCTTCAATAAACCCCGTGCCTTGACCCCGTGTTACAAGTTTATCAATACCACCACCGCCAAGGCCGCCGGCACCCCGTATTTGCCCCATTAACTCATCAATCTGACCTTTGTATAGTGTACGCTTTTTGCCATAAGCTGTCATCCGCTGTTTTGACATGCCCATAAACCCAAAGGTTGCACCCTCGATGACTGTTTTTGATTTAATTAAATCCTGAACCTCTTTTGATCTTACCGCATTAACTTTTCCACCAGATCCTATTGCTGCTATGACCTTTGCAGCATCATACTCACCCGGTTGTAAGCCTGAGGATTTTAATCCGTAATACCCCTCCATACCAGCCATTCCAGCTCCGGAATAATCATATGACTCACGGCCTGGTAAAAAGTAATCGTTAACACTATTATATACTCCGCCGGCCCATTTCCCAACACCTTGACCAACACCAACAAAACCTTCAAAGGTATCTAGTGCCCCACTTGCTACCCCTGCTCCTGATCGCCTGATCATGCTGCCTGTCGCCTGTATTACAGTTTGACTACCACCACGCCTACGCATGCTACGTGCAGCTTCTTGCGATGCGGCATACTGCCTTCTCTGCCCAAAGTAATTCTTATCAGCTGTCATGTACTCCATAGCCATATTAATATCATTGATATTTCCAGACGGGGTCATCTGGCGCGCAAAATCATACAGCGCGGCTTGCTTGTCAGCATATGGAAATTGGCTTTTGAATACTTCAAACGACTTATTCAAGAACATTTCAGGTGAAACACCCATGCCAGCCATTGCGTTGGAGCCCTTCATCTTGAAAAGGTCCATCATTGCTATTCTGGACCCCATATTATACCCAGTGGTATTTGCCATGGACGAAATTTGGTAGGCTGAAGCCGGGTTATTCATGATTTTGGCAACCTTTGACGGATCAAGGTCACCTTTTGAATTCATCATCGCAGCCATCATGTGAGTTCCAATATCTGACGACATAGTATTCAACATCAGGTTTGAAATCTTCTGAGACGCCGCGCCAACACCCCCAGCCGCAGCTATGGCTCTTTGTTGAGAAACGTTTCCACTCTGACTCATATACCCAACATTAATACCGGTCTGCATATATGTCGACGCACCAAGTTGAGACGAGTATGGTGTACCCTGGACTGCAGCTGCTCCGGATGAGGCCAGGCTGAGGAGGTTCTGTGGCCCAAGACCTGTTGCGCCACCAAATGCCTTAGCCGCCCTGACAGCGCTTGTAATCTGGCTGATATTACCAAATCCGGAGTCGCGCATTTCCTTAATAAGAGCGAGTCCACCCTCTTTAGTAACATTCATCAACTTGACGATCTCTTCGGTTGATTTGAAGAGTTCTTTCACATTTCTTGTCAACTGACTGACGGATCCTGAATCTGCGCCAGGTGCACTTGATTTTGCTGATATCAACCCCTCAGCGAGCCCGGTCTTAAATATCTCAGATTTCTGTCCTGCATTGAAAAAGCTTGAGCCACTACCACGGTTGATCAACTGACTAACAGCTCTACCGGCTTCATTTGCATAAGAAGCGCTATTCTGCCTTAATCCAATCTCATTACGATACGAAAAGGTATCGGCCATAATAGCCTGCTGTCTGAGTCGCTGATTGATAACTGGGTCCATCATTCCATTGGCAATAGTATTGAGCCCACCACCAATGGTTAATCCACCAATAAGCCCTCCAACAATTGGTATAGGTATCGCAGCCTGCCCAATTGCTGCCCCTGCTGCAAAAGTTCCTATTGAAGCCCCTGTTTTCAAAATTGTTCCAGCGCCAACTGTTCGCTGTGACTGGGCCTGCATGTTCTGGGTGTACTGATAGTGCTGGCGCATCTCATATCCAGCGCCACCCGACAACATTGGATCGTTCAGAATAGTCCTAAGTCTTCTTGGTTCCTGGGCATAAACAGGCATGGCTCCCTGGGTGGAGTATTGATACACAGGGGACATCTGAGCCATGTCCTGATAATTAACATTAGCATCCGGCACTGTTCCACCGGTGAAATACTCTCCAGCCATGTAACTCGGAGCCCTACCGGCTATCTTGCCATATCCAACCATTCTTTCAGGCATATTCCATCCAATATTTATGATTAATAACTATTATATAAAAAATAAATCCATGCGTACTGAAAGTCCAATGAATTACTTTTTATTAATGGTTAGACCCTTATTTTTATCGGCCCGCTCTTTCTGACATTTTCGAACATTTTCTGGAATTTAGCTACTTTCTCCACCCGTTTATATTTCGACTCAGGAGAGAAATGGTCATGCACATTATCCATAATACTCTGAGTAGAGGTGTCATTAAGTGATGGTGATAGAGCAGCCATAGATGACAGGTATAAACTATGCCATTGCCATTTTAGTGCTTCAATGGCATAATGCTCTTCCTGCGATCTGTACGGATATTCTATCCCCCTGGCTATGAGCTCCATACGAGCCCTGTTCTCAACCAGGGCTAGGATTTTGGGACGGCTTTAGTCCGTTTCTGATCGAGTGATTTGAACAATCTGTTCTCATACTCAAATTTTCTCTCATTGATAGTATCAATAAGCAGATTTCCCCATTCCATTATAATAGTAGCTCTGTGATTTACACCACCAATAATAATATCCAGTAAATCCCTGTATTCCTGTATCTTTCCAGAAGACAGCAGGGTTAAGGCTTTTTTGTATGCAGCCTTCAGAACCTTCAGTGAGAAGTGCCGATTCTCATCTTTGCATATATCTTCTCCATTAAATCCAACGACAAACATTGCCATGGAGTACATCTGACGCCGACTCATAAGGGCGCCTTCAGATATAAGGAGTGATTCATTATTGTCAATTTCATCAGTACCAGCCTTCATCATGGTTGCCGATGTAATAAAGCGCTTCATGCAGACTTCTATAATTTCATGGTCAAGTGGTGATTGCGACACAACGGTGACTTTGCGATCTTTAAACCCGATCGGTATATCATATTGAGCATAACCTTGAAAAAGTATCTGCTCAAGTGTTGACTGCTCTTCTTCAGAGAGTTCAACATCTTCCACTTCATTCCATTTAGAATTATTCTGCTCCAGTGCATTATTGATGTTATCAATCAACTTGGACTGGTCGTCTTTCATAATCTCCGCAACCTGATCTTTGCCGGCTGCAGCCTGCGCCGCACTTCTTTTTGACTGATCAAGTTTATACTTTTCACTTGGAGATACGAAATCCACCTTTTGTGTAATATTGGATTCCATGAGTATTTCAGCGCTTTTGTTTTCTGCCTGTGCTGATCCGGCTGACTCGTCGAGACTGAATTTCATTTTTTGGCCCTTTGAAAAAATGGTTTGTCATTCAGTGACTAATATATAAGATGAGACTGGATAAGTCAATGTTTGTTAAATGTTATTACGACTAAAAAGCTGGTATAATAATGATGTACAGATTATCAAGCTAAGCTATTACACAGTGTAATAGATAGCACTAAACTTTATCAGAAGGGGGTATAGTATGCCGGAGATAGCGGATATCTACGAGACTGAACTCATGATGAGTTAAGGCTTAAATGAATTTGCGCGCATTTATTTTTAATGCGCGCTTTTTTTACTTATTAAAAGGAGGGTATATGAGCGGAATATGGGGACCGGTTATCAGAAAAATGGCAGTTGATGATTTTGGAGTAAATCCGTCATCTGCAGATATGGTTGCGTTTATGGTTTTAAAGCGGTGCAATGAAAATACGACAATGATAGCGCTGCGTGGCATCATGCGTGAAATAATTAACAGTAAAGGAGTTATTAATGCCAATACTTAAAAAACTCCCGGATGGTGAGGAAGTAGAGATTACCATATCTCACCATGCCCTTGAGCGGTTTATTCAAAGGAGGATCAAGAACCTGGATATTCAGATGCAATGTGCTATCAATAAGAAGATCACACTTTCTGAGGAGGAGTTTCAGAAAATGCGAAGGCTTGCTTATAAAACTTTGACTGAAACCAAATACTACAAGAAGAATGTTGCACGACAGAAGAATATAAATTTTATTTCTGAAGATAGCAGCATTGTATTCAGGTGTATCAGAATGGATCATGGAAAAGAATTTAACCCTGATGGGTTAAGAGCTTTCCTTGTAATAACTATCCTCGATGGAAGAATGAGCGCTGTCGCGGCAACAAAGATGCATAGCAAAAACTCTAATGTGTTCGTTCTTGTTGGAAATGGAATAGAAGTGCCAATGTGTGACTATATCAATAACACTTTTAGAAGGGGTAGAAATAAATGAATGCAAAAAGACGCGTTTCAGCGCCAAGTATGCGATGTAAGTGTGGCAAAACTGTTTTTACTAATTTCATAGCCGCAGAGGATGAGGGTAGAATCAGAATTGCTGGTAAAAAATGTGAATGCGGCGCTTATTACCGCGTTATGTGTTCTGGGAAAAAATATCAGGAAGAAATTTGACCTTAAAATAAATATTTGATTTATTTTATAACAAACACTTCACAAGGAGGGCACATGGTTATTATTGTGGAAGATGAAGACATGTTACTTGAGATGATAGCAAGCTACTTATCTGATTATGACTGCATACCTGTTCACTCCCTACGTGAGCTCAAGAGTGTTAGTGATAAAATTAAAGATGCGTCATGTGTTTTTACTGATATGAATATTGGTTTCAATGAAACCGGTTTTGATGTCATGCGGTATATAAAATCAATAAATAATGATGCTTTCATGGTTGCTATGACAGGTTGTACAGATATGACTGATCTTACCCAGATGGGTTTTGATGCATGTCTGTATAAACCTTTTTCTATGTCTGACCTGAAAGCATTGTGTTCTAAACATAAAGGAGATGTTTGATGCCTGGTATAATATTAGTAGCACTTGGTGTGGTAACCCTGGTGTGTATGGCTATTATTAATGGGGTGTATGGAGGTCGAGATGAGTAAGTCTGCGCCTAAAGCTGTTGTTTGTGTAAAATGCGGCAAAGAGCCTGTTGGGGTGCCTATTATGTCAGACCAGGGTGTAAGAAAGATATCCTTGTCATGCGGGTGTGACGATGGTGTCAAGGCGTACAGTGCTGTCAGCGCAATATTAAAGTGGAACAATAAGCAAAGCTCATAACTTATTTGTTATCAATTCATTTTTTCTGGTATAATAGTAATGTAGGAGTAATTCAGCTCCTATATTTAAGTGAGGTGTATCATGGTCACAATATTTCTGAAAAAGGCTGGTTCTAAAACCAACCTTCCGATGAATCATCGGAAAATTATAATCCTCGAGTCTGAGGTTGAAAGTACTCAGACTAAAGCAAAGAGCGAGGGGTGGGAGGTTACTGAGATCAAAAAAGGATCTTGGTAACCAGTCACACAGGGGGGGGCAACTCAGAAATGGGTTGCCTTTTTTTATTGCCCCTTTCTTATTTTCATCAATATAACTATATTACACAGCAGAACAGCGCTGTAGATACTTAAAGGAGTGTTAAATGTTTGATTCGTCAGAAAGAGTTGGCTTGGTATTAATTATACTGACGCTTTTTATCTCTTTTTTTATTTTTGCCATCAATACAATTATTGAATCAATAATGGCCATCAGATGTCCTGAGTGCGGTAGTGATGGTAATATAAAAAATAAAAGAAATGCAGTTGTATCATGTATTGATTGCGGTGTGCATTTCAATACTATTGACTTTATAACCAGGGGGGTGTATAATGGAAGAATCTCGTAAGCTGGAAAGAATTACATCCTTCGAAGATGCTTGTGATATCCTGTCAGGTGAAATAAAGAAATTGAAGGGTGTAAACCAAGACATAAAAGCGGCAATGAAACTTGCCTTGAGAAGTATGAAGCGTAATGCTGAAAATATTATCGAGGGGGTAGTATGACTGATTGTTTTATTCCCATAACTCTGAGTGTTATATTCTTATCTGTGTCAGTTATTTGTACAGTAAGGTCCTTTAGGAGGTTGACAAAGCCGCAGTGTAAATTGTGTAAATCAGAAAACATATCCTTCATGTATGGGGAAAACGAGCTTATACCAACTCATATAAAATGCCTGGATTGCGGGGCTTTATATGAAATCAAGCAGATAATCTGGCGCAAAGATGGTATCATGCTCATGTCTCTTTTCCAGATTCAGTAAACATAGCTAATTTCAATCATTAATAGTGCGGTGTGTAAAAAGCTCACACCCTATTTGTATTTATTAAAAGAAGGGGGTTTTATGGACGATTGTATTGAAGTAAGAAAGCTTGTCAGCAATGTGGTGCAGTGGGGTGTGGACCGTGGCATTTTTGAAAAATCAAACCCGGAAAAGCAGTTTGGAAAAACAATGGAAGAGGTGCTTGAGCTCCACAAAGCCATCGTTGAAAATGACCGGCTTGAAATTGTTGATGCCATCGGCGATATCCAGGTAACACTGATACTGTTGTCAGAGATGTACGGGATCAGCTATGATCAGTCGCTGCAGTCGGCTTACAATGTTATCAAAAAACGCACTGGTAAAATGGTGAATGGTGTTTTTGTGAAAGATAACCCTAATTCATGAAAAGGACAGATAAGGGATGCAGAAAGCTATTAAAATATCTACAGTAGAATGGATTATGGGATCTAAAATCCTTGAATGTGCGGATATTGAGTCTGATAAGACAAAGGTTATTTTTGCGCACTGCTCAAAACCACTGATTGACATGATGCATAACCGATCGGCAATTATTGACACAGACTTCAATAGAGGGATATTGAAAGCCATGCTTGAGGCCCACGGTTTTACAGAGGTTATATTTATGCAAGATGAATAGGGGGTACACGTGCTGTTGTTCATACCTGTATGGGAGGATCTGCCGGCTAGATTAGTCCCTACAGATGATTATGATATTTATGAAATGTGTGCCGATCCAAAGTTTGGTTGGTACTTTTATGTTGGATATTAATTAAAAGGAGTGGATTTTATGGCTAAGTACAAGATTTCGATGGTTATTGAGACAACAAGCTGGTTTGAAGATGATATGGATTCAGGTTTAAGCGTTGAGGATAACATTATGCAGACACTGGACTCCAATATCGATGGTTTGGATGTTGAGTATTCGAGCTTTAAATGCAAAAAGCTGGAGGATTAAATGAAAAATAGTACAGGTCTTGGGGGGTTACTCCATGAGCGAGCACTCCTGATTCGCCACAGAAAAGTTGGTTTACTTCCAACAAGGTTTATCAAACTTATTGATGAAAAGTTGGAGAAAAATTTCAAAATACTATCAAGATACAAAGGTGAGTGGTGAGTATGCGAGTACAAATTGATGTTTCTGAAAACAAAGAGGGGACCAGTTACCCCTGGTGGGTAATCGTTGACCTTGATAAATTCATAGGCCTTGAATCCACGAGTGATGTTTCCGGCACCATTACATCCCAGGCGATTGCAGGTCCATTCTTCTCCCGGGATGAGGCTGAAACAGCAATGCGCAAGCATGCGCATAACTATACCGGTAGGGTAATAATACTCTGCCTGTCCGGGTATAGGTCTGAGCAATATAGAAAGCGCCTCGATGGCGAAGTTCAAGGCTTAAGTATTCTTGACGATCATTTTTAATGATGGATGATCATCAAAGTTTCTTGACGATCATTTATGATTATCAAAGGGGTAGATATGACTGATGACTATCGTGTGCCACTCACTATTATGAATTCACTTATTGTGTTTTTAATTGTATATCCAATAGTTATGATTTCAATTAGTATGTGGATCAGACATAGAAAGGAAAAAAATCGTGCATTTAGAAGGAGCCGGTAAGGGTGACAGCCCAAGAAAAAGCCTGGTACCTCATAGGAGGGTTGCCGATGTGCATACCAAAGCATTAGGTTTGGTGTGTGCAAGGTGCAGAAAAAAAATAGAGGTAACAGATCGGGATCTTGATCTTGATTATCCAGTTTGTAACAATTGTAAGGAGAAGTTATGATTCATATAAAAAGAAGCGAAACAGCCGACAGTCGTACATGCGACTATAAAAATGTGTCGGAGGAAACTCTGATGAGCAGCACTGAGCATCACTTGGTTGATGTTTACTCTGCGATGATCTTTTTTGCAAAAGAACTTATAGACCAGGCCGGTACGCATGATTGGGATAAAGTCACTGAGTTTAAGGGTTTTTACGAAGCGTTTAGATCCGGTTTCCCAGTAAATGGTGCCCAGCCAAACATGTGGCTCGGTAATCATTATATAGTCAACCGGCACCACCTGCTGAATGAAGAGGGTGTCCCTGAGGATGTGAACTTAATAGATATAATGGAGTTCATAGCTGACTGGGTGATGGCCGGCATGGGTCGAAGTGGAAGTGTGCGACCTGTTGAGCTGCCGCCCGAGTTACTTGCAAAGGCTTTCCAGAACACTATAAAACTGCTTGAAAAACAGGTGCAAGTGATCAGCTGAGTTCCAAAAATAGTTAAAAATAAAATACCATCCCAGTGGTATTTTATTTTTTTAACTATGCACATGCTATGGATTGAATTATTTTTCTTTAAGAGTAATTTTATTCATAAGGAGTTTATATGTACAACCATGATGTTATGAACGATATTTATCGCAATTCGTTCGATGATGAGCTTCAAAAACTGGCGTCAGGTGGCGCTGGAGCAACAGCACTCGCCCTACTTGCACTTGGCGGGTTGGGAGGCCTCTTTGGTATGGGTGAAGCCTCTTCCGTTCAGGATGCCGGATCTATTGAAGCTGCTGAAATGCCGTTTAATATGTATCTTAACCAGAATCAGCTTGAGACACTTCAGTCTGCGGTAGACAGTGCAAAGCGTGATGATGGGAAATTCAAATCATTCTCGCTCAGGCACCCATTCATTACTGGTGCGGCAACCCTTGGTATTGCCCCAAGTATTGCAGCCGCTGATATACGCGGACCAGCAATGACTGCAATTAAGAGAAATGATCCTGCATTCGCAGAGGCATATCGCCAGGCTCTTAATGAAGAGATAGCTACAGAAAGCGCAGCTATTGCTGCCAGATCGCAGCAGAGCAGGGCAACGAATGATAGCCTCAGACTTATTCGAGAGATGAATAACTCTTAATAATTTTTGTATAACATTTCCTAAGAGGCCTGGTAAGAAATTACCTGGCCTTTTTCTTTTCCATTCGGTTATTTAAGTCTATTTTCTGGTATAATAATTATGGAGTATTCTTTAACTTTTTTCGAAGGAGGAGTGTATGACAAGTAATGTAAAACCTAAAAAACAGATAGGCTACTATCAGAAGAAGCTTGTAAGATTTACATCGCTCTGTGATAGGATGTCACAGGATGAGATTAAGATGAGTGGAAGGGTTTCCGAGAAAACCCGCGACTTGTATTATGGTATCATCAATTTTAAGGGCGCTATTGAGATGGCGTTCTGATCCCGGGGGCTTTGCCCCCTTTTTAGACTTAAATACTTTTTTACATAGGAGGAAATATGAATAACCCCGGAGAAATAGCAAGACGGATAGCCAGGGCGATCACCCCTGAAAAACTGTCAAAGGCTGTTTCCAACCAAATAAAGGCTATTGCAATGAAGGATTTGAATCCTGTTAAAGCTGAAACTCTTAAGCCATTGTTTGATACAGAGGTTGATTTGAGTATAGGTAGCGGCAGAACAGTTTTTCCGGAGCTGGTAAACCTTGCTATCGCAGAGGATGTTGCAAATGAACTTGGGCATGGTGATCTCGCAAATCAATATGCCGCATCGACAGCGGAATTTATTTCTAAGTATATCAAAGATTGGAAGATAGTCACTGAGTGTCTTTCCGGAAGAGGTTTGATGTACCATGTTGATGAGAATATGTGCGAGGCGATGTTATACACTAGGCCGACCGTACCGGTATCCATGCTCAAGCTGCCGTTTGATCTTATCTGTATTGAAATACCATCACACAATGTGCTGGTGATGCTCCGGAAGACGACGGGAAAGGTTATCGATCAGGAGTGCGAGGATAGGACACTCAACATTGATGCTTTGGAGATAGGGATGATGCCGTTGGAGATTATTGAAGGTGACATGTCCTGCATTCTGCATGAGACATCTACAATGCTACCTCTTGATGATCACCATATGAGTATCTGCATCCCCGGTGAAGAAAAGACTATTGAGGCTTATTTTGCCAGGTTATTCGACATAATGCGCGCAAACAACACTGAAGAGTATGTCATCCAGAGAAATGTACTCATGGGCGCTGGATTTGAGAAGAGGTGGAAACTTGATGATGTTGTCGATATGAACGCGCGCCTGCTCGAGGCTGTTAATATCGCCATCAACTCAATGCTCTACATCAGCACTCCAAGTCCGGATGTTGTAGAGAATACTGTGAAGTATACTCAGGTAAAACTTGTCCCGGGTCAAAAGAAGCGCGGCAAACCAAGAATGAAAAAGATTGAGAAGACATCTGAGGCTCCAATCTTTATCATCGGCAACGAATCATTCGCCATTCCAAAACCTGATGTTCATCAAACAAGTGAACAAAGTGGCGGCAAATGGAAAGTGAGAGTCTTGATGCCAGGGTCATATCAGATGCGCAGGTACGGATCAATGGAGCTCGGTGACGAGAGGCCATTGAGAAATGTCTGGGTCAAGTGGCACTGGAAGGGTCCGGAGGATGCACCGATCGGGAGAAGGCCAAGGGTTTTTACATTTTAAGGAGTTTGTATGATTAATGATAATGTAGGCATCAAGTCAAGCGGAATACGAATTGGGTATAAATATTACCGCCAGCATCTTGGTTTTCTTTGTAGGCGTAGAAGAGATGATGGTACATTTAACACTATTGATGAACGGTCTTTCAAGAAGAAAGTCCAGGATATGAGTAGTCAGGTAATTGAAGGTTTAAAGTCTATGGGGTTTAAGGCGGATACAGATTACCGCCTTAACAGTAAAACAGTGTGTTGCATGTTCAAGAAGACGCATTACGATCTTAAAATGCAACCGGTGTTTGGGTTGACAGATGAGTGTTATGATATTCTGTATCGCTGGTATTTGGACTGGAGTTGAGAGTATTCACGTACCCCGGGAAACCGGGGTTTTTATTTTAACTAAAGGAGGATAAGATGGTAAAACCAAACCCTGTATCAGAAAGATTGAAGGCGTCAATGGATGACCTATCAGTAATGAGTAGTCCTGAAAAACTGAAGAAGGTTAAGAATGCAGAGGATCAACTATATCACAATTTTCTTCAAAACGCAATTCGATATTCTTATGGTGAGCATGATGGCAGGGCCATGAAGGAAGAGTGTAATAACCTTGGTGTTGTTGCGAAATTCAGACAATCACGGAACAATGCCAAGAGTTTATCTCTTCATGCAATGAAGAGATTGAAAAATAATGATATCACAAATGATGAGTTCCAGGATATCAATCAGGTCTAATAAAGGGCGTGTGCATAACACGCTCTTATTTATTAATAATAGGAGCGTGTACTATGCCGATACGTTTAATAGAGGTTCAGAAAAACGGAAGAGAAAGATACCGAGTAGCAGTTAATGTATCTGGTGTAAAAAAGGAAACAACTGTTACAGGTAGCCTGAAAGATGCAAAGATTAAAGAGTCTGAGTTTTTAAAGATGCTAAAGAAGGAAACTGGTTGCACAACCATAAAGGGTACAACCGGCTATTGCAAGGTTTGTAAAAAACCTTTTACTAGAAAAAAACCTGACCACATATTTTGCTCAAGTAGATGTAATTCCCTGTACAAAGAGGGTTTCACATCTATCTACAAAAAATGCCTAGAGTGTGGAGATACGTTTAAGCCAGGATCTGATTACAGAGAGTGTTTCTGCTCAGATACCTGTAAGACTATGCATAAAAATAAACTTAAATTAATTATCAAGGGTAAAACATGTATTGGTTGTGGGCATGTTTTCAAATTAAATAAACTACATAGGAGTAGGGTTTATTGTTATACATGTAGACCTGCACGTATTAAGCGTGTTGAAAATAAGGTTTGTGTTAAAAATGAACATCCATTATTAGACTTGAGGTTAAATGGTATTCTATACATGCACTATGGGTGCTCCGGTAGAAATGTTGAACTTAGGGTTAAAAAAATGACTATTGCGGTATGGCTTGTTAATCAGATGTTATCTGGAAATCTTAGTAAAGAGGTTGTCAGGCATAGGATGCATAAACTAAAGTCATGTCGGCCAAATTGGCTGTTTCTACTGGTTGCAGATGAACACGTGTTGGAGCAGGAGAAGTTTTTATACTCAAACAAAGAAAAGGAGTTAACAAATGGGCAGACAGATAACACCTGAAGAGGTGAAAGAAGCTGTTCTGGCATCCGGAGAGACAACCTTCCTGCACCATGAGTGCGGTGTGTGCGGCGGGCCGGTTCTATACATTATTCAGGATGACGATGTGTACTTTGATGGGAGCTGCTGCAGCGGTGGTGGGACGCTGCAGTATCGCGGTTGGAGTAGTATTAGTACCTGGATCAACATGCAGACTAATGAGGATGCAAAATCAAGATTGATGGAGAAGTTTTTTATTAAAGAGTAGGAGGGGCTTATGGTATTTACACAAGAACAGATACAAACTGCCAGGGAAAACGCCGTAACAAGTCACCTCGAGTCTGATGAGGACATTTTCTATGAGATGTGCTTCTGCATATGCTCTCCTCAGACAAAGTGGGAAAGCAATATGATTGTGAATAGGAAGTTGAGAGATGTGGATTTTATGAATTATGACACACTCGGACTGCTTAGTATTGTAAAGCCTGTTAGGTTCTATGTCAACAAGGCAAAGTATCTCAGAGAGGCAAAGAGTAGCTTCAATTTTATTCTCCATCATGTTCGTAATGACAACCTGACAAATAGGGCGTTGAGAGGGTTACTGATGGATAACTATAATGGATTTGGCATGAAGACAGCGTCTCATTTTGTCAGGAATGTCAGAGGTGTTAACGATATTGCAGTTATCGATACTCATGTTCTCAAGTATTTTGGATGTGATAGTAAGACTATCAGTAAAGCAATGTATCTTGAGTATGAAAGAAGGTTTCTGGATCACGCCAGGGAACTTGGAGTTACACCTATCGAACTGGATTATCTTATTTTCGTAAACGGATCTGGTGCGAGTGAGCACCGATAGAATTCTTGTGCAGTTATTTTATTAATTCATTTAAAGAAAGGATATTATTATGTCAAAACCAGGAATGGCAGGTAAAGAGCCTGATGGAACAAAAGATGGTAATGCAATTGCATATAACCGCCAGCACTTTGTAAGTAGGTTTCAGATAACCAGCTTCAGTAGGGGTTATAATTTGCACAATCGAATCAATAACCTTTTGTTAAAAGCTTTTGATTTAATGGATGATTCTATTAGTTCTAAAATTGATGTTAGAAGAGTAGATCACCCAGAGGCGTATAAAACAGAAAATGGTATCATTATCACAATATCACCATACGATCAGACATTTGCATGTATAGAGATGTACAAGATGCTTGGAATGAAGGTTCTTGAATATCCTATATACCATACCCTTGCAAACACTTTCTATATTGAATTCAAAGACTATAATCACGGAAAAGCGCATTTTGATTTCCTTGATAGAACGCTTGGGGTAATTAGAAGTGAAGATGCTCTCAAAATACTGCGCGCAAGAGAAGAGGTTGCAAATAGACACCTTTATGAGTTACACTCTACAATAGAGGGTGGAAAGCGTGTTTTAATAGATGGCAAATACCACCTCATTCTTCCACGGAGGTATGTCAGTAACTCTGATAGAGACACTGCTATATGCCCGTTCTGTGGCGGTTCACACGGGCATGGCGCTGGCGGCGGTCATAGGTCCGCACATTGCGACAACTCGTTATCAGATGACTCTATACGCGATATCGTTGGGCGTGACGCTAAGTTTACAGTACCTGGTACAAATATTGTATTAAAAGCGTCTATGGGATACTCGTTGGAAGATAACACTGAGAACTTCTACACAGTATAATAATTAACACAAGCCAGGCGAGGAGGAACACGCAGTGAAGCCACCCGGAGCATAATGCACATCTTCCCCACCATAACTGGTAGGGTTTTCTAAGGTCTTCGTAGGAAATGCCACGTCCGACTGCTGGTGAGCGCTGAAGGTCGGCAATTCCCGGGGTTCGAGTCCCCGGGGCTTGTGTTATTTATAAACTAAAACTTGTGTCCGGAATTTATGCATTTACAATACACAAAATGATTTAGGTATTTTATGCCACACACAATACTAAGCATGTGTTCCTTCATGTTATTTTATTAGTATTTCTGGTATAATAGTTATGTAGGAGTATTAACCTACATAAAATAAGATAATACTCACAGTGGCGAAGGTGGGAACAGCTATTGTGGAATACATATCCACCTCCGATGGTGACAAGTGCTATGGCTTGCCATCGGTATACATAGGTAGTAAGGGGTCTACTCATAAAACCCTTCTTCCCAGAAGCCTGCTTTGTCTGGGATTAATTAATAGGCTGCGGCGCACTGCCCCAAGTGTTTGCTTAAGTAAGAGTGGGTAAGAGTAGTACAGCTTAATGCTGTGCTGCTCTTTTTTTTAGTTAAATATGTTTACTTATAACAAGGAGGGTATGTGAAACAAGACTACGTTAATGGTGATACTATCAAAAAAATAGTGCGGTACACCAGCATTGTAACCAACCGCAATATAAAATTCGCAGGGTTGAAATTTGAGCGTGAGACAGTTTATATTCTGTCCGATGATAATGGGTTAAGGTGTTTTGTTGGAGCATCAAAGGTTTCTAAAACAATCAATGCCCTTGAGTCAATTATGAGGAATACACATAGAATGGAGGAGCGTGTTGGAGAAGCATGAAATTATAGACCTGGCACTCCGCCACATGGATGCCAAGGACATTGTTGATTTTCCGGAGCCTGGTGATATTTTTACAGTCTTTGCAACAAAACTGGTTAATGGAGAACCAGATCCTGAGAAGACAGGATTTCAGTACTATGGCATTGTTGATTACTATACACCTGATGAGGAGCACAAACCCGTGGGTAAATGGGTCTATATGGTGTTTACCAGACTGGCGCCTTGGGGTGAAGTTGAGTATGATGCAGAGATAGGGCTGCAACCGCACCATATCGCCCAGGGTAACTTCCAAACACCAGACCGTGAGTGGATGGTTACAATCAAGAAAGTTGTTAAACCAGCTGCCGCAGTTGATAATGATCAGAGTGTAGATACGGGTGGTGGAACTGGCAATTGCCAGTTCCTGGAATTTCCAAGATGAAGAAGGTTAAAGAAAAAGGTGTTGTTGCGCACAAGGCCAGATCGACAGGAGAGTTGTTGCGGGCAGCTGGGTGGAGGGGTAAACCCTTCTTCAGGCTTAAAACTAAAATCACAAATATTTTTTTTATATTTTTAAGGAGGTTTCCATGATAGAAGTTGACGGAATCGACGGATGCGCCACATGTGGTGATGAATCAGGGTGCTGTGAATGTGGGGAGACAACATACGTGAAGTGTACTGCTTCACGGGCTCATCTGTACCCGAATGATATTAAGAACTGCTCTTGCGGAAAAGAGCCTACAGTAGAAACGTGGGATGATGACACGCCTGGGTGGAGAGACCATAGGTGTAAGATTTCATGTGAATGTGGAAAATTTGTTGAAGGCTCCACAACATATGATACATCCAAGAAGTGGAATGGCAGCATTGCTTAACCATTGATTGAGATACCTATTACATATAGCCCTCTTGTTATTTCTCACTAAGGTGTGAGATAATAATTTTGAGGGCACACATCTTTTAATTAATCATATTAATAAGGGGTTATTATGAGTGGTGGACACTTTAATGGTAGTGAATTCAGTATAATGAATATATCTGATGAGATTCAAAATCTCATCAGATCTAATGGCAATAAAGAGCTTGATGGATGGGGGTATCCGTTATATAGTGATTTCTCACCAGAGGTTATTGAAAAATTTAAAGAGGCTGTAGTAGCCTTAGATAAAGCGTATGTCTATGCAAGGCGCGTAGACTACCTCGTATCCGGAGATGATGGCCCTGAGACCTTCCTGGAAAGGCTCAGCGAAGAATTAAAAGAAGTTGAGGATAAATATGCAAAGTAAAAATAAAAAGGCGCTTGCCCAAACGATTATCGCAAGCACTTTGATGATGGGTGTTGACAACTCTTTCTTTAGTATGGGTTTTGGTAATGATGACCAAAGACCATCAGTAAAACATAGCGATTATACATACTGCCCGGTATGTGGGTGGGGTAGGAAGACTGAGTCAAATGAGACTGAGACTGGTATACCCAGGGCTTGTAGTGCATCTTGTTATAAACAACTTATTGAAATTCAGCGCGGGGTATAAAATGATCAGGTTAGTAATAGGGCTTCTTTTTAAGTTCCTTTTTAGATCGGAACTAAAAGAAATAAATAACAAAATGGAACGACTGCTAAGGTTGGAAGAAGATCTTGAAATAAAGATGCAAAAACTTGAGGCGCTCCATCTTGAGATCAATGCCAGTGTTGATGTGCATCAATACAAAGCCTCTAAATCGTGGGCTGTCATATCCCTGCAGGGTAGAAAGGCTGACTTTGTAAAATTCATAGATCTTGGTGATAGTGAAATTTATGCAATAAGTAAGTTTTTACGTCAGTATGAGAGGGGGCTCATTACTATTGATGCTGCACCAAGCGTGTCACACTTTCTGAGGTTCCAACTTAATAAGGGGTAAGAAATGAAAGTTGAAATAGACCTTGAAGATTTGAAAGTTGAGTATGAGAAAATCAGAATGCGCATTTGTGTTTCAGGATTTGTCAATAATGCTGAAACTAAAAAGCAGAGAAAACTTTGTGGAGAAGAGATATCAAGGATACTTGGTGTTGGTCGTGAAGCCTTTTTAAAAGGTGACATGATCACTGTTGCTCAAATGTTTTCAGTGTTGCAATAGGGGCAGTGGTTTTAAAATAACCCGGGAGGATGAATGCCTAAATTAAAAACATGCAATTGCGGTGGCACCCCAAAAAGGTATCCTGAAGAATTCAAAGATGTTGGTAGCGATGAGCTTAGGAGTGTTATTTGTGATAAGTGTGGATTATCTACACTTTCATGGTGGAGTCGCAACAAGGCGAATTATAATTGGAATGAATTAGTAAAAGCAGAAAGGGTGCCAGGTAATACATGTGCGTAATAACTGATGAAAATGATATCGTTGTTTCTATAAGCCTTATACCAGGTGTAAATAATATACCAGTTGGGTATAAGGTTTATTTTCCTGTAGAAAACATTGAAGGTGTTTATGTTGGTAGTATTTACAAACCCACTTCCGCACGGTAGTATAGCGTTGACTGTGCGGAGAACTCCCCGAGCGTGGCGGATCGGGGGGTTTTTATTGTGAAATGTGAAAAGTGCTTCTGCAACCTGCGATTTATCAAATAGTTAAATAGTGTAGTTGCGGACATAAGATAGTTGTCGGAAATTTAAAATTGGAGATATTATATGGAAAAGTACGATGTGTATTATGACTCAGCGGTAGATGATATAGAGTATCAACCTTCAAACGATGGTTCGTGGTATCAAGTTAAAGATGTGGAGCCAATTTTAAACAGCCTACAACAGCTAAAGGCTGAAATTGCCGCTCTTATAGAGTGGTGTGAAGATAAAGACACTCTACATTTTGGTATGCACAAGATAGATTTATTAGATAAACTGCGGCAACTATCAGCCATTTAGCAACACGTTGTGTGAAATGATAGCATATACATGAATAGTGGATGTCCAAAGTCTGCAATTGTGGTGCGGACATCCATGAGTCTGCGCAATTGTATGTGCTATCACTCCACACAACTTACGAAACCCGCAAGGAAATACCTGCGGGTGTTCGCTGAACCGTTGTGTGAAATTAAGAAAGGGATTGCTATGAATAAAATTATTGTAGGTTTCTTTGTTGTAGTATGTATTTGGGTGTCTTTAATGTCTCTTACTCAAAGGTTTAAAAATCCTTCATTAACAGAAACGGAGTTGTTTCTTTTACTACCTTCTAATGCAGTGTTAATTTTTTATGAATAAACTATCGCACAACTCACGAAACCCGCAAGGAAATACCTGCGGGTGTTCGTCTGGGCGTTGTCGGAAATTAACAAATTAGGAGGACATTATGGAAATTAAAGAAGCAGTTGAGATCATTAAGAAAAATTGGCCTGACGCTAAATATTCTATGTTGCGTGAAGCATTACAAGTTGTTTTAGATAATTTGTCAACCTCCGACAACTCACAAAGTACGCCATATAAATGCAGTAGGTGCTCTCGATTCAGTGGATGTAGAGAATCGTTGCAGTGCGATTTATTTGTACCAAGGATGCCGTAAAACGGCGTACATTCGTCAACAGTTGGTGTAAAGTTTTTATTCTTTTGATTAAGGAGTTCGGCATGGATTTACATTATCTCGGTTGCAAAATTGGTGAGCAAATAGAATCATTATCGGCATTACAAGCGGAAGTGCACCATGCCGAAAAACTGGCGGATGAACAAAAACCATCCACCAACATCGCTATGGATGCCATTGCACTTCTTAAGCGGTGGATTGAGCTTCATCACGTCGATTCTCATTCAAGAGAACTTTTTCTTGCTACGGTCAAATACGTGCAACAGCACCAGTAGCGTAAACGTTGTCGGAAATTTTAACCTTGAGGTAATATGAAAGAGAATACTTATAGACTTTGTGATTGTGAGGATGGGCATGGATATTACATAAGGCGTGGCGGAGGTCTTTTAACAGGGCATGAAGTGTGTATGCTTTTAGACAGGCTTGATATTTTGGATGAGGAGCGGTTAAAACTGTCCGACAACTCACAAAGTCCGCTATGTGACGCTGATCACTGTGGAAATAATGGAAAAATACATTTATGTAAAGATTGTTTTGTTAAATTGCTTACCGCCTAACACGGCGTACATTTGTCAACCGTTGTAGGCAATAAACCGCGCTGAGCATTATAGTTCGGCGCATAAGAAGGGGGTTGTATGTTGCGTAGACTTAAAAACTGGTGTGCCCAAGAACGTGTTGGTCGTGTCGAAGAAGGCACATCTCAGGATATGTGCCCAACCAATGGTGATGCACTAATACTTTTTTGCGTCATGAGTATGGTTGGCTGCTGTGTGGGGTTGGTTATTTTGTTGAACTAAATGCGCCGAAAGAGTAATATGGATGTGCGGTTTACAGCCTACAACAGGCCAAGTGCAAAACGTGAGTACACGCATCGCACATTGGCCGTCCCGTTGTACGAAATGTTTTGCCATTAGAAAGGAAGCATATATGTCTAAAGAGGCGGAAGAGCATGTTGACCATTGGATTATGGCTGATTATGATTACAATAGTCCTATGGTTGCTGATTGGAAACTTGTGCGTGAGGAGTTGAAAGATTTGCGTGCTAAAGTTGCAATGCAACACCCTTATCACAAAAACAAAATGGAGGAAATTTGCTATGTTTGCGACGGTTCTGGTAACCATTTCCAACATGGAGCTGTCATAAAATGTAGTAAATGTCAAGGTACTGGTAAAATAATGGCTGAAATAACCGTTGTAAGAAATTAACTTTTATAGGAGTATAACATGAAAAAGAAAATAAAGTTTAGGGTCATGGCAGATTTTGAAACTGAAATAAACACAGAACATTATAATAGTGATTCTATTGAAGGCTGCATCAAAGAAGCAATAGAACAGCTTGAGTCAGATGACGGATTTGACGTATTATTATATGCGTTAGAATCAGCAGAAATAAAAGTTAGCTGTCTGACAACAGCAACTATTGGCAAGGGCTAAATCCACATGATTACATGTCCAGGAGTAAATAAATGAGAAGCACTAAAGAAATAATACAAGATGCAATAGATGAGCTAGAGCACCATTGCGGTTCATCTAATTGTGATTGCTGGGATGCCGATACCATAGTTCTAATAAACGAGTTATGTGAACTCCGTGAAAATTCTGACAACGCACAAAATCCACCATTACAAAACTGTGTCGTGTGGTAACGAAAAGTGTAGTATGCAAGCGGGTGTGTGTTCCAAATGGGAGCCAGTTGAGTAACGGCGTACATTTAAGGGGGTATTCATGGAAAAACTAAAAATAAGTAAGAACTTAATAATGACGTGGACAAAGCAGTACAGCTTCTCTACAAACATACTACCGTCTATATGGCTACAGTTTGGAAAAAAGGAAATGTGCATATCTTTTGGGTTTATATGTTTGTTCCTAGATATTGAGGTATCTTGGAAGGAAATTTATAGGGATACACTCTAATGGAAGATGTGAAGAAAGGAAACAAAAATGGCTTGTGAGATTTGCGGTCGTTCATCGTGTACTCGTTGCTTTCACTCGTTATCGGAGCAAGAGGAGTTCGATACTAAAACTGGGCGGTATGCGCCAGAAGAAGACGCACCACCGGACACTGTGGAAGAAACCGAAACAGCAGACAACAGCGCAAGTAAACATCGCGTTGTCGGAAATTGAAATTTTAAAGGGGATCTTATGCTACAAGAAAAATCCTATAATGCTGAAGAATGGGAAGGGGTAATGGGATTACTTAATAAAACCATTTTTGAGAGAAAAGATTTAATACCGAAAGGGTTTTTGATGGTAGGTCAAATATTTAATAGTGTTTTAGAAGAGGATGGAAAACTTTTCTCGTGTAAAGCATGGGGCACTTCAGGAAAGGTGCATGTTCAATGTAAAGCTTATATCGATTATTCGGAAATTAACAGAGGTAGAGAATGAGATATATCTAAATTAAAATGTGATAAGGAGTAATAATCATGAGTGAGATACTTGAATTTCTTGGTATAGCGTACAGAAGCAGTAGTGACCCTTATGTATTGCTATTTGGTATGATGATTGGCTCTGTTATAACGGCAGTTGTGATATCATGTCTACCGTATAAGAAAGGTGAATACACCTGGGATTTTAAAAATCGCAAGATTAACAGTGACAGAATGATTGACCCTGTAGAGGTTAGCCCTCATAAGACATGGAAAAAATTCAAAAGCCGCCAATGCGTCCCCTATGTCGACTGTGACGAGATACTTAAACTCGCAGAGCTTTGCCCTCAAGAGGTAAAAAATGTAACAATAACCTACGATAAAACTAATGATAGGTATCTGTTTTATAAGTATACCGGGGATGCTGTGATATTGGTTAAAATTGTTAACAAAATTGATGACAGGTACCTGTCTGTTATTCAGAATTTTCTATCAAACGAAGAGTAAAAAGGAGTATTTTGTGAAAGTTGTAAAAATTAAAAGCAGCCTGGCTGATATGTGTAAAGCGCTTATCGAGTCTGGTGAATCTTTCAAATGTGACGCTCAGGGTGTATACCCTGGAAAAAGTAGGAGTTTTGATACTGAGATGCTCAAGTATCTTGGAAAAACAATTACCATTGATTGCAATGGAGGGGCTGGCCTACGGTTTGGGGAGTATATAGTTGAGCCATACATGTATGACGAAGCTGAAGCCCAGTACAGAGAGTTTGAAGATTTCTTTGAAGTGCCTCAAAATGCCATTTTCAGAGAGAAGGGTGGTCGTGATTATGGGAAAATACTCGGTGTCTATAAGAATGGTGATATCTCATTCTCTGTAATAAATAATAACAACTCATTCAAGACAGTTCTTCTAACAAAAGAAATGACACTTGACAATGGTGAGACATGGACACCGGCTGGGGTTCTTTGTTATGATGCTATTATAGATTTTGTACACCCGTAACAGAAAGGTTTATTATGACTGTTTTTTTTCTTCTTACTGTCATAGCTGTCCTGCTTATTCTAATACTTAATGTGCTGGCTACTATGAATGAAAATATTGTCAGGGTATCAACTGAGATTATAAAACATCTCAAAGATTTAAAATTAAAAAATGGAGTTTGAATGCCGGTTAAGGGTATTAAACAGACGAATCTTTTTGGTGGTCTCGATGACATACCGGAAGAATGGGAGAATGAATACAAGAAACTTATTAAGAGTGGTAAAACAAAAATAAAGTGTAAAACCACCATTAGTATTCCTGTCGGTGCTCCAAAGGATATGATTGAGGAGTGGCTTGAGTTTCAGCTTATTGGTGGTGATTATGATGTGGGCACCCCAATCCGCAGGGCTATGCTAAATATCATGCCAGAAATAATATCTATCGATTATGAATGATTAAAAAATGGAGGTTGTATGAGTTCAATGGCAACATTGACATTTGATCGGTCCGATCTTGATGGTGAGACAGAATTCATGTTATCAATCAAGGGTCGTGATTTTAATAACATCATTAATGATGTATCTGAATTTCTGTTTAAACTCAATCGAAATGAAGACCACAGATTCAATTCAACCATTAAAGAGAAGCTGCTTAATAGTGGTATTGAGGATGTTGTAATCAGACAGGTTATTGATGAGACAATGCAATATATAGCTGATCAGGTTGTTGACATTAAGCATATGCACAATTTTGTTGACTATATTTTATAAAGAAGGAAATACTGCTTGAAGATCTTAAGAATCATGAGACTCTTCAAAAGTCTGTAAATCCGCAGTTTTCAATTTCTGCTATAGTGCTTACACATTATATTAAAAAATTATTGAAGGAACTTGAATAACAACATGCTTCTTATTAAAAGGTAAGGTGAAAATGAGATTTAATATTTTGTCTATTATTGTGTTGGTTTTTTCTCTGTGTGCTTTTCCAGATGATGGGAAGGCGGTATGGGTTTCGTGTACAGAATTCAGTTTGTATAAAATAATAACTGATGAGAACGGTGAGGTTACCCCTGAAATTGTTGGATCTCAACCTGATATCTCAACATTTATCATTAATGAAAATGAGACCATGATCACACATAGGACTAATGATATGCAGTCGTCATATTATGTTCAATCCTCATCATTTGATGAGGAGAAGAGTCAATTTACTGCTGGTGTTGTCAGTGATGTTGGAAATGATTATTTCTTTACCTTTAACTTTGAGACTTCATTAGTGTCTGTTTTTGGTAAAGGTAATGACGGTAAAATGTTTATGACTGTGTATACTGTGAAAGCGTTTTTTATGAAATAAAGGGGATTATATGATTTCAATGCCTGATGATGAAACATTGGTTCTGGTGTATTGTGATGATGTAGTAATTGAGGTTAACCCTGATCAGTCAATAGAGTTAAGTAATTTTACTACGATACCTAAAGATATGTATCGTAAGGAAGATTTTCATATATTCTCTGCGACAGAGGTTGTTTTTAACACGGTAACTCAATATGCTCACCTTCTTGGATTGGTACGCAGATGTAATCGCAAAATAAAATATGGAATGTCAACAGAGGGTTTAGCCTATATTACTTTTGATTATGATGAAGATTGGGATCAGATTGACTTTGTTGAAAGAAATTTTAACAGGGTTCAATTTTTCAAATTGTCAGATGTGACTAAAAGTAAGATTGATTTATTCTGGGGAGAAGACAAAAAATGAAAAGACTAGGTGTATGTGATACCCCACTGGGGATGATATGAAGTGCATGTGCAATACAACTATAACACGGCACAGAACAAATGATAACAACATTGTTATCGTTGAGTGTGACAACTGTGAATCACTATGGTATGAGCACGATGAATCATTGTCTCCTGACCCAGAACAATTAAAATGAGGTGAAAAATGAAAACATTTCAAATTGAGTTATGTAGAACAGGTTATGGTTTTGCCACAGCTACAGTTGAAGCTAATACAATGGATGAGGCTAGGAGGAAAGCGTTGGAGCAGGCTCCTAGTATGAGCTTCTCGGAGAATTCTTCTGAGTATGATATAGCTGAATAGGAGGTGATATGGCGAGTGAAATAGAAATACAGAAAGCTGTATACCGGGAAATAAACGGTATGAAGCGCATTCCGAAAGAGTATGTTGATACTATAAAGGATATGGTAGGCTACAAGTTCGGTGGCAGGACAAAAGAGGCTGATGATATTGTGGATAAAGTCATCAACTATTATTTTAACACGTGAGGGTTACTATGGATATGGATTCGCTAAAGCGTGGTCAAGTAATAGCTGCACAATTACAGAAAATTGATGCTGCTATTGACGGGTGTAATAAGTTTATTAATAAGATAGACATGAAACATGAGAGGGTGACTGACCTTAGTGTGAACCCTATAGGGAAATACTACCATGGGCGTGTCTCAGAGCATCTGGATGATAGCGGAGGTTACATTGAGCTGGATGGAACAGGTGTTGTGGAAGATGTTATTGCAGCGACATTTCAAATTCTTACCAGGAAGAAAGCTGAACTGGAAAGGGAGTTTGCTGAACTATGAAGACCAGGGATTATATTAAAAACCAGATCGATGGTCATGCGAGGTTTATTCAATCATTTAAAAAGGACGACGCAGGACTTAACACGGTATATAAAAGATCCGGGAGGGTGTACACCGATCTTAATATGCGAGTTGCTATTTCTAAAGACCTTGGAAAAAGAGCCGACGCCATTATCAAGAGGATAAAAGAAGAAGAGTTTCAACCTTGTAGTAACTGCGGATCTAAAGCTGGAACATACAGCATGGGAAATATGTGCAAGGCGTGTCATACTGAAACTTAGGGTGTAACACGAATATTCAGAATATCAAGGAGAAATATAAAATGGGTAAGTCAAAAGCTTCCACATGTAGGTTTAACGCCAACCGCGCAGTTCTTAAAGATGTATACCCCTTTTGTACATGGAAACCACCTGAGGATTGGAGATTCCCACCCAATGTCTATATGAGTGGTGACAATCGCCCCTCAGAACAGCAATGCTCTAAGTGCAAATGCTATACTAAAGATGATGCATAATAGATTGTCTAAATGTATTTTACCCTTTAAACGTCGGAATGTAGCTCAGTCTGGCTAGAGTACCTGGTTTGGGACCAGGGTGCCGGGGGTTCGAATCCCTCCATTCCGACCAAATTTTGACGGTGGTGGTCTGGTGAGTTTTTAAAAGGAGAGTATTTGTTGTTTTTACTATGAACAGAGTCTATAGATATCAATGGGAGACTGAGCCTTTTCTATAGAAGTTACCCTGTCTTAATGATGGAACTTCACCCTTACGCGAAAGCGGATCAAGTGCGCAAGCATAAGTCAGAGATTTAAAGGGGGCAGGGCTTTGGTAGTGCAAGCTATAATAGTAAATTAATGACGAATATAACCCTCTCACCCCGCCCCATCGTCCATTTTATAACTGTGACTGGAGGATCCTTGCCTATGACAGCTGCACATATACTCATAAGGCTATGAGTCAATTTGTGAGAACAGCTGTAATGAAGATCTAGGTTATTATCAAGCTGCGGCAGCACCCTTAACCAAAATTGCTACACATTTATCCGGAGAGCAACGGGGAGTAAATGTGAGAATGACAGTTGTGAAGGTGTGGATAATAACTGTTCCAGTCGCAGTAATTATTTGGAAGTGTGGCCGAGTGGTTTAAGGCGGCAGTCTTGAAAACTGTTGTGCTAACTGCACCGGAGGTTCGAATCCTTCCACTTCCGTATATCTCTTACTTAATAGCAAGTGTCATTATAGTGCTTGCTATTTTATTATCTATTAAAAACAAAGGGGTGTATAATGAAAGACGTCTGTATCTGGAATGACCTCATACCAACAGGTTACTTGAAGAAGCATATAGCCCGCAATTATGCTCATGAAGATGGCGCGTTGTTGCATATCTGCTTTCAGGATGAGAGCAATATGACTGATAATCTCAAGTTCCTTAATTCACATGCAGAACTTGTCGGTGAGGGTGACAAGTCTGTATTTGGCTTGAAGTGTTACAAATATTACCGTGTTGATGGGGTTGTGACCCATATTCTTGGTAAAACAACAGTGGTGACAGGTAGGTATAAAAATCCATACAAGGCTATAATAGCCTTCCATAACAAATTCAAAGACATAGTGCGCGTGTATAATCAAATGTATGCTGAATTCAAAAGAAATGGCGGTGAAATATCATGGAGAGAATAAAATTGAGAATCAGAATGAAGATGGACTCAATTGTAATGATGAAATATTTCAAAGAGATTATGAAGCGGTAATATTTTTAATACCAACCAGGAGATTGACATGGATGATTATTTAAACACAATACCTACAGCTGACATTATTAAGCATCTTATAGATCGTTTTTCAAATAAAGGTGAGGGGTTTGTGTATGCTTACTACACCTTTAATGATGCTGACCTTGCTGATGATGGGTGGTGTTGTGGTGGGATTGGTAATAGACCGCTGCAGATAGGGTTGTGCGATGCGATTGCACAGCATATCCATGATGAAATGGATGACAATGGTAATGATCATTTCTAATAAGGAGATTATATGGATAGCGTTAAAAGCGATGGAATTGTAGGACACCTGGCTGGAAAAGCCAGCGCGTGTATTATTGATAGGACAAAGTTGTTGTACCCATCCATTATAGATGCAGATGAGTATGTCAAGTACGATGACCCTGATGTTGTACTTGTATTCTGTGATGATAATGATTACTACGAGGTTGTGTTTACAAAAGCGCAACTTAATGCATCGAAGTATGATGGTGGCGACATATTATGTGATGGATACCGCATTGGCGTTGGCAGGAAGTATCACCAGGAGCAGTTTATCATTACACCGTTGTATTCAGTTTCCGATATTGACAATGGGTATGCCGGAGAGTTGCAGTCTATAATAAACAGTTAAAAACAGGGTGAATCATTATGTCAGGGTATGAAAGTGATTGTTGCGGTGCTGATGTTAAGTGGGGTGATATTTGTAGCAATTGCCTCGAGCATTGTGAGGTGATTTACATTGATGATTATGATGATGAACAAGATGGTAATTAATATGGAGAGGGTATAATATGAAAGCAAAAGAGTACATAGAAAAGTACAAAGATCTGATAATGTGCTTCGGAAAGATTCCAAATAACGAACCTGAGGCTGAATTTGCCAGAAGGATGCTGACAGACCTTTCACTCGAGTTGAAAGATATAACAAAGTCCAGGAATATCGTAAAAATGCAATCACTGATTTCTGTTGTTGTAGAACTCAATAACAAATGGAAATCTGTCAACGGTGGTATTAAAAAGATGCTTGGTACAAGTGTTTTCAAAGAAGATATGTTCACAAACTACATTTCCAAGACAATACCAGATCTCACTCCGTATCTTGAGCATGCCGGCGTTGTATAGTTGTTATTATCCAATATTTGCTGGCATAATAATAAAGGGATGGTTATCATCCCTTTTTTTTACATATTAGAGGAGTGTCTATGTACAAACCAAGAGAGTATAATGTTGATCTTCAGAAATCCCCAAAGTACAGATGGGATGGAATGCTATCTGACCAGTGGGCAGTGGATGCTGCTCATAAAATAGCACACACAATATCAGACTCGTTCCCGGATATACTAAAACTAGCGTTTAATGCCGCAAAATCTATAGCGCCACTTTTATTCAACATGAAGATTGGTGATCAATTCGGATATGCAACAGAGATGAATCAATGGTCAAAATATTCAATAGGCGATCGTAATCTTACTATAGCAGCTAATCTCAGTTATGAAATAATGGGGTGCTCATCTGTATCAATGATGGTACCAAAGCTTGGTATGGTTCATGCAAGGAATCTTGACTGGCCCTTACCTATTATGAGAAAATATACAACATTAGTACACTTCATAGGTTCTGATGCTGGTAGCTTTACATCTGTGTGTGTTCCAGGTATGGTTGGTATGATATCTGGAGTAGCTAAAGGTAGGTTTAGTGCTGCAATAAATCAATCTCCAAATTCTATACTTGATAGAAATCTTACAGGGTGGGCTGCACCGTTTCTTTTGCGGAGGGTTTTTGAAACATGCAACACATTTGATGAGGCTGTCAATATGCTTGGTGAGTCTAAAGTGATAACACCTGCATTCATACATATAACAGGTATAGAGAATCATGAGTCAGCTGTCATAGAGTTAAAAACAACTAACAGTAATAATATTTATTATATCAATGGTGAACCATTAGTTATAACAAATCACTTTATCGCTGATGATAACCCAGGTGTATACGATGACGAGCAGTGTTCTCAAATAAGATCTGATACATTATTTGAAAGCGCTGTGAAGTGTAAAGCAAAAATACTTTCTGGTGTTGCAAATATTTTACAAAAGTATCCCGTTATGAATATTGCAACAGAGCAGAGTATGGTTTTCCACCCTGAAACAGGTAATGTATTCCTAAACGACTGCAGGTAGCACGCGTATTTACTTCAAAGGAGATTTTATGCCCAGGAGCAGAATGAATCATCTCGAAAGAGAGATTGTAATTCAAGCGTTCAATAATCATATACCGATCGAATGCAGTGACCGGTGGAATGATAGTGAGGAATGGGAGGATTACACAGGTGAGTTTGAGTTTAACTTCGATGATCTTGTGTATAGAATGAAGGGTTCTTTTCAATCTTAATTAAAGGTGGTATTCATGAGTTCGTACAGCGATTCAATGTTTGTTGGCAAACCATTTGCAAAACAGCGTCCAAAAGTTAAAGCTGGAAGAAAGACATATATTGACGCACATGACAATCTGCGTGTTGAGAATTGGAAAGATGTCAGAGGTGAGGAGATGCGCGCTTATAACTTCACAAGAATGGCTAGATGTATGAGGGGTATTGCATAATGGATCATCTTAACTTTGACGAGTATATTAGCAAAAACAAGCCTTCACGCGTTGAGTTTAAAATTGTAAAAGATGAGGATCGTTGCGGTGTATCCTACCATATCAAGTTCAAGAAGTATATACAGCGCGTCTTTAATACACCAAAAATTACATGGGCAACTGTTTGTTATGCGTCATATGATTCCGGTGGTGGATCATGGTGCACTAAAACATTTGACAATTATGATGAGGCTGAGCTTTTTGTAAACAAATTATGCAAAGTGCCAAGATCAGAAGTTGTTGTACATGTGGAAAGAGATATTTCGTATGGTAAAGAAAAAACGTAAGAGGAATAAAAAATGCCACCCCACGCGCTGGATAAAGCAATCGTGGTACATTACTGTGTATGAGAATAAAAAAACATATATGGTAATTGCTACCACACCAAATACCGCCATGCGTGAGTTCTACCGTTGTGTCGAGTTAGGGTTGAATGTGCTTTCTGTAAGTAATGATGAAGATGGTATTAATATGCGTAAGGTTATTAAATTATCAAAGAAGGAGTGATACAGTATGTCTAATTATATTCACCCAAGTGTCACATTTAGAGCGGATATGCGCTGGTGTGATGACAATAATGAGAACGATATTGTTTACCGTGTGGTTGCAGAACTTAATGATAAGTATGGCCACAAGGAAGATTGTAAAACATGTGTTTATCCTGTAACTATGACATTGGATCAGAAGATCCAAATGCTGAAGGGTATTCGTTTTGAAGTTGACACTATGCTGGATAATTTGTATAAGGAACGGCATGAGAAACTAATTTCAAAAGTGAGAGGTGTAGACAATAAAAGTGAAGGATTACATAGAGAAGAACTTACGCCTTATTGAAGGTGTGGTGTCTAATGTTGGGGTATAACTAAAAAATGAAATGGGGTTTGGTATTATGTTCACATGTATATGTAAGGGTACAGCAGCATACTGTGTATGCCCAAAGATAGCTTTGACGATAGCAGCTGGTGGAATTGTGACAAAAGCAAATGGTCACAATTTCCATGTGGAGATGGATAAGTACCCTGATAGGTATATTACAGGCACAATAATTCATGGGGCACAGGATGAGGTTGAGGATATCGCAAATACCCTACACAGGCGTCATGGTGTTGAGTACACCATCAAGAATGATAAGGTTAGTGTAACATATAACTGTCGTGTATATGAGGTGTTGAGACTTGTTGACAATAAACTATTGTCAATACGCCAGAGTTTGTACAATGCACTAATACTAATGTCGCAACATGAGTTTATGCATTATTTGAAAGAGGTGGAGGTATGAGTAAAAAAACAATTCGTATCCGTAGTCACAAGTGGACAGACTCCAGTGATGATGGTAAGTATGAACTTATATGTGATTATGAAGAGTCAGAATTCAACTATGGTATGTTTCTACACTGTGCTGAGATAGTGAAAACAATCAGAATGACACCGAATCGCATCAATGACAACAAAACATACCGGTACCTGCTCAAGTGGTCACTTGAGGCTCATGGGTATGATGAGGTAATATTTGATTAAATTGTTTCCGGTTATGTAGCTCAATGGTAGAGCTGGGTAAAAAGTTTTAACTCCGTTGGTAGGCTTTCCCGCTAGCCTGCGAGTTGGTTCGATTCCAACCATAACCGCTTTATTTATTTTTAAGGGGATGTTAGATGAGTATAAATTATAACGATATGGAGCAGGTGAAGAATGCTGTTTCGTATTTCAAGAAAAGGGTATTTGATCACCTTGCTCACATTGAATGTTTTATTGCCGGTGGTGCTATCCGTGATTATTTCTCCATCGGGTATGCCAAGGGTGATATTGATGTATTCTTCAAGAATGAGTACTGGTATAAAAAGGCTTTCGATGAGCTTACAATAGGGAAGAATTGTGATATCATACATGAAAGCAGTGAAGCTGTAATGATTAAACTGTTTAACTGTCGAATACACCTTATCAAAGGTCATTATTATGCAGATCAGTCAAAAGTTATAACCGGTGAGAATGCATTTGACTTCACTGTTGCATGTGCATCAATAGATCATACGGGTAATTTTGATTGCCATGAGACATTCTTTGTTGACCTTGCTGCGAAGAAGTTGGTTATAAATAATCTTCCATTTCCACTATCTACAATGCAGCGTGTGATTAGGTATGTCCGTAAGGATTTTACAATATGCAATGTTGGCTTACTGAAGATAGCAAAAGCTATTCAGACAGTGAATCTTGATCCGAATGCATACTACGATAACCCTGGTGATAAAAAACAAAACAGCTTTGAGTTTTATCCTGATGGCACGCTGAGATTTATGCGTATAGACTAATATTAAGAAAGGTGGTTTAGTTATGGCTGATAACATAACATTCAGAGGGAATATTGCCTCTGGAGATATGAATCTTGATACAGCAATACTTGTATGTGTTCCATCAAAGGAGCGCTACAATGAGGTTGACATCTGCATCGCTAGTGATGAAAACTCTACGAACCTCAGGGTTGGTGATTGTGATTCAACCTGGTTACCCTGGGATGACAGGAAGAAACTTGGTTATGAGATAGCCAGGAGGTGGAATATAATTCCTAATATCGGTAGCGCTGTGAAGTCGATCGTGAAGCTTCGCCGGGAGGGTATGACGCACCATGATGCTTCCTATGCTGCGGCTTATCAGCAGGCGTGCAGAGATTGCCTTGAGGTGTTGAAAAGGTGGGATGTTATTAAGGAGTACAATCTCTAGGAGTGATATTTAAAAATAAACTTTAGGAGGAGTTATGGCACAAAAGCATAAGCAGCTTGAGGTTAACGCAAGGTTTGGACATTTAACATGCATCCAATCAGACACTGGTAAAAGAAAACACAGAAATGTTGTTGGATTGTTCAGATGTGACTGTGGTAAAATGATTGAGTGTGAGAGCACAAGGGTTAGTATGGGTGTAATAATCAGTTGTGGATGTATTACATATGATACGGGTAATATCAACTATGGTGATAAATTCTCGTATTTAAAGTTTATCAGGTATATTAAAACAAAGAGATCAGATAACAGCACTGGTGTATTCAAGTGTGATTGCGGGAATAGTGTGGTGTTGCCAGTTCTTAGAGTTTTATCACATACCGCCAGGTCGTGTGGTTGCATGAGAAGTAAAGAGTTGTCAAAGGGTGTTACCACGCATGGTATGGCTGATAAAAAAATAAAGTATATTTAGCATGGATGAATCTTGTTCAAAGTGGTAAATACACAAGAGTTGAGGAGTGGGAGGACTTTCTAAACTTCGAGAAGTGGGCATTGGAAAATGGGTTTACAGATAACTCTGTTATTACAATACCATATCGAGATGTACCTGTTGGTCCTGAAAACTGTATTATTGAACAATCAACATCAAGATCTACCCATATTACTGGCGCTCTCAATGTGCCAAAGACATCAAAGTACAAAGGTGTTTCCTACTGTGCTCCTAGAAATAAATGGAATGGAAATGTTGAGGTTAATAAAAAGAGATATAGAAAACGCTTCCAATCTGAAGTTGACGCTGCTATATGGAGGGATGATATGGCTTATAAACTTGTAGGTATGCCGGTATACTTGAATTTTCCAGAAAGATATAATACTGGTGCTCAATAAAACACTGATAACATTCAGGGAGTGATGTATGAATATTTTTATTCTCGATGACAATAAGGGTTTAAGCGCTCAATATCACTGTGACCAGCATATTGTGAAAATGCCGCTTGAGACAGCTCAGATATTATCCACAGTATCGCACATGCATGGTTTTCCATGTAAGCCATATAAGAAGACTCACGAGCATCATCCATGTGTAAAGTGGGCTGCAGGGTGCAAAGGTAATTATGTGTGGCTTATTGATTTTGGATTACAACTCTGCGCCGAATACACATTCAGATATGGTAAAAAGCATAAATGTCAAGATGTTATTAAGGATATGTTATTTTTTAATACTTTGAGACCTATACCGTCAAATACAGAGTTTGATAGAGGGATTCATGGTATTATGAGGACACCATTCGCGCAAGCTATGCCTGAGGAGTATCGGCATAGTTGTGTGGTAACAGCTTATAGAAGTTACTACCGTGGTGAGAAGCGTGAGATGGCTAGGTATAATAATGGAAGGCAAGCTCCGGAGTGGATGATGTATGCTTAATATTAGCTTTAAACAAAGGATATTGTCATGAAAGTCTTTTTTGATACAGAGTTTACTGGTCTTCACCAGAAGACAACACTGATTAGCATTGGTATAGTTGCAGAGGATGGTCGTGAGTTTTATGCGGAGCTTAGTGATTATGACCACACACAGGTTGATGACTGGCTAAGTGTAAATGTCATTGAAAACCTTAAGGGTATTAAAACTGTCAATACAAATCAGCTGCGTAATGACATTGAAGCATTTCTTCAGCCATATAAAACTGTTGAGATGTGGAGTGACTGCTTGTCTTATGACTGGGTGTTGTTTAATAATATCTGGGGTCATGCGTTCAGTATCCCTAAAAAAATTTACTATATCCCGTTTGATATATGTCCATTATTCAAAGTGTGTGGTGTTGATCCGGATATCAGCCGGGAACACTTTGCTGGTATTAATGATTTAAGCGAGAAGCACAACGCGCTCTGGGATGCGAGGGTTATTAAAGCGTGTTACGAACAACTTGTTAACAAGTATCCACATATTCTTAATAGAAAGACAGGGTCAAATACGCCTTCCTTCTGGCTCCATAGTTAAGGTATCTCGAAAAATTATTATGGGTCTCACATACTAAAAAAATGGGAGAGCAGCTTTATGTCTCGAGATAAAATGAGTGCCAGACATCAGGATGTTATAATCAGAGCTAACAAGTGTTGTATGCCTATTGAATATTCTGATAGACGGAATGACAATGAAGAATGGAAGTTGTACACTGGTGAGTTTCCACTGAACTTTGATGATTATGTATACAGGGTTAAGCAACCCTTAATAATACTTTAAAGTATTGTGATTGAACCATTCACATGGTGTGAATGGTTATTGTTTTTATAAATACCAAACAAAAGGTGGTGTGTTATGAGTGCTGGCAACAACGGAAAAACTGTGAAGAATGTTCCAGTTAAAAAGGTTGCGGTGAAGAAGGTTGCGGTAGTGAATGCTGCAGATGATAAGAAGGTTGCGGCTAAGAAGGTTGCAGTGAAGAAGGTTGATGCAACAGTACCAACTGTTAAAAAGGTAACGAAATCAAAGTTGTCACCAAAAGAGATTGCTGATAAAAATATCGCAAAAGTGGAAGCCTCTCTGGAAAAAACCATCCTGTCTATAGAGACAAGAATTGCTAAAGAAGCTTCTGAAATTGGCAAAGCGGTAGAAAAATCTATAAAGCGACTGCACAAAACTGGGTATGATACTATCAAAGCAAGGACTAAAGCTGGTAACATCATGATTGCAGATGCAAAGAAAGCTGCCACTGCTGAAATTAACAACATCCGGACATCTATTGCTAAAAGTATTGTCCCGAATGACACCGCTGTTGTGAAGAAGACACAGGTTAAAAAGGTTGCCGCAAAAAAACCTGACCCAAAAAAGATTACACCTAAAGATGTTTGGTAATCATACTGTGTAACCATAGTGGCCTCCGGAATCATCCGGTAGCCACTATATTTTTTAAGGGGTGTATATGAATACTTTTGTAGACCCAGCGGTTATAAGTGCAATCAACAAGATTAAAGCTGCAGTTGTACGCTGGTCAAATAAGTTTGGAATAAGGATCACATTTGGATACATTGGAAACTACAATGTTGTTACCAGGTATGATGATAGATCCTGGAGGGTTTTTATTGAGGGGGAGAAAAGCGCTCCAAGTTGGGCTCATGCCGGGGAAAATGATGAGGAGATAGTTGAATTCTCATTCAAACTCGATGATGTTGAGGGTAAAATTGAAAAACTACTTAATGAAAGGCGAGAAGCAAAATGACAGACTCTTGTGTTCATGTCAATATTCAAGCCATACGTGATGGCGATGGTGAAAGATTTATTGTGGATGGTGTGAAGGTTGTCTGTGATGATCCTGTTCATCCAGATAATAAGGTTGATGAATTCAGAAAAGAGGATGAGGTTTCGATCGGATTTGATTTGTGCCTTAACAATTTCATAGCGGCTGTTGGTAAAGATAAGATTCAACAGGCACTGAAAAGTTTTGACAAATCCTCGCAATTCATGGATATGATTAAGTCTATTATCAATACGGCATCACAAGATAACGCTGAGTCCCTATTGGATATACTTAAAAAGGTTTCAGAATCTGGATCCAACCCAAAAGTACAGGTTGTACAGGTTAATGCTGAAGATCTTCCTGAAGAGGTTCTTGACGCTATCAGTCGCGCTAAGAACAATGATCAAATAGGAGAGATTCTAAGGATCATGCATGAATCAGACTCAAGTGAAGAGTTTCTTGTGAAATTGAAGGGTGTAAACCTTAATGATTAACACTTAGGTTGGTGTTCATCTTTTAATTACAATCAAAAAAGAAAGGGTTCTTATGAAAAAGAATCACATTAAAATCGCTGTATTCGTAGTTGTGGCACTTATCCTTATGGCTACAAACCCAAGCCATGAAGCTCATGCTGATAAAATGAAAATGGAATTGAAAAGTATCATGTCCAGCGCTATGGCAAAAGAGTCTGGATCAAATGATGGTTGGGAGCAGGCTGGAGCTATGCTTGGTATGGCGCTTGGTGGTGGTATCATCGATATGATGGTAGATAATATGCTGAAAACTCAGAGTTTCCTTGTATTTTCGCTTACACAAATTGAGTTTGATGGTGAAACAAAAACAGTTGGATTTGGATTACTTGGAAATGTTTTTATATCAAGTGAGGTAAAAAAGACACTTGCTGAAAATATGGATACAAGTTCTGAAGATGATGAAAATGAATATGTCTCACCGGATTATTTCTACGGAGAATAATAACCTGGCTGACTTGAATTAAAAAGAGTGTTAATAGCACTCTTTTTTTTAGTTATCGCGCAGTACTGCGCAGTATTACTTTAACTGCGTGTTATAAATAGCTGATTTCTGGTATAATAATATTGGACAGGTGTTATAACTTTTTTCGAGGAGGATATATGAGTACATCAGCAGCGGCATCCAAAGTTGTATCTAGTCGTGAGTATTATAAGTGCTGCGAGAGAGCAGAAACCTTCCGTCGCATGGTTGCGATGGAAGAGAGGGGCATGTTTGGAATGGAGTTTCTTGATGACGTTGACGGGGAAATGCCCCCGGGGGATCCTATCCCTGAGGTAGGTCCATGGTGGCACCACTGCCTCTAGGTGGTTGCCACAGCAGGAAATACCTGCACCCGACTCTAACACGGGATGGTTGTTAGACGCTGGTGACGCGAAAGATCATTGGAGGATGAGATGATGGAATATATCAATCTCACCCCGCACACCATCGTGATGAACGATGGTCGTGAATTCCCGGCTTCTGGCACTGTTGCCAGAGTCAGCTCCGGGTACACGGCTATCGTTGACGATGTGGCTAAGCAGTCCTTCGGAGAGGTCTCTGACCTTCCCGAGCCGAAGGACGGCGCACGCTTCATCGTATCAGCGATGGTGCTGGCTGCTACAAGCAGAGATGACGTTGTGGCTCCGGCTACCGGTCATCCTGACTGTGTACGGAACGAGAAGGGACACATTGTGTCAGTCCCTTGTTTCGTGCAGTAGTTAGCTCTGTGCGGGGAAGCTGCAGGTGGTATCGTACCACATCGAGGCCTGCAGGCTGAAGCTATTCGATAAAATGATTACAGGCGGCTTGGCTAGTGTAAGACCTGAATGGAGAAAAGGCACGTGTTTACGTGTCTTTTTTTACGCATTATATAATCACTCATTTTTCCGAGTGTTAAAAAGTGCTCGGAAAGTTAAATTTATTTTTTTATGTATTACACACCTAAATCATCAATAGGTCATCAATAGGTCATCAATAGGTCATCAATAGGTCATTAGTACATAAGTTATATTTTACTTTAAGTGTTTGTTATAAAACATTGATTTCTGGTATAATAATAATGTACAGAGATTAATCTGTAGCTATTGGGAATACACTTGACCCACAGAAAACAGGTGACTGCGCATCAAGCTTTGGCTGGTCTTTAACATAACGAGACTGTTACGCCGAGTATGGGTGACACCATATCGCAGTACTAGGGATATCGCCATAGGGATATCTCACCCGAAAAACCGGGACGCAAAGAACAAGATACAGATAACCGGAAGTAGCTGAATTCAAAACAACAGCATTTTCAGGATGATTCTTATCTTGGAGTAGTCTATGGTGAGCCTGTAAAGGTGCTGACGTCGTAAGCGAGCGTTCAGCTTAAATTAAAGTCGTCGAGCAGGTGGAAGGCCTGCATATATTTAACAGGAGGTTTTTATGTTAAAGTTGAAATCTTTTGGTCCATTTCTGGACTATATCTCCGGTGGCAACCAAACAGCTGCCGGGTTGTTTGTTGATCTTATGGATGGTATATATAATATACCTAAGTCAGAGATCAAAGACAATGGTGAGTGTGAGCTTACCGTTAAGCATTGGGTAGCAGAGCTGCCCGTCTTCTTAAGTGCCCGGGGTATAACAACCCCTGCCCCCATCCAAAAAATGGATGGTGTTACCTGCTTTGTAAAGGCGGGGAAGTTTTCCAAAACCCCTTTATACGGGGAGACAGTTACATTGAAGGTGGAGAATAATACTATTAACAATGCGATCAACAATATGGCTGGTCGAGACGACCAGATAAATTAACCAGGAGGGCTTATGTCTGATAAAAAGGTTGAGGAGTGTAATACACTCCTGCGTGAGTGTGAAGAGTTGAATAAGATTCTTATCCAATCAAAATCCCTCCCTGTTGATGAGGGTGTTAAACTTCTACGGAGGTATGTATGAACCCAAAGGTTGTCAGTTTTTACAACAGGCGGCTGAAAAAAGCCGCATTCGGCTTGTGTTCAGAGGTTAAATACAACTATCTCTGTACACAGCATGAGGAGCGCTACAGGAAGCGCTCCAAACCCAAGTATGGATCATGGATCAGCCTCCTTGCTGATCTGGATCCAGAGCAATTACCAGATTGCTCAGGTGTAAGTATGGGTGATGAACCATTTATTACACCAGACCAGGTGGTTATGAAGTGCCGCGAGGTTGGGATGAAAGTCCCAAAAGGGTTGAACAAGGCCTACTACTGGAGGTAGGTTTGAATGTAAGGAAGCTTGGCAAGCTTCCTTTTTTTAGCTTTTACAAATTGTTAGAATATTCAATTTTCTGGTATAATAATATTGAACAGGTATTATAACTTTATCTAGGAGGAATCATGCGTATGTTCGCAGCGGTTGTTAGAGGTGTTGTTTTTGCAAGTTTTATTATTGCCCCCACTTTTGTATGGGGAGCAATTAAGGATGGCCGACCGGCTATGGCAGCTTTGGGTTTGATAAGAACACCGTTGTTTGTCGTTTTTTGCATTATACCTTCACTCTTCGGAGTGAATTTCTGGCTAGGCTTCGGCTTAGTCTATGCAATTGGAACTGTTATTAGTATCATACTTGATCCCATTGCTAAGCGGGAGTATGAGACGATTGTGTAAGACTGGTAAGTGAGTGGGGTAATACGACCCCACTCAAGATCAATGTTTTTTTTAACAGTGGAGGTAAAATGGATTCATATCGTACTAACTTTGCCCCTAAATTTAAAAAGACAAGGGGTAGGTGCGCAAACTGCAGGTTGAAGAATACTGTGTATTGCACCTCGTGTAAGGAGGTGTTCTTCAATGAAGATATCGGAGTTATGGGCTCCAGACGTGAGGTTTGGAATGCTGAGGTAAATGCAAAATTTGTATTAAATTAAGGGAGTTGTATGAAAGTAATTATTACATGTCTGGTTGTTGTTGCAGGGGTTATCCTGGTTGCTATGGCAGTATTAAACTCTAGGAGGTAATATTGAAAATACCAATGCCACCGACCATATTGCGACGTGGCTGATTCTTGGTCCAATAAAGTAATGAATAAGGGGTGTCACTAAATACAATAGTGGCACCTCTTTTTTTAGCCATTGGTATTACCGGTGAAAGAATGTATATTTATCATATGATAAAAATAGCGCTTAAAGAAGGTGTAGTGCTCCAGGAGCACCAGAAGGATGCGGTCGACAAGATGAAGAAGTCTGACGCGCTGCTTCTTTTCCATGGACTTGGGTCAGGAAAGACGCTATCTTCAATAGCTGCTACTGAGAAAAATAAAAATGTTACTGTAATAACCCCGGCATCATTGCGTGGTAATTACAAAAAAGAGCTTGATAAATTTGTTGATGATGATACTAAGAGTAAGTATACAATTGGGTCGTATGAGGGTGCTGTAAAAGGTGATGTCCCATTTTATGGTGACGCTTTAGTTGTTGATGAGGCCCACAGACTGGCTAATCAATCAACAAAGAGGAGTAAAAGAATCATTGGGATGGCCAAGAATTACAATAAAAGAATAGCTTTGACCGGTACGCCATTTACCAATCATCCATCAGAGTTCTCTTCTATAATGCAGTTCTTATCTCCCGGGGATAAAACAATACCAGCAGATAAAGCAGAGTTCAACAGGAAATTCCTGAAGACTGAAACTGTACCGGTTAACCTGTTCCAAAGATTTAGGGGTATAAAACCTGGCACACGAACATCTGTGCAAAATATTGATGAGTTCAAAAAAGCTATAAAAGGCAAAGTTCATTACTATGAAACAGATAGAACACACTACCCAAAGGTTAATGAAGAAGTTGTAAAAGTTCCAATGTCGAAGGAACAACATAATCTCTACAAGACTGTCACAAAAACAGCGGATCCTATTCTTGCTTACAAAGTTCGTAAGAATATACCTATGACTAATGAAGAGATGAAGCGGATGAATTCCTTCATGTCTGCGGCCAGGCAGGTTTCAAATGTCACAAATAGGTATGGATACGAAAGCCCAACACCAAAACTTGAGCGTGTTGTGGATGATTTTATGACGGCAAAAAGGTCGAACAGTAAGTTTAAGGGTGTTATATATTCGAATTATAAACGGAGTGGTGTTGATATTCTTGCTGAGAAACTTCAGAAGGCTGGAGTAAATGTTGGCAAGTTTACCGGTGGTATGAGTGATACTGAGCGGTCAGCACTTGTAGATCAATACAACAAGGATAAGATACACGCGCTTCTGGTATCGTCTGCCGGCACTGAGGGTTTGGACCTTAAGGGTACTGGTATGGTTCAGGTTGTTGAGCCTCACTGGAATAAAGCTAAGATCGATCAGGTGATCGGTCGAGCAGTCAGATATAAATCACATGAGCACCTTCCTGAAGCTGAAAGACATGTTGCAGTTAAAAGATACCATTCTGTCCTTCCTAATAAAAAGCATAAAAGCGCTGATGAATATCTTGATCAGATGAGTTCTGATAAAGATAAGATAAATCAGATGTTCATGCAGGCCTTGAGAGAGTCAAAGGTTTAATTCTCCACATCTACATGTTGTTCAGTAAAAACGCAAACATGCGTGTTATAATTCATTGATTTCTGGTATAATAATATTGAATAGTTAAAGTATTTGTTTAACATTTTTTGTATGGGGGTATATTATGGATTACAGTATAGCCTTCATACCACATGCAATGATGCGTGCTGGTATAACTGTGAATAAGGATAGCATCCTTAATAAGGTCAAAGAAGTAACTGGAGCTCAAAAGGTTGAGCTTCTTGATCCAGTTACAGTTGTACTTACCAACCCAAAAATGGGGATTGGTGAAATTCAAAATAAGTTTTCAAGCCCAATTGGAAAGGGTGCTTGGTTTCTTTAATTGGCGTGTAAAATTTAAAAGGAGGGTGTTATGGAGATCGTAAAAGGGGACATTTTTATTGTCCCAAATGGATTGTCAATGGCTAATAGTAAGGTTGGCGTATTCAACGCCAATGGTATGGAAGAAGCCTACGAAGGCCTTATTGTGGAAGTGTGGATGACAGGGTCTGGATCGGAGAATTGGGGAAGCCACAGCTTCCCTAAACCTATCGCTAATGTTGCCGGCGAAGGGGCTGGTATTGACGGTCGTTGGCGCTATCTGGCGCCACATTACCTACCGGTCAACGTATTCGCAGGAAAGGTTGAGGGTGATTGTATCACCCTCAACTTCTATGGAGTTCAGACTGAGTTAGTGTTAGCTCAGTCTAAGTACAGATATCGAAATTTTGGTAAGTTTGAAGAGGTTCTAAATATGCTTCTCCGGAAGTATAACGAAAGAATGCTGGAAGCTGCTTAAAAGGCTCTGGGTGCCCTGTGCACCCAACCTTTTTTTAACCATAATGTATTGATATTAAATAATTTAACTAATGTCAGTTAAAGTAATAGTTTAACAAAGGAGTGGTGTAAAATGCCGGAATTAAATTACAAACTCAGTATTGATCCGAAGCACCTTAAAAGTCAAAGGAAGTCTATTGAAATTGTGATTAATCACATTGAAGAATCAAAACTTCAGGATGATATAATCCAGGATATGTACGGAATCCAGAATCTCCTGGATGCGATAGCTGATATAATGGTCGATTGCCACCACTACCAGGAGGACAGTGTTTATAATCTCTCCAAGGGTGGGCACAGTAAGAAAAAGAGGGATTTATACCTGGTAAAAAGCTTCACATCCAGTTCTTCGATTAAAAGCGTTTCCGGGCACATTATAACCGAGGATGGCAGGATGCTATCAACAGCGTCTGCTGAAGACGATGATGAGCTCAGGACTATCCTTATGCGCTGTATCAACCTTAAAAAGTACAATGCGATCGATTACATCGGTAAGGAGATCCCGGAAAAGATTAAAGAGATGTTAAAATAGACTGTTATTTTATTTTAACTGCATAGCATCTGCTGGAATCCACAATCAACGATACAAGCTTTCAACACCTCATAACACGTCTTAGTGTTAAAGTGCCTCAAAAGGGCTGTATGGAGGTCTGAGTTGATTATCTAAAATCTGCATTTGACTGGTAAAACAGTCTTATGCAGTATTTTCAAAAAAAATTACTCTTTTATTATGAAAATTGCAATAATCGCTTGACAAAAAATTTTTTTTAAATTATTTCGCGTGCTACGTGTACGCGGAAAAAAAAATGCCCCCTATATTTTTTCACTTTTTTTCTTTTTTTACACCCTGTTTTTGAGTTATCCACATCAAAAAACACTCATTTTTATCAAATGGTAACAAAATCCAAACTCACTTTTCATTTCATAATTTTTTTCGCCTCTCTTCCAACATCCAAAAACACAAGAAATCTGTTGAAGTAATATTATTATATATATAAGATATTGATTTATATAAAGATATATAAAATATATATATAATATATATATGATAAAAAAGCAAAAATCGTGCCAAACTCATAACTATATGATTTTTAATAAAATAAACCACCCATGTTAAAGTAAAGCTTTATGTCGATTTTTGAAACAAAAGCTGTACTAAAAAAACAAAAGCTGTACCTCACTAGGCAAAAATTTCCTAGCATTTTGGTACAGCTTTTGTTTTTTTTCGAAAACAGGTACAGCTTTTGTTTTGCACTTTTTTCTCCTTTGTCAAGAAAAACACACATTTTGGTACAGCTTTTGTTTTTTTTAAAAAAATCGATATTGCGTTTTTGAAGCGCATTCGATAGGTACTAGTACAGCTTTTGTTTGTGGTACAGCTTTTGTTTCGCTAAAACAGGCATTTTTATGTAAAAATCAATACTCATAAAAAAGAGTTATCCACATTTTCAAAATTACTGAAAAAGTCGAAAAAACCGAAAACAAAAGCTGTACCACTTTTTAAAAAAAACAAAAGCTGTACCAAAACTGCTAAACAAACGATAAAATCGGGCATTTTTACCGATTTTATACGATGATTTTTTTGAAAAAAGGTACATCTTTTGTTTGACAAAAACAAAAGCTGTACTTATTTTAAGAAATGAAAACAAAAGCTGCACCAGTTTTTGTTTTTTGAAAACAAAAGCTGTACCAAAAAGGTAAACAAAAGCTGTACCTAATGGTGTTTTTGGTACAGCTTTTGTTTTTTTTGGTTATTTGAGGACTTTACTTGGAATAATTAAAATGAGCATGACGGATTCTGTTTAGCAAATTGAGGTATAAAAATGATAAAATGTGAATGTGGAAAAACGATCGAAAAATCTAAAAACGGACTTGGAAAGTACTGTTCGGAGTGTAAAAGTAGAAAAAAGCTTGAGAGAGCTGCCATGAGGACATCTGTTAAAGAGTGTAAAAAGTGCCATGGAACATTTAATGGTACCAGGAATCGTACTACATGTTATGTATGCAACCCTGAGATTAAAACTGTCAGAGTTGACCTATCAGCAGTGGATGAGGTTGATGTCAGGGTGTGCATAGAGTGTAATACTAAAAAGAAGATGTCCCATGGAAATCAGAAGGTTTGTGACGAATGTAGAAACAGTCATAAAAAGAGCAAAGAAAAGAGCGGTGAGAACATTATTAGAAGAGAAATATCAAATATTGATTTTTCTGCTTTTGATAAATTCAGTTAACTTATTATATTACATGTAAGGAGAAAAGTATGGAATCAGATGAATTTGTAGATCTTAAAAAACAGCAGGAACTTCTCGATGCGGCAAACGCTGAGTACGGTGATACATCAGACTATGATGTTGATCCGGAAGACAGTATCCTGTCGGATATTGTATCAGAAGAGTATGAAGATGATCTTACACCCGAAGAGGTTGCTGATCAGAATAATGATGCCATCGAGCTTGGGTCACTCGAGGGTGATGATGACGCATTCCCTGAGTCAATGGAGGCTCCAGAAGCCCCCGGGTTCAATCATGATGATGTTAAATACAATATGATCACCGGCAATGAGATTGCAGATAAAAACTCATTTGAAGGCGGTGTGATACCTCCAACAAAGATTTCTACAATCAAAGTTGCAGCTGATGGAAAGCAGGATGAAGGGATCTATCTGCTTTATGGATTCAATATTATCCAGGACGGCGCAATTACACCGGTCAACCGGTACTTCCCTACAATGGAAGCTGCTAAATCAGCTGTGTCAGGCGAATACTATTATACAATGATGATACCCGGTGACAGAGAGTCTGTTGTGAGATTTCAAATAAGGTCAGGGACGCCAGGTATCTGCGTTGGAGACCAGGAGCTTTTCAGATACAAGAATGAAGAATGGATGAGGTCGTAAATTACTTACGGCCTATTTTTTAGGGGACAACATGTCACAAGACTATGAGAATGATGAATTCGACATCGATCTTAGTGAGGGTGTGCAGGACACAGCAACGGACGCTCAATCGTCAGATCATTACGCCAGGGCTGGCGGAAGACTTGACTATGAAGACCGTGAGTTTGATCCAACACTCGACTTTGACGATGTTGAAGGCGAACTAAATTTCTAGGAGGAACCATGAGGGTTTCAAATGTTGATTATGTCGAGATGAGCACATCTCGCGTCAGGTCTCGCTATATCATAGGACTTGAGTCGAAACTTGTAACCATACATCTTGGTGTTGATAATGATCAGCTTGGAGTATGCCATGTAATAAACAAGCATATAAACTCCCTCATTAGTGATGGAACATTCAAGCGTGGATCAAAATGCCAGTTTGTGAATATCCCGGATGAACTCTACCCTATATGCATCACTGTTGAAATAGATAATGAACTTAAACTTATTTCATTACTGGATAACACATCTGGTAATACAAATAGAGATTTGTGTCATTATTTTACAAATTACACAGAATCTATTATTTAAGGCTATAACACTATTGTGATTTGAGCTTCTCAAATCAGTACTCTGAGTAAGTGGTACAATACACACGAGCTTACCCGCCGCCTTACAATCAATTGACTGCCCTGCGGTTGTCATATGATTTCCAGTTCGGCGGTACAGCTACGTGTAATTGTGGTGTAAAAACAATTTAATATAGTCAAGTATAATAAAAGTCATAATATTCAACTGCAGCAAGATTCTTGCTGTATAAAGTAGTGGAATAAACCCTTTTCCACTTTCGAGTGATGTACGGAGTCATCAAGGGCACAACTTCGCTGCGCTCCGCGTAGCCCTTGCAGACTCCTCCACCTCACTCGAAAACTTGAAAATTCTACAAATCAAGATTAATATGACTTAAACTTTTAAATCAAGGAGATTGTTATGAGTAAAAAAACAGAAGACAAACCTGTCAAACAGGTTATAACCTGCGCAAGATGCAGCTGTGCCATAGAGTACCCGGTTAATCGTGTTATAAAAAACGGAGGTGACGGGTTTGAGATGGTGTGGGTATGTAATGATTGTAAGGATGAATATATAGCAAAGGATAAAAAATGAGCCTTTCAAGTGAAGTTGTTATTGTCATTACAAAAGGTATAATAATTGACAATGTTGAATTCAGCAAGGGTGACAGGTATAATTGCTATGGCTTTATAAACAAGCATTCATATTCAGGGGCACCATGCGCTGTTATCATTAAGGGTGGTGAATTCATCCTTGTTCCACTATCATACATTAAACCAGCACCATAAGGAGTTATAAATGTCAAAACATGATGTATCTATTATTAATCAAATAATAGCTGAAAAACTTGCATTAGATCTTAAGAAGGTAAGTGATAATCTTCATATTATCAATGATCTTGGAGCTGACTCACTTGATGTTTTTGAAATCATGATGAGCTTAGAGGAGTATTATGATATTGAAATAAGTGATGATGATGCAATTAAATGCAATACTGTTGAGGATGTAAAGAATGGAATTAATAATATTCTTAACGGCAAATCTGTAGACAGTATTGGGGATCAACAAATATTCAATATCACAATGTGTAGAACATCATATGCATCCAAAGACATTCAGGTTGTAGCACGAGACATAAACGAGGCTAAAGAAAAAGCTATTACGATAGCTTATAATTATTCATTCAAAGAGTCGTCTGCTAATTATTCAGTAGAATGACAAGGGGGTATTCACATTATGTTTGTACTTGACGAAAAGGTAACGATTTGGAATAGAGTGAATATTCCAGATGAGCACAAAGATGAAGTTTTATCACTCTTAAGGGATGGATTATCTCAAGATGATATTATTTGCACATTTGTAGAGAAGGGTATCGAGCTTGATCAGGAGTTGTTACTTGACACATGCGAGACTATAGATCCAGAAGAAAATGGAAACATGTCTACACTTGAGCTTATGAATAATAACATGCCTAGGGAAATTATTTTTTCAAACGAAATAAAAAGTGAGGATGAGAATGTTTAAGTCGCTTATTATTGTTATGATGTTGTCAATCACATCAATTGCAGGATGGACATCAGGGGATTTTGTTGATGAATTCGGAGATAGGACAGGTGAAAGGTATTATCATACAGCAGTTAAAGGTGTTATGTCAAATACCGCTACAAACGGATCCCCGGCAACTCTTGAGATTTATATTAAAAACGATGGATCTGTATATATATCCATTGATGAATATGGAAGAAGCCCTGTTGTAGGGTACTCATCAGGCGTTGACTACCATTTTGCTATGAAGGGTAATGTATCTGGAAAAGAAGAGTTTGTATGGCAATGGTATAATACATCAGCAATCTTCTTCGGACCAAGTTACAGTAATAAATTCAAAGCAATGTTCAAGAGTAATAGTTCAGTAACACTTGTTGTAACAAATATGAGGACGCAGACAAGTAAATACAAATTTGTCATTGACTGCACAAATTTTAAAATACCATTCTAAGTCTAAGGTGGATGTTATGTGTAAAACAAGAGTAAGTGTAGACTATGATGAGACAAATAAAGAGTGGAACATCTTCACAGAAAGTGGTGCATGGTTTTTTCCCCAGGACACTGATGGGTTTAAAACAAAGAAAGAAGCACTGCGATGTGTTGAAAATAATCCACACCTATTCATTTTAATTAAAGGAAAAAAATAATGGCATCTTATTCAATCCACGAAACAGCTGAAATAAATCTGGTTGTCAATATTAGCGACAACCCTCTTGACATTGGCACTGTAAATCTTGAGTACCACGATGATGATGGAATGGATGTTCACGTTTTCGATGTATCGTTTAATCTCGATAATGTGGTTGACCTTGATCATGTACTAGAGGTAAATAAAATTGACAGAGATGAGTTTCACGACTATATCTGTGATAAGATGGAAGAGAGATTTGGCAGAGGCCTCAGGGGTCATATTGGTGATAACACACCACTTACAATAGAGTACAATACACCAAAATGGCTTGCAAAAGAAGTTCTTCAGAATCTTCCGGAATATGCAATGTCTTTCATATGTCACAAATGGGATTATGAGAACTGCATATTCGAACTCAGCGTCAGAGATTGGGAAGATAAAGAGGAAAGGGATACAATCCACACTCTTACCCTGGAAAAAGCTGAGGAGGGCATGAAGAAGCTGCTTGATATGATCAAGAATAAGAAATGCTTCTTCTATGGTATAAACATGCCAGGTGACAATGGAGATATTTTTGACCCGGGTAACTGGGATGCAGAAATTGTCGATGCTCTTTTGCAGATATCAATATTCGGCAAGATAATATACGGATAACCTGTTAAAAGCTGGTTTTAGAAATAAATCTACGCCGGCTTTTTATTTAAAACAAGGTATTTGATTTGCCATTGGAATATTGTATATTTGTAATATGAATACTCGAAGAAAAAATAAAAAGCAAAATGCGATAAACGCTATCAAACATAACGCACCACATGTAGCTTTTGGTATTGGTGCCGGGGCTGGAGGGCTTGCTGTACTTAAGTCTAAAAACCTTAAGAACCCGGTTCTATCTGCGCTTATACCAATAACAGCCGGATCAGCAGCGTTTCTCGGATCAAGAAAACTTATGGGTGAGAAGCTCAACCGGGAAGAAAAAGCCCTCCTTGGAACGTTGGCAGCTGGGGCTGGGGCTGTAAGTGTGCATGATAAGGTGTTCCAGAACAAGCCATTCAATCCGTTAAGAAGAAACATCACAGGATCTATTGGCGGTTTGACAGGAGCTGCGCTTGCCGCAGCATTGCTTAACTAAAAAAACAAACAACACATGCTGGCATCTGCAGTCTACAGTAAGCCTACCCTGGGAACAGGGCGCGTCATCTGTACCGGAATGATTAAGGTGCTGTAGGATTATCCCGGCGTATAACGGTGCGCCAGCCTCTGTGTTGTTCTTATTATTGAAAGGTTATGGTATGAAGATTATGATGAAAGATTTAGTGTTTGCTGTGTATGGCTCTATAAATATGGCCTTAGGAGTTGTATTTGTAGTATTTCAATCTGGCAATGCAGTTGTCTTCTCAACTCACACATTTACACTTATAACACCTATTGCAACATGTATACTTCTTGAAAGGTTTAATAAAAAATTCAACAACTGGATAAATTCATCACTGTAAAGGTGGATAATATGTATGATTTCAAAGCTGAGGTTGTCCGTGTAATAGACGCTGACACTATTATTGTAAACATAGAACTTGGATTCAGCGTGGCTATACTCCAGACAGTTAGGTTAGCTGGTATAAATGCTTACGAAACCTCACTCCGGGATGGTACAACAAAAGAGCAGAAGGTGCTTGGAATAGAGGCTAAGGATTTTATTACCAAAGCTATAACCGGTAAGAATATCTATATAGTGACATTCAAGGAAAAAGGTAAGTACGGAAGATACATTGGAGAAGTGTACTGCGACAAAAACCTCATACTCAGTACTTATAATAAAAATCGCGGATCACTCAATAATATTGATCTTTATAATGAAGATTTAACAAAAAATAATGAATCCGGATTATTTATTAATGTTGGCGAAGCACTCGTGAAGCTTGGATACGCTGAATACCACGATTATTAAGTGTTATTTTACTCAATCTTCTGGAATAATTATAATGTAGATGTATTACCTATACACAACTGTAATTATTATACACATAATATTTTTTAGCCACAATGTTTTAGAATATGAAAGGTAGTGATTTATGCCGGATCAGGATAATAACGGTAATGAGGAAATGCTTAATACCATCAGAGTATTGAAAATAGCACTGGCAGATGCAATACGGAGACCAATGGGTGTTATACCCGAATCAGCTGAGGGACTTGTTACACATTATGAATTAGAGCAGGCTGAAGTAAGAAGAATTAGCAAGAATGTACCTATAAGATAAGGAGTAGACTATGGAAAGAGCATTAATGATTATAAAGCCAGATGGTAGTGATTATGGGCAACAGTTCACATTTGATCTTGCATCCAGGCTTCTAAATATTGGTATTATTAATAACAGATTACTCACTATGCGTTTGACAACAGAACAAGCTGAAGAGTTCTATAAAGAACATGAAGGTAAATGGTTTCACCAGCGTTTGATTGAGCATATGACAAGTGGATTAATACATGTGTCAATTCTTGAAGGTGAAGGTGTTATTCAGAAGTGGCGAGATCTTATGGGGCCAACAGATCCAAAGGTGGCGCCGAAGGGTACAATTCGTGGCGATTACGGAACAGAACTACCAAAGAATGTTGTCCATGGATCCGACAGCGTTGAGAGTGCGGAACGTGAAATAAGATTCTTTTTCGGATCGGGGATTATTTAATAATAGGGGATCAAAATGTCTATTAAACACAAACCTGTGAATAGTGAATCTGTATTGAGGAATATAATTCATAGGTTCAATTATGTCGGTGATGATGCTAATACATCTGATCTTATCGGGGAACTCCCGGTAAAGACAATTGACTATATTGAATTAGAATGTGGAAATTGCAAACATATATTCAGGATCAAAAAAATTAACTCAAAGTGTCCAAAGTGTAAATGTAAGCACTCAGAAATAGCGGGTAAAGTTCGCTATATTAAACTTATAAACAATCCAATTGACTCAACATTATCGATGGAGTATTATAATGAAGGCGTCTGAAATGATAGAGCATATCAAGAAATACTATCTTGAAGATGATCAGGAGATAGCAGTATTACTTTGGACACACGGTGACATAAGAAGACAGGCTGAATGCGATGGGATACAGCATGATTTTTCAAATGAGGAGTGTGACCATATACTAAAAGCTATGGAGCGCTGCGCTGATTCAAACCTTGGTATGAGCTGGGACACAGTATCAGCTCATATTGCCACATATTGCGCCGAGAATAATATTGTTATTTCAAAGTAGTATTTGGAATAATTATATTGAAGGCACATTCATCCAATAAATAAAATTGAAATGCCATAACATACATTTGATTGAAGGCTCTTCAATCAGTACCATTAGTGATAATATGAATCAGGTATGACCTCCCAACCTCCTGACACAACTTAACACAACCCATCGGGCTAAACCCTCAAGGCTTGTGTCAAATTTGTGTCAGACGGTGGGGGTCCGACCTGATCACATCTACAGACAAGTAATATGGTATTATTAAGAAACACTATAACACGAATATAACAGGTGTATCACCTGTTAGTAAATCTAAGTAAACAGTAATCTTCCCTAGGAGATCTCCTGCTGCTGGTATTCATCCAGCAGCAGCGATCTCCATAGCAATATTCTTATACAATATTAATATAGTGTGAAATAAAATTGAAATAGATCATAACATCATGTAACTATACTGATTCAGTATAGTAATTAGGAAATGTAAAGTATGCCATATCTTAGTCCTGACGGCTCAGAAGACTAGGATTCATCGTCTAGTCGTTCTCCCAGTCTTCTGAAGCCTCTGGACTAAAATATGCATATCAATACAAATTAATATGATCAAGTTATTTAAAATTGCCATAACATTTTTTTTCAGCGATTTGATTCATATCGCTTATTAGAGAGAGTAAAGCGCTCTTCTGCATAACCCCTGAAGTTGTCCCAGGCACGACGCAGACTTTCGATTTACAAAAAGCGCACAGGTGTTATTCTAACACCTTATTGTGCTGTAATCGCAAGACAGCGTCGATGCCACTGGGACCACTTCAGGGCTATCGCAGAAGATCTTCCGATTCAAAATTATATGGTAAAAACAATGCATTAAAGACTATAACACATTAATATAAGAAAGTTTCTTTCTTATGTAAAACTACACTCCGTGAGTTTCACGCAGCCTCCGCCTCCTGGCGTACCCGAGATACCTACGTCTTCGACTTCGTCTCGACTACGTTCTCGCGTACCGCCAGGAGCTACCTCTGCGCTCACCTCTTATACAAATTAATATAGTCAAACAATAATATTTAAGTCATAACAATGTATACAGTGTAGATTCTATACTGTTGAAACCGTAAAGACGGCACATATGCCCGCTCCTGGCCATATGATCCAGAAATCCGTCTCCGCCACCCCGGCTGCTCACCCGTGAGGTGCTCAGCCCGGGCGCTACGCCTTCTTTCTGGATCCTTCGCCATCGCTCCATATATTCCAATCAAAATTAATATGACAAAAAATGTAATAACAAACACTATGGTGATTCACCATGGTTACTTAAAACACTAAGGAAACACACCGTTTGTTCTCAGGAGAAAAACTGCGTGTCTACTAATCCAGGTAAATACATTTACTAAAGAGCCCAACTTAAATGTTGTGCTCTTTTTTTTAGTTATGGCAACATAAATAACTTTAATATATTTTACTTATATGGAAAAAGATACTACATATTACCACACAACAAGCAAGGATAGTATTGATAAAATATTATCCTCAGGCTTTATTAAGTCTCCAAAGCACATACTACGGGAGGCACCAGAATTAACAATAAATATAGAGCCATCAAAACTGTCTAAATCCAGATCATCATACTCGCCATCCGATGCAATAATTGAGCTGATCAGGAATAAGAAGGAATACGATCGAGTCTTCCTTACAAAGGGTGGATACGACCCATCCTATGGTGACTATGTAATACAAAAGAAGATCACATCTCCCAAGAGATACTTCAGACCAACATTCATTCCGAATGAACACACTATAAAGAGAAAACTCTCTGTAAAGAGTAATGCTGCAATTATAATTCCGGATAATGACCTGGAAGAAATGAAGAGTAAACATCCAGGTATAAACTTCATTCCGGCATCCACAGCTAATGTGAAGAAGTTTAATATTATAGACAAGATTGTATCTGTTCCAAAAGATCTTCTGAAAGCTGCATCAGATATAGCTGCGGTACCAAAGCCGCATCATATAAGCCCAAAAGCTTTTTATGCCGGATCGCATGCATTGGGTATAAACACTAAAGATTCAGATATTGATATCTTTGTCCCATATAAAACAAAACCAGCTTTTGATAAAGCTATCAATCGTGTCCTTGAGAAATATCCATCACTTACAATTGGAAGCGCCAGTGCTGATAAGCCGGATAAACGTGTGTTAACCGGTATATTTAACGGTAAGGATGTTGATATTGCTATTGCACATGGTAAGAATGCAATAAAATTTCAAGAAGTATTTATGAATGCTAAAAAATCTTTATCAGATCAGCAGAAGATTGATATTATAAAAAAGAAGCAGGCGCTCAAAGAATCATGGTTCTTTCCTGAACTAAGATATAAAGCTTACAAGAATAGAGTTGCTGAGAGACTAGGCTTGAAAGAAGCTTACTTCTAATAGGCTACATTTTACCACTTGCACATTTCCTCAGGTTATTAATTCGATATTTATGGTATAATAGTATTGATGGTGTATACCAATACTTTTTAAGGAGGATATCATGAAGTACACTTTTAAACAGGCCAGGGATGTTATATCCTTAAAACATGATGTCTATTACAAGAACCTTGAAGGGTTCTTTGTAGATGAAAAAGCCTCTAATGAATGCGTCTGGGAGACGCTGAATCCGTTTGCCATAAAATTTATGGAGGAAGGACTTGAAAAATTATCCAAACAGTAAAATAAAGCCTGCTAAAACATTTGTCTTAGCAGGCCTTATTATCCCGGTATATTTTTTTTAGTTATTTCTTACTTACAATGGATGGTCTAAGATCTGGGGGCCGCTTGATTGGCGAGGGCTTACGAGCAGATAAACTTCTGGCTATATCCAATCTATCAAACTCACGGGTTAAATTTTTAGCCCTTGCTGATGCGTCAGAAAACACACTACCAGCTTCAACCCTCTTTCGAAATAATTTTAATGGATCAGATAAAAGCCCGGTTACAGGTGAATTCATTTTATTTAAAAAACGAACCTTCCCCATTAATGCTACTTTCTCCAACTCATTATTATAAGCCTCTTCATAAATTTTATCGTAATTCATTTTCCACTCCTTGTAAAGAATATATCATAAAATACATCTTTTTTTAGCTATTACAAATCAAAACTTTCAAATTCAATAATTTCATCCCGCATTCCATTAGTATCAACACACTCATCATCCGGTATTCCAGACTGGTCAACTGACAGGTATTCTTCACTCTCGCCTTTACCGGTAATTCTGAAAACAACCTTGAATCCACCAAGGTTCTTCCTATGTTCTCCGATCAGTATTATACGCGGGCACACCTGCCACTTATCATCCTCCAGGAATCCATAATCGACAAGGGTATCCATTATCGACTCAGCCTTATTTGTAAGATCAGCCTGGTGCTGGTCAGGAAAGTAAATGGTAAGCTCCAACTCCTTAACAGCCTTTAATCCATGCTTTGGTATACCCATATCCTCAAACTGCCTCAAAGTGGCAGCATTCCACTCATAATAAGCCCGGGATGATCGGGGAACACCAACACGCTTACCGTTAATACGTTTGAACTTAACACTCTTCTGGTTCTTTTTACTGGGAACTCTACCATTGAGGGATAGTGTTATTGTGTACATGCTTTGCCCTTTCATGTTTCCTACAATATAATAAAAGGCAGTGATTTCTCACCGCCTTTTATTCAAATACTAATTTATTGAAAATTAGTATTTCATTTAACTCTTCAATGCTGAGACAGCTCCACCAGCTCCAGCTCCGAGTATTCCACCGCCAATAGCGCCAGCTGTACCACCTATTGCTCCAGCCTGCAATACACTTGCAAGTAACCTTGCCATACTTATTTTACCACTGGCATTTGCACCACTAATAAGGCCAGCCCGGCCGCTACTAATAATATTTGCAATAGCGCCAGTTGCACCACCTAATGACGCTCCACCAGCCAGACCTTTACCAATGTAGTTATTTTTTTCTTCAGCAATCTTCTCAACTTCATCGTTGAAAGCCTCTTCATAAATTTTATCGTAATCCATTTTCTACCCCTTGTAAAACATTATAATATAAAATACTTTTTTAGTTATCACACAATCATTTTCACTGAAAAAATCCAGCGCGCTCAAGCCTCATGATAGCCGCGCCTCTCTTACCTATATTACTCCCGTGAGTGTTTCTAACTCTATCCAATGGATCAATTACCCTACTCGGTAGGTGACTCAATGCATCTTTAGATGGCCATACAGCACTTTTACTAACACCAGGTAGTTCTTTTATAGCATTATTATATCTGTAAGTTTTTACCTCGGAAACCCTTTTACCCCTAACTAACATTTTCCTAAAATCATCAATCTTACCTGATCTAACATTGTCAACACCCTTTTCAATAAATGCTTGGGACAACGTGCGTGGTGTCATAAGAGCCACCTTCTCCAACTCATCGTTGAAAGCTTCTTCGTAAATTTTATTGTAATCCATTTTCTACCCCTTTATTACTGCATAATATTAAATAAAATACATCTAAACCTATAAAAACTCAAATATTATTTAACCCCAAAAGCCCGCATAATATGCTTAAGCGGGTGCTCCTGGTCAGCCTGTTCAACTTGCTCAACTTCAAGCGCATCGGTTGAATCTATAACAACCACAATAGACGAATCACTCACAATTGGTATAGAGTCATCAGCATATGCCGCTGGAGATGCTATACTCAACAGCAATGCAGCGGTAGTTGTAGCCACCCCTGACTGTATCAACCCACCAAGAAGACTTGGAGCAGCAATGCCAGCGGATATCGCATTCCGGAAATCCCCCGGGGCCACAACAAGTGTTCCAATGACACCAACAACACCAGAGGCAAGGCATCCAATAAAAAAGAATACACTAACCAGGCTGTAATCACCAGATTTAATAGTGGTTGCTAGTTCAAGTAGTGATATTGTCATACCGCCTATAAATCCACCAAGTAATGCCTCTTTTGTGATACTTATTTTCATATCATACCCCTATTTATTAATATGACGGTGTAGCCGCATAGCTTGATCTTTGTACAGGTGTTGCGGCATAATGCGACCCCTGACCAACACCCTTGGATGGAACTGCGGCAACTGGACGTGGTGCATTTGGCACTGATTGATATCCGCCCTTACGAGGTATATACTGATTAAGCCTCTCCCTGGGTATATCACCGCGCCATGTTGGATTGGCGGCTTTGAATTGCTTATAAGCATTTCCAAGATCACCTTGCAAAGCTGGCATCGGCTTAGCGTACTCTGATCGTATCGCATTAATTTGATTCTGTGTCATTGGTTTAATAGGAGTTGCTGCAAACGGTTTTGCAACCCCTTGACTCATTTTCCTACCAAGGCTTAAAAGGTGTTTAGCAAAAGCCTCTTTTTCAAGCTCATAGCCATAGAGTAAAGTTTCATATGTAACCTTATGCATATTATTTACACCCCTGGAAAAACCCTTGGATTAGTGATATTCATTTTTTTAGCTATTCCAGCCGCTGATTTAAGCTCTCTGACGCGATCCATTCCCGGTTTAGCTTTTCCAATGGCAGTAACAAGCTCAGACACTACCTTCTGAGGGTTTGCCGCAAGCAACCTTGCCATCTTACGCATGTAAGTAGGAGTCTCAATGGAGCTCATATCAAAAGTTCTCTCAGGTGGTTTTGGTGTGGCAGCGATTGCTGATTTGATTTCACCTTTTCTATAATAAGCCGGCATAGCTGTTCCGGAAACATCTTTTGGCATTGGCCGTATATCCTGTTTTCCAGCTATATCAGGCCTTGACAGGGAAGGTATGCTACTACGCATTGCCTGAACTTTTTTTGTCTGTCTTTTGAGCGCGTCACGAGATGTGTTGCTCATCATGTTTCTGATGAACTTTGGTGTTTTACTTGCAGATTTTTCCATATTATTACTCCCATTATTTTTATAACTATCATACACATATTTACCAGCACCAGCGCCAAGAGCTAGGATACCAGCCCCCATAAGATTCCCGGGTATATAAGAAGCAAGGGCTGAACCCATCCTAGCCCTTCCAGCTTTACTTTTAATAACATCCTTAAAACTTGGTCCTCTTACATGGGCCATTGTTTCCTCAACCATATTAATTCCAGGTATCTTTTTCATAAGAATTTCATAAAACCTACCCTTAGCGCTATCACCTTTATAAAATCTATTTCTAGCATGGCCCACTTCATGGCTGAAGATGTCACCTGGTATTGCATTTTTATTGCCAACAAGAATATTATTTGTTACAGGATCGTATGCAGCGTTTCCACTCTGCATCATCCCCATAAGTTGATGCGCCAACGTTTCACCCTGGTTTTGTATTTTTGATAAATACTCTGGTTTAATTTTTCCGGACTGCAACTGCTTTTTATTAAACGCAACCTCTTTAAATTTATTTGCGTAATCTTTGATAAAATTATCATAATCAACATCGGCACCAATGATGCCCATATTACCAAGATTAACCTTTTTAAGGTAGTCTTTTGCCTGATCTGCAGTGAGCATTTTATCAGGAGTAATACCAGGGTAGCCAGCTAATCCAACATTCTTTACCGCAGCGGCAGTAGTAATAGGGGCTGCCATCATTCCAACGCCTAGGGACCCCATCCCATAACGCATTAACCTCTCACCTGTAGACATTTTGTTATCATCATTATTTTGCATAGCAACCTTATCCGGTAGAGTTGAAATATTTTTAGTTGATTTTTTCCAATGTTTGTATGTGGCTGGACTGATTTCTCCAGTGCCAACCATCATCTGAAACTTCTTCATTTGAGCTTTTGATTTAAATGGCATTACAAACTCACAACCTGGTATGTTTTACCACCATCAAGTGATTGCATAAACTGTCCATTAACAGAGAACCCAACCGCATCAGCAAGCCCGGTACTCATGACAAATTTCTTATTATTCGACATATGAAGCCATCCACTACCACCAGCGCCAGTCTCATATATAATCTGGCCATAGGTAATATTTAATTTTCCTGTTTTTACCCCAACTCGAATACGCTCAAACACATCACGGACATCAACACCAATAGGGATGATATCAGCAGCTCCAGCCCCATAAGTGAAGTAGTCACCAAAACGTTTTTTGTCAGCATCATTAGTTATTTTGATAGCATTTGCAAAGAAGTGATCTGATCGCACGGATGGGTTGTACCCCTGCTTGCGAAGCCTCTCAATATCAGATTCAAGGCGCATACCAGAATTAACCTTCATTGGAATATTCTTTTTATATTCCTTTGTAAGAAAATCCTTAACAGGCTGGAGAACATTGTCACACAATACTTGGAGAAGGTACTTATTAGAAAGGCTTAACTCTTCCCAGGTAATACCATTAAGAAATTCTGATGCACTGAAATTATTTGACAGTTTCATTTCAATCCCCTTATTAAGAATAGGCAGGGCTGTATGAAACAAACCCTGCCTATATAACACCTATCACAACAATTTTAACCCTGCGCGTTTGAAGCGCTGACAATCTGTACAGGCCGAACTCTTACGAATTCAGCATTGACAGACTCGGCAATAACAGTTGACTGAGAAGCCATAGCAAAGCTATGAGAACTCAGTCTTACCTCTTCAAAGTAAACTGCTGAAACATTCTGATCCTTGGCATCTCTGAAATACATCATAAGACCAAGAGGAAGCTCAAGGAGTTTTGACGCAAAGTTAAGCTGAATACCGCCATATCCAACATCTTCGGTAGAAATAGCAAGTGTCGATGAATCACTAAGGGTGGCTACACCATTACTTGCACCAACAGAAGGTGGTGTTGTTACTTTCATCTCACCGGCAGTTATCATCCTAAGAAGAGATGGTCCATCAAACATCATTCTACTGATGCTGAATCCACCAACTGTTCTACCCGGGATAATATAACTCAGTTTCGACCCGATTTCAAACACACGCTGAAGTGCACGACTCTGCTGAACGCTCATCTGTTCAATAAGGCCGATCGGTACAACATTAATTTCCGACCCAGCTGCCCCAGCACTATCAAGGCTTACCGGGCCAGCGCAGATAAGCACAGTCCCAGCCTCAATGAAGTCGAGACCCTGACGATCACGGACGGTCGGGGCTCCAGTTGTTTCATTTAATGAAATCTGGGACACATGTTTCGTGTTAGGCTCCCACGAACCAATGTCTCCAGATATAGCATTCCAGTCACTCATAATATTTTTCTCCTATTCTTATGATTTGATATTCAGTGTAATGTCATAGTAGTTACCAGCGACATAAACAGTGATATCGATAAGAATATTAATCTTATCTTTAATCTCCGTATCACGAGTGATCGAAGTAACCTTTGCAGTGTACACAATCTTATCACCTGAATCGCCAAGTTTTCTTGAAACTGCATCACCGATAGTCTGAAGGAACTCAATCAGAGCCGGGGTGATATTGTACTTGCCAGGATACGGAGCAAACGCTGTGCGGAAAGTCTTAGCCGCAACGTCAGCCTGCTTTGTGATTGACCATTCACGGTATTCGATCGCATCCATGTTCGATGTCAGCGAGTGACGCGAATAGATACTCTGTGATACCTGACTGTCCTGAACAAGGATATCAATTCCACCACCACCGATAACATCAAGCTCATCCTTCCAGAAGTAGAAGTTAGTCTCAAGTTTGTAGTTTGAGAAACCTGGTATTCCGAAGTTGAATCTTGTAAGTGACTGGCTTGGGTTAACAAGGCTGTCATAACCGGTAATTGCAGCTGCAATGTAGTACGGAGGAACATTTTCCAACGTCTCACCATTGAAGTCAGCCTGGAACCACCCTGGCCAGATTGCCTTGATTCGACGATTTCCGTACCTGATGTTTCTGATAGCCTCAGCCTTTGCCTGGCGTCCACCACGAAGGAATTTAACACTTACAGCAGATGTAAAGTTGCTGTCAACACTTACAGTTGTTGAAGTTGAAGGTGTAAGAGTAACTTTCCCTTCGACAATCAAGGCACCTGCAGCATCATACCCAAGAACATCATCTCCGGCAGTAACACCGTTGGCAAGAAGGTCAAGAGCACCATCAACAGTAAGGACTGCGGCGGTTGTTGCACTATTAACAGTATCAACCCCAATGTTGAACACATCAAGCTGGTCATACCCAAGGATTGCAACGCGCTCATGAGCCTGGTAAGGCGCAGCTTCAGCGTCACAATACGGACCCATAAGGGCGTTTACGCCAGGGTCAGTTGTTCCGATTGCATGACTGTACACATCAACCATCTTCATTTCATCAAGAGCTGCAGCATATTCACCAGCGAGGTTATCAGAAGCAGAGTTTACATTTACACCGTAAACAGCACTTCCACCGATCGAAAGCTGAATGAGAAGCATCATAGCAAGATCATTGTAGACGCTGATGTTTTCATCCTTCGAGTAGAAGTTTGTAATGTCTGCCGGCCCGGTTATACGGTGGCGAACAAGATTCTCCTCAGCTCTGATTGCACGGTAGTCGGCAAGAATGTCATTCGAGACGATCGTTGTCCAAGCTGTGACATACTGCGCATTCACAGATCCCGGGTTACCATCAAGATTCAGAGTGTAGGTAGCACCATTATCTATGATATCAGTGATCTCGAGGAACCCATCAGCAGGGTCGGCATTAACATCAGCAACAGTGAAGGCAACCTTGTCGCCAACCTTAAGTGCGCTGGTATTAACATTCTTTGCGATATTAACAGAGCTTGAAGTAGCCCCGGAAGCGGTAAAGCCACCAGCACCTTCGAAATTGAGATTCTTTGAGAATCCAACAAGTCTCGAGATTTTGTATTCGCTGAGTTTTGCAGTTCCACCAAGCGTTGCATCGGTGAAGTTGAATACTTTTTTAATATCCATTGTCCAGTCAGCCGCAGCCTCAGTACTGATAAACAGTGTGTTTGCGTTGATAACCGAGAAGACAGATGCCTTACCGGTAGCCGCAAGCGCATTAGCCTCAAATTCGATAACATCACCAGACTTAACAAAAAGATTGGTAAAGTTAACGGAAGGGTCATACACCGTATTCGGAGTATCGAGTGAAGCTGTAGAAGCTGCACCGACATATATCGCATCAACCTCAGTTGCAAGCAGTGCTGCACTGTAAGCGCTGGCAAGCTTGATAACTGTACCATTCTGAAGGATTGCTGATACTGTTCCAATTTCGTAATCTCCAGCGGTCTTTCCTTCACTATTATTTATAGTAAGGAAAACACGCTGACCCTGGACAAGATTGGCACCTGAAATATTAACACCATTCAGGATAACCTTATCAAGGCTTGATGCAGCAATCGCTGCAATTCCATCTGTGATATTTTTGTAGTACGGCATATAAGCCTTACTCAAGCCAACGGCTGCAGATGCACCCGGGATATTGTAAGTGGCTTTGGCAGGGATGGATGCTCCGGAGGTGCTGAGTGTTACATCATCTGTAATCTCAATCGTTCCGAAATCATCAGTCTGCACAAAAACTTTTGAAGGATAAAAGTCAAATACGCGATCGCCTGCAACATCTCTGTTGTAAACAACCGGATTTTCACCTATCCATCCTGCAATCACATCGTCAAGGCCTACAGACGAATCAAGCAACTCTTTGCTGTACACGTCGTAAGCAGTACCGATTGATACAGGCGCCAAGTTGTCAATAGCCACTGCAGGAGGGCTAAGCTCAAACTGTTGTCTAACAGACACGTTAGGTCCACGATAAGACATATTTTTCTCCTTATTTTAAATACTACCCATTCTTATTTGGAATCACCATACGGATATACGGTTTATTCCAATGGATTTTATAACTCACATCATTTCTTTCTTCATCAAAAGCAAAGTCAATCATATCACCCTTTTCATTCGAAATAGCAAGTCTCAACATGTTGTTATTTACAACGTTTTTCAGCATATATGGTTGACCTTCTATTACAATGAAATAAAAACCCTTATCAACATTTTCAGTTGTCAGCTGTGGAATACTATCATCAGTTGAGCCGAAAAGTGCATTAGTATCTTTCAAGATTGAACTGTTCTTAAAAACCTGCCCTGTTTCCGACTCGTATACCACAACTCCAGTACCCCTGATTTCCATCGTTTCCCATAATATTTCCGCTGGATCAACTGCCTCATACCATCCAATAATCAGAACCGCACTTATTACACCGGTAGCCTCCCACACATGGATCTCTGAATCCACCTGATTCGCCACCGGTTGCTCAGGATTAAGCTGAACCTGCCGTATTTCATGAATGTAGTCAATCTTTTCAGAGAACTTATGCCTGTGCATATGTATGTTATGCACAGCGAATGCAAGAAGGTTTGATGCTTCATCAGCTGCGCCGGCATTCACTGTAATCATCAGATTCATATTGACCAGGTCAGCTCTTACCGGTTCATCAAAGACATTCTTGTTAGCACTCACAAGATTATCAAGTACACGGTTTTGAGGAACAGCCGCACCTTTTGTCACCACAATCGACGGGCGACTCAACGATTTCGAATCATCTGTTGAAAATGACTTGCTTATTCGTATCAAAGAGCGCTTATCGTCTGCATCCCACTTATATTCAGGTGGAGCTAATGCCGACTTAGAGAACAGCCATTGCAGAAAGCTTATAACCTGCTTTACTATATCAGTGGTCGGTGCATTTCCAAGACTGTTTTCCATAATTAAAAATAATTCAAGACCTATCTAATATCAATCTAAATCATCATTATGATTGAAGATTGACTCTCGAGTAAAAAGAAAGCGGATCCACCTTGTTATTGTATTCCGCATGTACATGTGCAAGATCCACCATATCCTTATAAAATCGGATCTCATCGATACTTCCTATAAACCTGCCAGAATCACCCTCATCGTCGTCTGACCCGATATATGTGTTGCTTTGCGGCACATAAACATCAAGCGGATCAATCTCAAGGCTTACACCGGCTACCCCATTATGCATAACATCAAACTTATCAAGAGTGTTGTATGTCAGTACAATATGATGCCAGTCACCCTCTGATATACCCTCGATCGCCGCGGATGCGTACTCTGCACCACCAGGGGTCTTAACAGTAAGGATTAAATCTCTATCAGCATTGATCAGGAGCTTGCACCATACATCAGTATTGTTGGAGTTAGTAAAAATAAACTTCTCATCTACCCCTGACAGATCAGACGCTTTAAACCAGATATCAACACTGAACCCGGCTATTCCGTACAGATCCTGTGTAAATTTGAGGTTATTAGCACCATTTAATACGGCAGCCTTGCCGATCATCCCACTTTCATATGATATTGCATCACCTGAAACAGCTGGGTTATTGCCGTTCCCGGTGATATCATCAGGTGTATCATTTGCAAATGGAATAACGGCGGCTGCTTTTACTATTGTCCAGATGTCATCATTGTCTGACACACCCATGCCAGAGGCTATAAAGAATTCATTGGGATTTTCGGTATCCAGTGTCTTCTGAAAATACGCCTCAAGAATTTTATTACCAATATTCAGGGTAAGGCTGTGACGCTTGATAGCTTCATTAAGTTCTATGTCAGCAAAGAACTTAACCTCACCAGGTTGAGCCCCAGCACTCAGGTTTGCCCAGTACTCATCCGGAAGCTGCCCACCATTGAAGTAGGTAATAAAATTTGTGATCAACATTTTACATACTCTCCCACTCTGTGCTATCCCAGGTAATATCCATAACTTGATCAGTGCTGGTGCAATTATTAATGCACGCCTGTTTTTTCATCAACTTCACATACTGGTCAACACCCCAGTCTGAAATACTATCAATTAAAGCATCTAATTCAACCGGTGTACCTGCAAGATTAACATTATGCACACCATCACGAATATAACATGTCACCACACCCTTACGCTTATAGTAATCCCTAATCTCCTTAAGATCTGACAGTGTTGATCTACCACCAACTATTGTCACCGGGCTTCCGGCGTATGTGAAGCTGCTGCCGTTGCCTATCACAGCCTCAAAGATTGATTCCAACTCATTAGCTCTTCCAGCCTTAACCCCGAGCAGGTGATCTGCGCTTGTAACCATTTCCATATCCCCTTGTTTGTTTTAATAAAATACTTATTTCACACTGATATGCACAGTATAATTTAACATATTATAACTCTTCTTGCTGATACAGCTGCAGCTTCTCTTATTTCTACAGCATGCAATCCAGCTTGGAAATTTGAAGCAGCCGTACTAACAGAAGACAATATATTCCCAGCACTCAACGGTGTTCTACTGGTGTGCCCATACATCTTACCATTGTATGTTGTCTCCTGAAAATCGAGAGTGCCGGCATTATAATCTACAGAGTTGACCGTGAATTTTGTAGCATCATACTGAGACGTATGCCCGACATATATCAGCGAGTTACTCTGTACTGTAAGAGTCCCCTCCCTCGGTGTATTAGCTAGCTCATTAATAAGGCTATTGCCAAACCCAGAACCTCCTGTATAAGATTGAATCGCTGAAGCAATTGGAAAAGCCTGTGTACCATTTAATACTACTTGAAATGTATTAGACCCATCTGGTGGATTTACTAATCCAAATACACCAACAGCATTAACTGGCCCAAATGAATAGTTCAACTGTTGAATAATAGTCATTGCCTGGCCACCATATGAGGCGCTCGCATAAGAAGAGGATTGGCCAGATCCACTATACTGAGCAACAATAGCTAATATAAGCTTTCCACTACCAGCATCTTGCGTGTGAGACCTGGAAAAAGTACTCCCTGAACCGGATAGTGTCCCTGTAGACTTGGTCCCTATTACTATTGGCATGTGTTAATTCTCCGTATATCTGATATCAATAGTTACCGATCCTGGAGCAGACGCTATTGCTGGTGTCTCAATCCATACCCACTCATTTGCTGCTACAACATTGGCACTACCAGCTGTTATCACTGTCAATGCCTGACCAGTGGTAACATTAGTGACAGCAACTGATGTCACAACTGTTGTTCCAGCATTACTTCTATCAGCATGCTTATATACAGCAACATTACAACTTGGGGATGTGCCGCCGCACACAACAGCGACAACCTCTTGTATTGTAATAGCTACATCCGGGCGCATAATGACAAAATCATCAGTCGTCTGTGGCGCTGGTATTGTCATTGTTTTCTGAAGTGTAGGTTTAATAAGGTGACTAAGATTAACTTTTCTTAATGCACCTCCGGATTCTTCAACTAATACCCAGTCACCAGTTGTAGGAGCTGTCTCCTCTGTCAATGCTGACACCTTTACATCACCAGGGTCAGTAGAACTAGTACTATTATTAAGCTTGATCGTATAAGCCGGCATGTCTGCAAGCTTGGTATTACTAACAGCGTTGGCAGCAATAGTCTGAGCCCCATCTCCAGCTGAGGTCACATCACCTGAGTGGTTTGGATGAACATATGCATTTGCGCCATCAGCAACATTAATTATCGTTCTGACCTGTGTTGCTGTAAGGTCAACTGGAGCACCCGTACCGGCAGCGGCATCCCTGCCTTTGATTGTGCTCTGTACCATATTGGCTAATTTAGCATTAGTTACAGACGCGGATGGAACAGTGAGATCAACTTCTGTTGTATTATTTGTACGACCAATACTACTATCACTTGATGTCAGTGATCTGAACTGAAGGTCTACGCCAGCTTTAGCATTAAAAACACCAACCCCACTACCAAGATTTGAGGCTGTGTTAACTTCGCCGCCACCACTTGGAAGATTTCCAATATTAATTTTGACGAGATTACCTTCAGCAGTTTCACCAAGAAGAAAATCACCACTTGCTGGTGAAGATTCCAATGTTAATGCAGAAATCTTAACATCCTCAGGGTCCCCTGATCCAGCGCTATTTCTCAGCTTAATAGTGTTTTGGGCCATATCAGAAAGCATTGCATTGGTAATAGTATTATTTTCTGGAAGATCCACAATATTCCATGTCGACCATGATGATCCAGTATCAAGACTCCTTCTTACTGCAAAGCTTACGCCAGCCCCATTCAAGGCTTGCTGAACAATGCACGACCCACCAGACGCTGTATAAACAAGAACAGTCTCACCACCATCAAAGCTTGCCGGCCGATTTGTTGTATTGCCATCCCCCTTATACACACCTGATGTAATAACTGAATTCCAGTTATACGGAGATGTTGAAGGGCTTGTCAGCACTTGAACAGCACCGGTTCCTTCAAGCGATTTACCATCAACAGTTTTGAGTGGACGCTTTGTTTGAATGCTAAGTGTTGTTTCATCACCGGTATTAGTTCCGGAGGTATTCCCGATAACAACAAGCTGAGCGTCAGTAACATAGCGCTTATTTGAACTGTCGGCTACATTATTTGTGGTGAGCACAACAGTTCCAGTCTGACCGTTTACACTCAATACTGTATCAGTTGGAGTTTGAAGTTCTGTCCAGTCAGCCATTGTCCCTGCAGTACCGCCATTGTGCATATAGGTTCTGCTAAGATCTGTTCTAACTGCAACATCCCCCTCCTGAGCTACAAGTGCTAATTGAGCAGCTTCACTGGCTACGACATGAACCTCTGTAAGTGCGACTGGTGGAAGGACAGAACTTGGAAGGGTTCCAGATGTAATATTCGAAGCGTTTGTAGTATCTACATTCTGAACGTTCCCAAGTCCAACCTGGGTCTTCGTAACACTATGTGGATTGCTTGTCGATGAAATATGAGACTGAATATTCGCATTTTTAGGCTCATACCGCCCGTCACCTGTTATTCTGTTTAGCGCATCGGCATCTTCAGTTGCATTGCCAAGATTGGTTATTTTAAATGTTCCAGCAGACTGGTTGCCGGTTAACGCTCTGGTGCCATCAGTTCTAAGATATTGAAGATGATCATCAACATTAAGATTTGTGAGTAAGCTGTGATTTGCTATCGCTCCGGATCCTGCGACAGGAGATCCAACCTGAGTATTTCTCCAGTCTATTATTGTATTACCATTAGCATCAACATTAACAAACCTCCATGTTCCACTATTATTATGCACAATAGCTGTGGCTAAAGCCTTAAACTCAGGAAACACTAAACCACTTGAAGCAAGCCTGTTTATCTCAAATGATGCAGCATCTCTTGCGGCGGTAAGTGTCGCATACTCAGCCTGCCCCATGATTGTAAAAATATCCTTTACCCAGTCAGGCCTGGCGTAAACGTGTACAAGCACATATCTGTTATTACCAACAGGTAGCTGAGTCCAGTTTGGCGATACACCTGAATTGTAATACGGAACACCACCGATATTGTAAACACCAGCAAGATAGTCGCTGAAGTCCCATCCGGATTGAGCCCTATAAAGAGTTCTTATGGTATCAGTATTGTTTATTGTAGCTGTGTCCCATATAATATCCTCATCCTCAATTGTTGCAGAGGCAACAGACATCAACTGATTTGTTGGCGTAGATGTATTTATAGCAACATCTCCACCACTAGCCCAAGCAGTTCTTCTTGTACTATGGAGATAATAATGTGTAAACCAGTCCATTGTAGCATGGGCTTCAAACCCGTTTGATACAAAAGCTGTTCCAGCATTATTATAAATAAGTTCAGCAACAAATACATTGTCGCGAATAATCTCTTCCCAGCCAGAAATAGATGTTACAGCATTAAGTGTTCCATTAGCATCACTGAAATAGATCCAGTAAACTCTATTAGATGCTGGTGTAAGTGCTATAGTTTTTTCAGCACTTATAGTTACCCGTGTTCCACGATAAAAGTAGCTGTACTCAGTTACATTTGCAGCATTAGGCTTAATGCTGAACAGAGTTGTTGTTGTACCACTCAAATCTACAAGGTCTCGTGTTTTTGCATACACAGTATTATCAAACCCAGTCTCCTCTTTTGTCTGGGCTCCTATAATCGCTCCGGGGTTTGATACTTCATCAAGTGCATCTTGAACTGTTACAGATGTTAATCCGGATATTGTATTATCATAACTCACATCTCCAGCTGACTGCAGCGGTCCATGGACATTTATTTGCAGTATGCCGTTCGTAGCATCAGAATATTGAACATAAGCAACTCTCTGCTGCCACCCGATTGCTGGCTTGGTATCAGTCCATCCCCCAGTATTATTCGGATATAAGATAGCCCCACTACTCCATGATGAAGTATCCATAAAATCAAGCGTTCCAAGGGATAGCGCCTCACCAACTTCACCATTTGCTATAGCATCTTCTGCAACAGCAATTGTAACACCAAGGATATTATTAGACGGGATAACCTCGATAACGTTTAAAACCTCATCAAACCCCGATCTTCTCAAAGGTGTTCCCTTGATAATCCCAGCAGCACCAGCCTTCACTTTGAAATGAACCTGTGTAGCATGTACAATATTACTTGGGTCTGTAATTGTCTTGTTAGTAAGGGTGGCCACATTGGTTTCAGTCAGCGTTCCAGATTGAACAATTGATCCCCAGACAAGTGCAGCATCAACTATCTCAGCCTGCGCAGTATTGTTAAGCGCTGTAGCAGCCTGGTTAACAAAAATATAAGCCCTGAGTATTGACCCGCGAAGAATATCTTCATTAAGCTCATACCCATCAATAACAAATTTTGTCTTAGCCTCATCCTTACTGTTATATACGTGCTGCCCATACACGACGTGGCTATTTCCGGTTTTAGGGAAATAATAAACAGCCTGCACAGTCCATTTATTAGACGGCACAGGAGTCCTGACACCATTAACATCATAGAACCCAGGATCAATTGCTGATCTCATGGTTGTAGAAGCAACACCTGAGAGGTGATACTGGTATGCAGTAATACCAGTCTGCACTGGATCCTCAACAATATTTGGAGATGTCGGCTCATCAGCGTAGTTTACAGCATACCTGAACGCTTCACCGGCACTCTTATTAAGAAGAAGGTTGGCGCCATTCGCAGTATAGACATTACCACTTATATTGATAGACCCGAGCGCCAGAATAAGATCTTCAGTGGTTTTATGATCACCCCACGATCGGTATGTCTGGTTGCTTGCAGTTGTTATAGGGCCGGTTCCTGGGCCAAAAACGCGGCCAACAATAACCGTTGAGCGAAGTTCAAGTGCAGAGAAAGATGTCTGATAAACAAATGTCGGCACATCATTAACAAGCTGAATCCCCACCCACTTACTTCTAACCCCGGTTAAATCCGGATCGAGGCCGGTTTGAGCTGTTATGGAAAACTTTTTATACAATGGCGCTGTCATGTTTGTCTGGTCAACAAACATTACATCAATAGCAGCTATATCAAATGTACCATCATCAATGCCATTAACAGTAAGAGCGCCTCCGGATATCACACCGGTAGCCTCTGCCTGTTTCAGAATGAGGTCATTGTAATCAATTCTGTCTTTGGTGCTTTCATCAGCATCATACGGAAGGTCTTGTGCTCTGAGTGCGTCAGGACTTGCAAAATCCAGATCTATCCATTTTCTTTTGGTTTTCGACATTTTTCTCCCTTTGCTTTTTGCCCGGTTGCTTTATGCAGAGCCGGGGTATATCCCACAAAGTTATAAAATACAATATGGTTTACTTTTTGTCAGACTTTATCGCATCATAAATCTTCTTTGCAGCAAAGCCGGCAGTAAGACCCGCAGCACCTCTTAATGCTACTTTCGGAGCGGCAGATGCTATCCTTGCCTTTATCCCAGGTTTGTAATCATAACCGATATTACCAACATACTGATAAGTCTTACTCTTTGTATAGTCAACCGGTAAAACATCTTTAGTGGCTTTACCACCAATGGTTGTTTTCAGATTCTGCGCTGGAAATGTCGCACACGAGCCTTTTGTTCTGCACGCGTCACTTGCTAGCTCTGCTGTAGTTTTCGCGCGCTCAGTTGTATTTAGCTTTGGTAGGATGGCATCTTTAATTGCAGCCTTTATACCACTAAGTCCATCATATTTCGGGTTTATTTCCTTAATGCGTTTTTGGGTTATGCCAGATTTAACTACATTATCAGGATTAACTGGGCGTAATACCGTATAGTGAGGCTTATATCCAAACTTATCTTTCCATATTTTTTCATGCTGCTTATTAAGAGGCATGGTTGACAGGTATGCTTTTTCTGGCTTGTCAGAACCATAGGCAAACACTTTTTCGGTGTTAATCATCATTTCAGCATGTGAGTGTTTAGGATCAACTAATTTTGATACCAGGCTATTTGGACTAAGTGCCTTCAGTATGTTTTTAACTTTTACCCCAACATCCTTAGTATTTTTATTTTCATTAATAGCATCTCTAACACCTTTTTTCATATCAGATATATTTGAATCCATTGTGGTGAATGCACCAACAAGGACATCACCTTTCTTAAGATGCTTAGCAGCCTCTTCATAGGTGTTTCCAAGCTTAATTTTTTTATCAGGAATAATTGATTTACGCCTATCTATAAAACCCATACCACCAACCACACCGCCAGTACCAAGCCCAACAAGTGACCCGGTATTACCCTTCTCTTTATCTTCAGCAGCAATCTTCTGAATTTCATCAAGAAAATATTCCATATATAAATTATTCATCTTATCCGCCATTTCTTATTCAGCTGGAGTTTCAGGTTCTACTACGGCCTCTGGTTCTACTACAGCATCAGGCTCTACCGGTGCAACATAAGGTACAAATCCAGGGTCAAGCTGGTATTCATATATTCTCCACAGCAAATCAATTGCATCATTGACATCGGTAACTCTTACATCCGCAGGGAGATCATTACTGTTGATAAGCAAATCCTTCGCAGCACTTCTTCCATCAGCATACATTGCATACCCAGCTTTTTCTTCGCCATTCCAGGCTCTTGATACAATAGTGATGCCATACCCTTCAGATACAGTTTTTCTGGATGACCGGATTGTTATCTCTGCCGGTGTAAGGTCTCTGCCTAAGTCGTCTTTTGGATAGTTCATTTTTATTTCTCCTTATTAATCTGTAAAATATGCCATTTGTATTCCAGCTGTTGTACTACCATCAGTGGAGCCAAACAGAGTTATAGTAGAGTTGGCTGTAAATAGAGATGTAATAGTCACACCGCTTAAATAACTAATTAAACCATTACCATCGACAGGGGAAATGGTAAGCGTTGCCACATGTCTACTAGGTGTATCACTTTTATATAGCAAGCAATTAACTGGAATAAACACTTCTGGTCTTAAGTATGTTGGTAGGACGGCGGGGGCACCGTAATCCCACTCTAGTGTTAACTGTTGATTTGTAGATACCCCGAGGACAATAGTTAAACTCGGTATATATACATGAACAATATTATACATTTTTTTGAATTTTGCCTGTACCCATTGACTGGTGTCACCCCCTGTGGATACAAGTCTGCATCGATATGTATCTGTTATAACGGCCCCAGCAATGGTATCATCAACATATTCTTTTGTCGTAATAGCTTTATTTCCACGAGTTGTAATCTCTGCAGTAGTAACTTCAGGGAGCGTCATTGTACCATCAGTGTACATAACTCTACCATTTTTCTTATCATCTAGGTCAGACCCTATACCGATAACACTAATTACATCAGTGCCGAGTGAATGTAAGTCAGCATACTTACCTTCAACATGGAGAGCTTGATTCTGTAAAGCTCCGGATTTACCAACAGCCTTAACCCACGCTGATCCATTCCAGTAAACGTAATCCCCAAGTAAGAAGGTTATCGCCACGCCTCCAAAACTAACACTACCAGCAACTTGAACACGATATCCTGGGTTTCCAGTTGATGGAACCGGCGGAGTGCCATTTGATAAAGGTGGAGTGTTAGTAGATGCATTCCATCCTTGTACTGATATAATAGATTCTATGACTGTAGGAATGGTGTTATAAAACCCTTCAACGTGCTGTTGATCATAATATGTAGCCTGGAAGCGCCCTTCTACATGGGATTGATAGCCATTAGTAATTGTGAGCGCCCCCTCAGCGTGAGAGTCGCCACCTGCTGCTATTACACTTGCTCCCTCCGCGTGAGAATTACTGCCACTTGCTATATTATCATTACCCTCGGCATGTGAGTATTGTCCAGAAGCTATTGTCACATACCCCTCGGCATGCGCTCCAGTGCTAGTGGCGGATGTTTGGTTGCCTTCAGCATGAGACGTCAACCCAGACGCTATTGTGTTAACACCTTCAGCATGTGAGTAGGTACCAGACGCTGCTGTACCACTACCCTCAGCATGCGACTGATGACCAGACGCTGTTGTATCTAAACCTTCTGCATGCGACTGATTACCAAACGCTATTGTGCCATCCCCCTCAGCATGCGACTGCTGACCAGACGCTGTTGTACCTAAACCCTCCGCATGTGATTGGTAATTAGACGCTATTGTACCGCTACCCTCCGCATGCGACTGCTGATTAGACGCTGTTGTATCTTTACCCTCAGCGTGTGATGCTGTGCCAGAAGCAGTTGTATTCCAGCCCTCAGCGTGTGACTCTAGACCCTGCGCCGTTGTTTGATACCCTTCAGCGTGTGAGTGGCTGCCAGTAGCACCATGAGTTGTAGATGCGCTACTATTAGTTGAAAGATCAACAGCTTTAAGCCCGATATCACCCTTAAAATTTCTATTATCACCACTAAGCCAATACCCTGTATCACCACTTTCATTACCAATAACAAGTCCATTAACATCGGTAATCTTACCATTAACATACTCAACAGTGGTAACAGCTTTATCACCCCTTGAATCAATTAGGGCTATCGTGCTCGTAGGAAGGCTTACTGTTCCATCTGTCCATACAACCTGGGCATTTTTTCTACCAGTGCCATAGCCAGTTCCACAACCGATAACACTGACCCAGTTGGTTAGACCATCCAGATCAGCATATATACCTTCAACATGTCCACCATTGTTCAATGCCTCTAGCCTAGCCCTTTTAACCCAATCCCCACCAATGTATATTACACTGTCGCCTGATTCAAAATATTCAAATCCATGGTCAAACTGATGATTGCCAGATCGCGATGCAAAATATGTATGCCCAGTTGTTCCTGATCCATCTGCTAGTGTTGGTGTATTAGTTGTTGGATCCCATAACCCCCTAAAATCAGTTGTATCATCTCTGAATGAGTTATTATAACCCTCTATATGTGAATACGCTCCAATAGATGCATTACCAGAACCCTCAACATGTGAACCTTGATCACCCTCACCAGCAACAACATTCACACCCTCTGCATGTGATGATGCCCCACCAGCAACTGTTGTATTACCCTCTGCGTGTGCATTCACACCTGCAGATATTGTCAGCTCACCCTCTGCATGAGCATATACACCATCTGCTTTTGTTTGATATCCTTCAGCGTGAGATGAGTTACCATTAGCCTTTGTTTGATAGCCCTCAGCATGTGAATACGATCCACTAGCCACAGTTAAGCGGCCCTCAGCGTGTGATCCTGTACCAGAAGCGGTTGTATCCCAACCCTCCGCATGGCTGGCCTCACCCTCTGTTGTTGTGCTATACCCTTCAGCATGGCTTCTTTGGCCATTAGCAACAGAACCCTCACCCTCAGCGTGTGAAACATAACCATTAGCCTCTGAACTCATACCCTCAGCATGTGAATAGTGGCCAGCAGCCTGCGCACCAGTACCCTCAGCGTGTGAGGCTTCTCCAATTGCCTTAGTGCCAATACCCTCAGCGTGGGCATACTTAGAAGTTATATCAGAAAAAACCCATGCAGAGCCATTCCATGTTGCAATTTTACCATCCTGCCCACTCCACGCGCCAGTTGCTCCTGGTAGTATAAAGTGCTTTTGACCAGTAATAGGGGCGGGGCTGGTTGGTGGATTTGTTAGAGGCGTTGCTCCGTCAGTGATATTAGTGTAACATAGATAACCTTCAGCATGTGAGTTTTCACCAGCTGATATAGTTTGGCGCCCCTCTGCATGTGATCCAGATCCAGTGGCTACTGCACTTAAACCTTCAGCGTGTGAATTAAGCCCATGCGCTTTTGTTGCGTTACCTTCAGCGTGTGAATAACTGCCATTAGCCTCTGTCCCCGCACCCTCAGAATGTGAGGCCTCACCAATCGCCTTCGTGTTAGTGCCCTCTGCGTGTGAATCAGCTCCAGACGCCACAGTGTTAATACCCTCAGCGTGTGAATCAGCTCCAGACGCTGTTGTGTTATTACCCTCAGCATGTGAGGCAGGGCCAAATGCTTTTGTTGTATTACCCTCGGCATGTGAAGATGATTGAGACGCCTCTGTATTAAGCCCTTCAGAGTGAGAGTAGCCACCAGACGCTGTTGATCCGCTACCCTCAGCGTGTGACCATTCACCACGTGCTGATGTTCCGACACCCTCAGCGTGCGCTCCGTATCCGGATGCCTCTACGTCTAGTCCGGATGCAAAGCTATAATCTTCTATAGCTCCACCTGGGCGGCTGCCACTTGCAAAAGAAAGATCAACAGCATTAGCGCCTATATCACCCTTTGATACACTAGCCCTATCAATGTTATTCAGGTAATATCCATAAGCAGTTCCATCTTCTGATCCGAAAACCAACCCTGTGCTCAGGTTATTGGAATTAACCATATACCCCTGCGGAGAACCCGTTGGCTCAACTGGAAGTAAATCCTCTTTGTATTGCGGCATGTATCCACTGGGCCCAACATCATTAGGGTTTCCTTCATACCATACACTAATAGTATTAGCGCCCTCATATTGTGATGGAGCTTTAAGGAGGCACATGTATCTCTTAGCATTTGGAATAATATTTTTAACATATACAGTCATAACAAGCCCGTCATCATTTGTATTGACTGTATACTTCATTATTTTGTCGAAGTTTGGGGCGCTTATTCCAAAAGCTGGATTGTATTTCACTGATCCAAATAGATTATACCTATAAGTAAGGCCTGCACCAGCGGGGATGACAGACATGACGGCATATGCTTTAATTGATAAAGGGGCGACAAAACTATCATCACCCTCAGCAGTTGTATCATACGGCATGGCTACAGAGATATCCATATCCATAAGCGTTTCATAGCTGTTATCAACATCTGGAGCCGGTTCCAGTATGATACTTCCAATCTCAAGCCATGTATCCTGCCCAATAACACCTTCGAGCGGATTAGACTCCAGTAGTACGCCGCCACCATCTGTAAATCCAGTTCCACCTTTATTTTTATTTTTTATATAGGCATCGCTATACTTGTTATCCTCTGTCCAGTCAGACTGAACATTTCTGTCACCGACAGGGCTTGGCCAGTTAAGCCTTACATATCTATCATTTCTTCTTGACATTTTCTATTCCTATCTTTTATCTATTAAACAGGATAAACAACTCTCAGTACATCTGTCGCAGCAAGTATTCCGTCTAAGTTTTTACCATTCCAGCTTAACCGGTACTCCGGTGTAGAGAAAACAATAGTATAATCATTTTCATAATGCTGTGTTGTTCCACCAACTACATGAAGTACAACATGAGCATTATTCAATGGCTGCTGGGCAAGTGTTACATATTTATTTGTAATATCGGTAGCCGACAGTGTGAATTGTTCACTGATCATACCAGCTTCGGTAGAAAGTTGAGAAAGCACCCACCGCTTATTTGCTGCATCAGTATCATTAACTGGGTCAGCTACATTGGTAATAGTTTCATCACTCGCACTGAATCCATCCGCCTCAAGTCTCCCTGGAACAGCAGTTGATACATCAATAGCACCAGCTGCAACCTTATCTGCAGTGGCTATCTGGTTAAGCTTATCATCACTGATGCTCCCAGCAAGCTTATCATTAGTTACACCCAAATCAGCTAGCTGATCAGTATTAATTCCACCATCAACCACCTCGAGTTGTCCGGATACATTTTCACCAATTGTAGTCGAATCAACTTTGACGGCAACACCATTTGAATCAACATTTATAACTTTTGCTATAGTTGCACTGGCGCTTGTCGAGTCTGGTTTAACATTGATATTATTACCAACAGTAACTTCAAGACCATTCCCCTCATTAAAGCTCAACTCACGACCGGTGAGTGTCAACCCTGATCCGGCGGTTGTAGCCTCAAACTCCTTAGTCTCCCAGCTTGATCCACCAAAATAGAAAAGCTTATTTGCATCAGCAGGGGCAAGTGAGGATGTGAACCACCCGATAACCGGTGTGGCGTATTCCCAGGTTGTACCGTTCCAGGTTGCAATGTCATCCTCGCGACCAATCCAGTCGCCTGTAGCTGTAGCGGTAATTAAATAGCGATCACCCACACTTGGAGTAAGTGGAGGGGTTGGAATCCTATTAATAACAGACTCCTGCCACGGGCCCCCCATCTCAGCTTCAGCAATAGCCTCTTCCAGCGTGTGGAGATTAACCGCATCATTTGGATTTGTCGGATTAACCAGGTTTATAATCTTATTGGTGCCAAGATTAAGATTGCCAGTCATGGCAACTGAACCATCAGCCTTAACAAATGTTGATGCGAGCTTACTATCTGCCACATTGCCATCTGCAATCTTGTCAGTGGTAACAGCCGCTGTACCTATTTTTGATTCGGTAACAGCCCCTGTTCCTATCTTATTCTCAGTAACGGCACCGGTATTAATAGCAGCTTCAACAACGGCGTTGTCGATAATATGATTAGACCCTATCGAGTCATCTTCTATCCATTTTCCCTTGATCATTGACATAGGTATTTCCTTTTATATCGTTTTAATAAAAATACTTAAAAACAACGCTCTCGCCAACCTCAAAAGATGGATATTGAGAAGTATAATTAACATTTCTACCCTGGACAATATAATCTCTGCCATTTACCAGTTCTACACCACCATCTGCCACAACCATTTCAACCTTATTTTCGTAAATTGGCATATTTTCAAGCACAAATAAAACTTGATTGTCTTGTGATACTATATGTCTTTCGGTTTTAATCATAATCAATAATAATATTTAAAAAGTACAACTTCACCAGAACTCAATTCAGGTACACCCATAAGATATGTTACGACATTCCCCGAAACAGAAAAATCCCTACCATAAACCAGCTCAACACCACCATCAGCGATAATCATTGAGGTATATTGTGGATATATTGGCACAAAGTCAAGGGTAAATACAGTCTGACCATTAGATATTACTGTCTTTGGTTCATATTGATATACCCCATTATCATTTTGGGGGATACTTACAACGGATACAGTATGGTTCTCAAGAACGTTTGTAAAGTGATACTGTGATAAGTTGCCAAGGTCCACACCATCAACAATGATGGCACTGATTTGATAACCGTATACCGATGAGAATGTTAAAGTGGTACCCCCACCCTCACTTACCTCAATATCACCTGCTGGAACAACTATTGACTGTATATCTGTTGACACAAATATTGTATATATAGGGACAACCTCAAATTGCACCTCAATTGTACCGTCAGCAGATACATCAGTAAAAGTAAATGACTGTACAGATCCAATTGACACATTATTGACAAGCACATCTGACACTCTATAGCCAAGGCTTGGTGTTATAGTAAATGTAGCGTCACTACCCTCTGAGACACTCGCATCACCATCCGGGGATATCACTCCGCCAACACCGGCTGTTGCTGTTATTGTGTACCCATATAAAGCTCTTGATACAGCTTCAATAGCGTGGTTTGCATCAACATTTAAGAATTCATATGTATCAACAATACCAATAGACACACCATCAACAAGTACATCTGAAATAGCATAACCAACACCGGCTGCTATATGGAACATTAAAGACCCACCACTCATAACACTGACTGGCCCAGATGGAGATATCAGTGATCCAAAATCTGTGGTAACATTGATAGTAAATACATCAACCACTTCAGTTTCAATATATACCACATGATTGCCTGTTATATTCTCAAATGTATATGAGCTTATCTCACCCTGGTCAACACCGTCTATTATAACATTTGACACTTTAAATCCGAAATCGGCTTCAAAATCAACTGTTCGGTCATACCCTGATGGAATAGTTATTACACCATTCGGTATAACAGCATGTCCATCACCGGTTATAGATATTGTATACTTATCCCCGAAGCTGATGACAAATTTATAAATATCAGGGATTGGCAGCTGGATCTTATCATTATTGATGATGTACCTGCAGACATATGGATTTACATCGGATAGGGTATCTGGATTTATATCGTAAATAATATCATCACTTATAAGCTCTGTCATTCTGAATATCTGGCTCATAATCCCCATTTCACCAGATTTCTGATCTTCATAAGTCGATAGTTGTGATAGCTTGGTATTACTTACAGGGCTGGATACAATGTATCTCTTTCCCCGATCCATATCTATAATGACATCTTTTGGTTTAATTACCGGGAAGTGAGTTGTCCGGCCTTCAAACTGTTTGTTATAGATATTCTCCCCGGAGCTTTCCGGTTCATTTGATTGATTGACATGATTAATGGCAATCTGGATCTCGATCGGAGAATAATACCCACCCACAAAAGATGTCCCATAACAAGTATCACAGTGATGAAACCTAACCTGCTTTGTCTGATTATCCCAGCACTTAGGACACCTGTGTGCGCGCTCGTTCAGAACTCTTCTTAACAATAAGCATGGTGTTCCAATATACAGGTTATTAAGCAGCCCCTCATAATACTGGATAGTTTCATGAATACCGTCAGTGGCAATTCCGAGATATGCAAGCGGTGATTGGTAATAAATAAGACCTGTAACCCTCTCAAATGCGCCGATCTTGTAGTAGCGCACGCGATTCATATTGTATTCACGATATGAATCAATAAAGGTGATTCTGCCACCTACAACATTATTACCGTCAACATCGCCAATGATTTTGTAATTCTGATCTTCATCATGGTAGCTGACCATGATTTTGTAAATATAACCGGAAGCCACTTCTCCAGGATCAAGCTGCAGGTCAGCTTTGATGACAAAGTTGCCTCTTCTATCCCTGTTGATATCGAAATGGTTAATCAGCATTTTTTACCTTTTACATTTTAAAAAAGGCCTGCCGGAATTATGACAGCAGGCCTTCATGTCTTATCAGAAAAGTACAATTAATTGATAGGTGCAATATTATTTGCAATCACTTCTTCACCACCAGCCATAGGTTGCTGTTGAGGTGTTGCCTGCTGCGCTGGAGGCTCCGCATACATACCAGCCTGATCAGGGGCTTCAGCGTAGCCATGCTGGGTATCCATCATTGCTTCAGCGCGGCGCATCATAGCCTCAATCACTTTTCCAGCAATACTACCAGCCGTCTCAGAAATAAGCCGCTCTGTCTCCGGGTTAATTGCTCCGGAAGCAGCAGCTTCACTGATAAACTTAGAAGCCGCAGAAACAGCCATGTCGATCCCAAACTCTTCAGGTGACGGTTGATACATAGGCTCCTCATAAACCTCGCCATCAGCCGGGACTGCAGCCATGTTTGCATTGGGGTCAACCGGCACCGGAGCCTGAGCTGGGGCAGGAGCCTGCTGGGCCTGAGCTGGTGCAACATCTGATGCGGCAGCAGTATCGGGAGCCTCATTGAACCCAGCTTCTGCTGCAGTTTTAATTATTTCGTACTTAATCTTTGATAAAATGCTCATACAACCCTCCAATTAAAGAATCTGATTTTTAAGGTAACCCTCTTCAAGCAATGCATATGGAGAATGAACAAGACCATATGCAGCTTCGAGGTTTTTAGCTATTTTCCATTGCGCAAAAGCCTGAAGCATTTGTGCATTATTTCTTATGAGAGCATTAATGGAATTGACGTATTTATCACCGCGTGGAACACGGACTACAACTCCCCCATTATTATACTCAAGCTCATTTCTTGCGCTGACAATACCGTTTGATATCAAGCATTCGATTGTAGCCTGGTTGATGATCAATGCTGGAAATGGGAAAGCATCAAAATCCCATGTCTTAATAATAGGGGATATGAAATTAACCTGACCCAGAGCCATTTTGAGATACATATCAAGATCTGCATCTTCATTTTCTTCCTTGAAATTAAGAAGCCTATTTAAACCTTCGTAATCCTTCAGGTAATTTCTAAGAATGTCTCTGTATTCAGTTAATGTCATGATCTTTTCCTGCGTCTACCCTTCTTGCTAATACCAGGCTGCACTTCGACAGCATCGGTGGCTAAATCATCAATATTATTGTCTGAGTCATCACCACCTGTTTCATCTGTGATTGAACAGTCGCTGATAATCGCTTCTGATTCTGAAATTGGATCATCAACAATTATAGGTGTTACCGTGTTAGGGTTAGCAACTTCAGCGGCAACCATATTTGATGTACCCTTTAGAAAGGGTGCCTTTGCAAGAAGTGCCGCGACACACTCAGTTTTGATATCTTTAGGAAAGCCGGGTTTGAAATGAACCCGACCCATACCCTTCAGCTGAACCCTGTAATGCCGATCGCTGACAAGTTTAGCTGTTAGACTCATTACTCAGCCTTCTTTCCTTTTCCACGTCTTGTTTTTCTGACTGCAATTTCATCACCATTTGCGACACCTTCTGTATCAACAGTATCACCAGCAATGGCCTCTTCAGTTTCTACAGGGATCTCAGTCAACTCTATGAGTTCATCCGATCCAGTTTCCGCTGCCGTCTCACTTCCCTCCTGGCTTCCCTCTCCGGACGCGTCTCCCGCACCCGCTCCGCTATCGACTGTATCAAGCTCACTGCCAGCTTTGTTATCTGAACTGCTGTCTGTATTTTTATCTGGGCCTGCTGCGGGTTGCTCTTCAGGTTTTCTATCGACTCGTTTATTTTGCTCATTTGATACCACCTTTGATTGTTCTGCATACTCTGTAGCTGACGAGCGCTCCATCATGAGAATTGCCCTTCCACTTCGAGATTCGTCATTTTTCGACAAAAAGACAATCTGGCCAGGGTTGACACGTTTTTTAAATGCACCCTGAATCACATTGATTGACTTTGAACTTGTGTTCTTGTAATACATACATACTCCTCATGGTTTTAATTTCATACGTTATTAAAATAATATAAGACAGATACTGCTACAAGAAAAAAAGGCCGATACCGAAGTATCGACCTTTTTATAATAAATCCCTAATAGGAACTTAGCTGCGTTTTCCTGCAGTTGCAAGACGGATTCCAGCATAGTAGTTAGAGATATCTGACGGAAGAGTTCCAGTTGTGGTAACAGTAAGAGCTGTCCCATCAACAGGGGATTTTGATCCGTACAGTGCAAGGAGTGCAACTGACAGAGCGTTTCCAATACCCATACCGACAGACTCGCGAGCCTGCCATTCGATCAGGTTGAACTCTTTCTTGATTTCGAAAGTAGGTTCACCGAGAGCGAAGTTGTGGCCAAGGAAGTCAGGAGTAGTAAAACCCCAAATATGACCGATCGGAAGGACATTTGATTTGATCGTGGTGATAATCTTGGTTCCGTAAAGAACTTCAGACTGAATACCATTGTAAACACGATCTTTACCGAAGTCATCACCAGCATTGGGGAGTCCAACGGCAGTGTTGTAGGTCTCTTCGGTCATCAGCATGCATCCGATTTCTTTTCTCTTGGAATCAGAAGCGTTAACACCAGAAGCAATAGTGTTCTTCATGTTAACAAAGTCATCCTGATCAAGATAACCCTTGGAAGTGTTGGTTCCTTTGACAATCTTCTTACCAGTAGACGAAAGGCTATTGGTAGTAAGAGCAGCGCCAGCAAGGCGAAGGAACAGACGGTCTTCAAGTTCTTCAAGAACCGGGACGGTTTTGTCTTCGATACGCTTGGTTACTTTGTAACGGTACGCGCGAAGGTCTTCGACGGTGATCTGAAAACGCTTGGTTGAGAAATTGATGATAGGAATGATGTACCGGCTACCTTTTACATAGCTTCCATCAGGCTCACCAACATTGTCAACCGAAACAGCTTCAGCATCAGCCTCAATATCTCTGATAAGATAGAGAGAGTCGTCGTTTGTGTTAACCTGGCAATCAGCCGAGGTTACAGGCTCCTGAGGAATAATAGCGCGGGAAAACGCTGATTCCTGGAGTTCTGTTTTCAGAAAGTTTCTTCCTGCATCCTGCACAGCTTCAGCATTCTTCTCAAGAGTATTGATGAATGCTTCATTGTGTTCGATAATAGAAAGGTCGTTCATTTGAAACCCCTTTTTAAAATTTTTAATAATTCAATCCGGAACACCCGGAATACTTAATAATTAAAATACATTAATAACACGGTAAGTGCAAGAAATAAAAAAGAGGCAACCGAAGTTGCCTCTAATTTACTACCACAATTAGTCCTGATTACGGAGCAACAGTGACAGTGTACGGTGAAAGCAGCTGAACCTGTTTGGTTTCATCGGCAGCAGCGCCTTTAACGCATTTTGCAACAACCTGATAAGTACCAGCGGTAGCAGGGACTTTGATCAGCTTACCAAGATCACTGAGTGCAGGGTCAGCGTTATAGGTTGAACCGACAATCAGAACATCACCTTCTGCTGCAGTGCCAGCACCAACAAGGATGCCATCACTGTCAACAGTGAGCTCAGCGCCAAAACCGTCGATTACAGAGATTGTTCCTGCAGGTGCAGTGTCATGCGCTTCGTAGATGCTTCCATCACCAGCAACGCGGCTGATGACAAGTTTCAGGTTTGCAGTTGAAAGATCATCGGTGTCTTCGATAGCCTGAGCTTCGCCGGCAACAACTTTAACCCACTGACCGGTCTTTACGCCGGTAAAATCATAGTCCACATCGTATGTACGGCGGAACAGTTTGCTGTAAGGGGTATGCACAGTAAGCATAATAAACTCCTATTGATTGATATTAAGAACGTCATCGAACATGTTTTTTACCCGGATCCTACCGGACAAAGGCTCAGCATCACCTTCAAAGTGATTTGAACCACCATTCATTCCAGAGGCAAGTTTAACTGCCTCTTCAAAAATACGCAGCTCATCAGGAGTTTTACTCAAGAGTTCTGCAGTCTTCTTTCCAAACTCACCGCCATCGACTAATCCTTTCTGATCCATATCTTCAATGATCAGTCTGATCTTAGCTTGTTTTTCAAGATTGCCATTCAGCTCAGATAACCGCCTAATGGTGACAGCGGCTATCTTCAGCAGGTTGTTGACTTTATTATCAATACCTGCTGAAGCAACTTTTTCCAGCGAATTAATAACAGCATCAGCGGAGTATGACTGAGTATGAGAAGCAACCTTCTCATACTCGCCATTCACGAGATCGTTAATAATATGCTGAATAGGCAGCATGATTAAACAAGTCCATGCTGAGCAAGAACTGCAATCGCATTTCTTACTTCAGGGATTGAGCTTGCCTGTTTTACAAGAGCCTCTTCTGCAGCCTGTGCATCAGCAGCCTGTTTTTCAATAGCCTGCTGTTCAGCGGTCTGACGAACAAACTCACGAGCATCCTGGCGAGCCTGCTCTTCAACGGCGGAAGCAGTCTTCTGGATTTCAACATACTCAGCGGCAGCGCTGATAATGTCTTCATGAGAAAGGGCCTGGCTGTTTGCGATTTTGGTAAGGCCAGATACATCTGCAGATGCAGTTTTTTCTATACCGCCATCCTGGATGTTGTAACCATCAAGCAATCCAGCAGTCTTCAGGATTTCAAGGGCTTCAGAGTACTCACGACGCTGAGCAACTTTTTCAAGATGATCGATAATTGAATTGGCGATGACTGCTCCAACATATGAAGCCTCTTTAACCTGCTCTTCAGTCATACCCATCTCTTCACCCATGGCTTCCATACCATCAGTTCCAGCTTTAGGCATAACATCAGTGGGAATGCCGGTACCCTTTGTGGTGGTGTCACCACTATCAACGACTGCAGCCGGCATTTCGCCTTCAAGCATAGCCGGAATGCTGCCACCTGCTACCGCAACAGCGGGAAGGATAACAGCGTCAGTTGCGGACATTACAGCTTCGCCAGAACCGTCAACGGTAGGCATGCTGGAAAGCGGAACTTCGCTGATATGGTTTTCTGCAGACGGAAGGCCTGCTGACTCTCCAAGGATCTCTTCAGCAAGCTTGTTGATAAAGTCATCCCCGGTTGTTCTCGACGCAATCTTTGTGTGCCCCTGTGACAGCACAGTATCAAGATGCTTGTCAAAACTTGTTTTCATAAAAACTCCTATTCATTTTGTGACACGCCGACATGGCGCTTGCCATTACTGTTTTAAAATAGCATCTGCGTATTAAATGTGCAAACATTATTTCTTTTTAAGCTTACTCAGAAGTGCTATAGCCGCTCCACCAAGCACCCCGGCCGATAAAGGTGTACCAATCGGATCAACAGCGTGAGCTAATACACCAGCTGGTTTGCCCTTATTTATAATATGAGATCTATTATACGAAGATATCAAGTGAGCAAGAGGAAGTGTAATACCACTTATAACAGCCGCACCCTTTAATCCTGCCTTCATATCCGGAGATAAGTTAATTGCTGCGGATTTCACCATATGACCTGAAAACAAGGTGGGTGATAAAGTGTTTTCATAATGCTTTGCTGGAGTCATTATTATGTCATTATACACACTTGACTTGTCACTATTCATAATATTAGCAAGTACAGCGCCACCAAGAAGTGATTGCATACCACGACTGCTCATACCGCTCAATACTATATCTTTTATTGACCTGTTAGACGCAGTTGCACGAAGCCCCATATAAAGAGCCGCAATACCCATAAGGAGTGGTGAGACTGATTTTGCAACAGCAATATCAGATTGACTCATAATTTTTTCACCAGTATTAAGCGATGCTTTCTTGGTCATTATAAGTTTTTCACGCTCATTGGATGTAACCATGCACGGGTGTGAGCTTCTCATCCTGATAATATGCTTAATAAATGGAAGTATTGCATCATCAGGGTCTTCAAGTGGGAAATCAGATTGCCCACCACACTGATCACATAAGCCTGAGTTTTCAAAGTCAATACCACGAGCACTTAATGCATCGGCAACACCTTTATTACCAGATCCTATAAGAATAATCCGCTGAAACTCCCTGGGCCGGATTGGGACGCTGGCATGAAATAATGTGCTTACAAGTGGTATGGCCCCAAATGATTCGGTCATATCATCTATAACCCCATCTTCAATATCAGGCTCGCTGTTAATTTGCTCCAGAACCTTCTTATCGATATTCTCCTTGATAGCCCTAATACGCTCCGGAGAATACATAATACCATCAGGCTGCGTCTCGGTATTCCCCTGGCTATTAATCTCTTTTGTCAGCGCGCTGTTTTTAAGCATCCCAGCAACCTTATCAATGTCAGCATCTGTTACACCGATAACCTCTGCGAGGGACGTTGACAATAAAGCTTTAGATGCTCCAGCTACTTTCCCAAGAATATGTGCAATCCTATCAGCCGGCACATATACCTCGGAGATGTCAAAGAATCTTGGTTTCTCATTAATCATGCCAACCTGCATGCCGGGGATGATTTTTTTACCAAGTTCTCTTGACCACTGATTTGCAGTATCAGCATCAATCACCTCTCGAAGGTGGTGCTTGATGTGTTTGCACTCTTCACCCTGTTTTGACCGCTGATTTCCGCATATATTACACACATCGTACTTGACCTTGCAATTATGGCTAGCAAGCCCGGCTGCTGAATATGATTCGTCACCCTCAACTTCAAAGTTGTATACCACAGTATCTTCAACATATCTATCCTGGATATCAGATATTGTATAAGATATAGTATCTCCAGAAAATTTCATTGAAGATTGTTTTTTTACCCTTGGCTCAACTATATCACATAGCTTGGCTAATTTCATTTCAGAATATTGCACTAAATCACCAGCATCATATTTTGAAATATTCAATGTATATTCCACTGTATCATGGAAATTAAAACCAATACCAGCTTTATGTGTTATTTTATATATCGATGATGGTATTCCGCATAGTGCTAGTAAATCTCTACCTTGAAGTGCAAGCGATATATTTGCTGTTGACCAGTGAATACCCTTGGCATCAGTAAATCCATCACCACTTAACCATGCGCCAAGAAAAGCTAGTTTAACATCGCGATCGGCAACAAAAATTTCAGGAGGTATAACCTTGCTCATACATCCAGTGCCTATGTATTCAGCCATAAAGCATGCTATTTGTGTTGAGTGTATATTAACAGATACACCATATTTTGAATTAGATCTTGGATAAAGATTGCAGGTTACTCCTGGGAATATGCTATTCACAATTTTAGGAGCTATCCTAACTATTTCATCATTAATGTGACAATTTAGTTGTACAGTTGAAGGCTTAGAGTTATTATACCCACATGAACCTTCTGCTAAATAATACCCCATTAATCTTGCAAGATTAATATCACCGATAGCGGTATACTCACTTTTATTATAATTAACTGGAATATACTGTATATGGTCACCTTTCTCAAAATGAGCTGTATGAGCCCAATCAAATGTAACAGCATTGAAATCCGACTCATTTATATAAGGTCTCTCTTTATTATTGCTATCAGCACTAAAAATCTTTGCAACAAATGGATGGTCTGCAGTTACCTCAGTTTCTATACTTAACCCTCTTAGTTTCAAGTTCCTTACTAAGCCAGTGTATTTGCGGCTATGCAGCTCAGTTACAGGCTTCCAATTACCTTTATGTGTTAAAACTACGTCTCCAACTTTTATTGATGATATTGGTATATACCCTTTGTTTGTAAGAATTGGGTAATTAGGATCTGTAAAACAACCCATACTTACACCGATATCATCACCCTTATCAAGCTTCTCGACAGTATCCTTTGATTTGAATATATCAATTGCAACCACCAGCTCAACACGGTGAGTTTCAGAATTCCAATGCGCAAACAAGACTTCTCCAAAGCTATTTTTTGGATCTTTATTTACATGATGCTTGTAGAATTTAGCATAGTATTCGAATGTTTTAAAGCCATAGTCTTCCGGACCATTTGCATCAGATGGAAGTGACATATGACTTAAAGATTCATCCGGAAAAATATCCCCGTTACTATTCATACCCCAGTATTCAAAACTTCCAACAGCATTCATTACGACATAATACTTGTCGTCACGCTTTTGAAGCGCATCGACATATGCCATAATAGCAGATGAATACTTTCGAGCAGAAGCTGTCTTCTCAAGTGACCTAAGAGACTTTATAGGTGTAATATGCTCACCGTACTCATCATACCTGGTGAACTCTACATACTTTATCATTAGCTTATCCTTTTAGGTTGATGATACGGAACAACCGGTGTTACCGCGTACCTGGATAGTGGCTCAGCCGCAATATCTCTATCCGCAGGCCTAGCCATACTTGTGTTGCTTGCGATTTGGTTTAAAAGCTCAATCTGATCATTAAATTGCTTTTTCTTCCTGGATTCTGCCATAAACTGGTTTAAACCATGAGTTTTATTAGTTGCATCCAGAATGAAATTCACAAAAGCCGGAACACCAAGGCCAAGTCCGATACCAATACCAATAGGCGCAAATTTTGTTCGCAGCGCGTTACCAGCCTTTTCCCTTACGGGGCGAATAACATCTTTAATGGAATCCCTAAGCCCGGCTGTTTTAATAGTTTCACTTGGAATTGCTGCGATACTCATATTACCCCTCTATAGCTGATTCAAAAAGTGTTCCAAGAACCTTTCCGGTGCCCTTGCTCAAAACTTCTTTTCCAAAACCTGGAGATGAAGCGCCGCGCTCGATATCAACCATTCCTTTGACAAGGTTGTGATCAACCCCGCCAAACTGAACCATTTTATTTACAAGGTCACCAGAAACAATAGCGTTGCGAGCAATTGTGGGGGCAAATGTCTTGATAACATTAAAGTAATCATCAACAACTTTCTCATCAACCCCTTGAAGCGATGGCGTGTAATCTACAAGTCTTTTTCTTGCAGAGTTAGCTTGAGTGGCTCTGACTATGGGTGTAGCCAGTTCAGCGGCGCCACCAGCAGCAGCGAGACCAAGTCCAGCATAAACTAACTTGTTAAGCAATGATGCTGCATTTGCATTTGGATTAATATTCATAATGTCTCCTTAATAAAAATTAGATCTGACAGCAGTACCACCGCGTGTCAGGAAGTTTTGGTTCTGATATGTATTTGCGATACCGCTATTGCCAAGACTGGTCGAGGTCCGCATATTTGTTGCAGCCTGGCCAAGCCCTTTTCTAGCAGTGCTGAACTCTCCGGCATAATAAGCCCCGGTCAAGCCTGTCATTCCAAGCTTCCCTGCTTTACCAACGCCCTTAGGCATGGTTTTGAAAAAATTCGTAGCAACACCAACAACTCTTGGTATGGCAGCCATTATGTATGCTGATTTTTCAATTTCAGACCCTGAATCACTAATTGGCAACGCGGCTATTTTTTTCATTTTCATCACATCCATAACTTTATTATAGTCATAATCACTCAACTCGTCTGTTCTGATTTTTCCAGCAAGAACATTACTGGCCATATAACCTGTATAATTATTTGGTACACTCGGGTCATCAATAGCCTTATAAGCCTTATAAGCAAGTACTGGCGATGCCGCCGCACCAGTTAGTAGTGCACCTTTACCCACAGTTTTGCCAGCAGGGCTCCTGAGAAATTTAAGGCTACTTCTTAGAAACCGCATCTCTCAACCCTTTTACTTTGGACCTTGTGCTATTAATACCTGTAATCATCTTTTTGCAAGCTGCAGCTTTTTCAAGCTCAAGGACGAGTTCCTGGGCAGTTCTTGAAAGATCGTTATCACCATTAATATTCATTGATGAAAGCTTGGTAAGTTCAGTATTTACAGTAAAACCTCGAGACGCAATTTTTTCGAAAGCATGCCCCGATACACTCTGAATGATTTTTACACCGCGATCACCAAAATCCTCAACCACACTCCGCATTGCTATTTTGGTCATGTCGGCGAACGATTCCCGGGCAGACACTGTATCAAGGCCGTGATTAATGTATTCAGCAAGCAATGATTCAGACCGCCTTTCAGAGGCTGTTTTAATCATTTCCAGATTATATACCAGCTTTCTTGCGGCATCATCAATCTGGGCAAGCTTCTGTATAGTATAGGTAATTTTACCACGCTTTGCTGATTCTGACATATCCCCAGCAATTTTTTCCATGCCATCAGATAAAGCTGCAGTTTTGATAACCGGCTCAATCTGGGGGGCAATCAGATAGTCAATTGATTTATCATCTACCATAACACCACTCTCCTGGTCTATTGTTTTTAACAATAAGGCTGAATCGGCCAGCGGAAATTTAATCTGAGACCGGTCAATGTTTTTATTTTTAAACAGCGTCATATAAACAGTATTATTTGCAGCTTCACACACTCTTTTAAGGATTTCATCATTTTTTATTTTACCATTATCATGCATATCTTTAATAGACTCATTAAGGTTAACACCCTCATTGAGGTATGCAGTGGCAGCATCATATGCCATCTGTTTGATTTGCTGATTGAGTATAGACATTGAAAACCCCTATCGCTTCAAATAATATATATAACTTAAAATAACACTTGCTGTCACATAAAGCAATCGACTATTTTAAAATCGATACTTTTTCATTTTATAGAAAGGGCTTAAAATGGATACCGAATCTTTATCAGAATTGGCAAAAGCACTTGAAGACGCTGTTATAAGCAGTACTGCCAAGGCTAATCCGACAGAAATTATCACCGTGCTATTCAAACACGCCGTATCAAGAATGTTTGAAAAAGCCATTGTATCAAAGGGTGACGGAACAAAAAGTATGCGCTATGACGCCATACTTGAAACCAAGCGCGGGTTGATACATACATTTAAAACAGCAAATCTCGGTGATCATCAGAAATCAACCGAATGGTATGAACAGCTTTTTGACAGCACGGTTCAGGAGATATTGAATTTTGCATCACACAGGCATGAGGGTAGTGATATTATCTCGCTTGATCAGGCTCGGCAGTTTTCAATAAACCCACTCTTGGTTCCGCCTAATATTCACGTGTAGTAGATTTTGACTTTTTGAGCACATTAAGGCGCCGGCGCTCTGCCGGCGTTGCTCCAGCTCCAACACCTGATTTATGTTTTCTTTGAGCTTCAGCATCCCTTCTTGCGGCAAGGTCCTTATGAACCTTGGGAACCTCCTTAGTAGCTATTGAGATCAACTTGTTCATACCAGCTATTTTAGCAAGCTCATCATTAAACGCCCAGTCGTATATTTCATTTATTGTCTTCATCGATTTTCCTTTTCAGATCTAATTCTTTGATTTTGAGGATTTTGTTTATAATTCTCCAGAACCTATCTCTCTCAGCATAAATCATTTGGGCTATCAGGCAAAATACAACAGTTTCCCATATCATGCGTCCGATAGTTGTTTTATGATAAATAACCGTTATAGCAATACTCGCTATGATCATAAATATTGCAGATATAGCGTCATCTGTCTTTTTAGACATCTTGATCGAAAGCTGTCGGTGTAACATGTCTGTTATGCCGTGCCCGGCAAAGAATATTGTCAAGATTCTGATAATATATCCTATCAGGATTTTTGGATAGTCACCAAAGACATCTGTAAGATCTTTTAGCATATTACTCATGGCCCTGCCTTTTTATCAACTTAATATTGCCGCAGTCATAAATACGCATGTACCCATTATCAGACATGTTTTCTCGCTCAGTCTTATCAGGGTTGTATATTGGTAATATACTTTCAAGTTTGTGTTTTTGAAAGTTAATCCTATTGTACCTACTCCTTCCTTTTACATAAAAATACGAAGGCTTTGTTGTACCAACAACTTCAAACCCAGATGATATATACCCGGATGCATTAAATAACCTTCTATCGCAATATGATACAACATCTTTGTCAATGCCACTTGTAAGCTTTGAAAGACCACCTGGTATAGAATATCCTATCTTAGGACAAAACCTGTGGAGTTCATATTCACCTTGTTTAAACCTGGACATGCCAAATCCTGCTACAGCTATAATTTCACCATTATAACTAAGCCCTCTGCGCAATTTACTATTACACTCACCCTGTATGTGATTCTCCTCAAGAAAAGCCTTATATTCAATGGGCTGTAGTTCTACTAACTTAGTTTTTCTAGCAAATACCCTATTATTAGGCATTGCAAGTTTGTTCATGATAATTGACATCACGATATCACAACTGTTAATAATCTCATCTTCAAATATATGGATGATATCAATGTTGAAGTTAGCATTAAACCACTCTGTCTTATCAATATGGTATGTATCTGATTTATACTTATCAGAATGCCAATATATACCATCTATTTCAATACCTATATTAAAATCAGGTATATAAAGGTCAAGCTCTTTCCATACTCCATTATGGCTAAAACTTTTGTTTTTTTCAACATTTGTAATCCCATGATCATATAAATATCTTTCCAAGTCATGCTCATAAGACGATCGAGAGTTCACACACGACTTGCAGTAAACACTAACGGCTCTTAGGCTCCTGCTGTCATATTTATTAAAAGTAGATATATTACCGCATCTAAGGCATTTGAAGTTGTAATCACCATTCTCAGGTGAGGTGTATTCATCAACCGTAAACATTGGCTCTATATGCTTCCATTTTTTTAATTTATCAATATATATGGGCCAGTACTTTCTAAGGCTTGTCTCTTTTTGTTTTATTTTTGCTATTATAGATAAACCCTTTCGTGATCCATACTTTTCATCAATAGTTTTTCTAACTCTTTCTTTAACAGTGTTATTTTTTAGAGGGTGTGATACTCCATATTTGCTTAACCATGTCTTTTCTCTTTTAGCTCTAACAGCGCTGTCATTCATTGTGCAGGAAACACCGTATCGCTCTATACTAAGCTCTCGCTTCTTATCTTTAACACTTTGTAGTTGTGATATATTTTCAACACCATAAGCGTCAATATTGCGCTGCACTCTGAGATTATGACCGCACTTTCTACCACATGTTATAGCTTGGTAGCCTACAGAGAATGTTTTGAATTTTAATTTTTTACCACATATAACACAGTGGGTAACCTCATCGTCTTTCATGAGGAATTTCTGGTAGTATTCCTCCGTTGTTATCTCGGTGTGTTTTTTCCTGATATGCAGCGCAAGGGCGTGCAGTGCCCCAACTTCTTGATCACAGATTTTACATTGCATTTTTGACCCTTTCATTTGTTACTATAAAATAACATATGTGATCATACTTTGCAATATATATTTTTACTCATATCCAGCTGGAGGTTTATTACCCCTATTTTTAACCGAAGGCACATCTGCCGCTGTTCCAGTTAGGAATTTAGCATACTCACCCGTCTTAACAGCCATTGCAACTCTGGCCATTAAATATGAATGGAAGGCATCATCAGGCAGGTTGTGATCATACTTTATCATCCTTGTCTGCTCGCTATACTCAGCGCAGATGCTGGTAAAGTCAGATAAAAACTCATCCTTGAAGTCAGCCCACCGGAAGAAAGACACTTGACCCCGGGTAATCTCCATAAAGAAATCTGTCATCACCTGTGTTCTATTGATTATATAGTAACCACTATCAGAATTCCATTTAATTTTTGTTGCCAAAGTTCCATGCTCGTATAGTTCAGCAAACTTTCCGGGGCCAAGTTTATCTACCATAATAGCATTTGACGTTCTACCATCACCCATATCAGCAATAGTCAGTTGAGCCCCGAACGCATAAATAATCCTAAGCATATCTTCAATTTGTATAAGCGGCTCGCTCATGCGCCCTTTATACTTCTTCATAAAGAGAACAGTTGGCTTGCGCTTATGCCATGCCATGATTGTAAGAACACTATATGATGTTCCTGACATTGTATCACCCTTACCCCAGTCTATTCCAGCGGTGATAAATGGAAAAGTGCCCTTTTTATTTACCGAAGGGTCTATTCCATCCTCTCTGAATATAGGCTTATCGCCGCAAACCGCCTCCATATCATGCTCATTAAGCGGATGTTTAGCATTAGCATATGGAAGCGCCAGGATTTCATTATAGTATTTCTCGATCGAGTATGACTTCTGAGTTTTTATGACGTTTGTTTCCCAAATCTCAGGGTATAACGGGTTATTAATCCAGTTAACAGCAATCTGAGGCATTCTATAGCCATCCATGACGGTGCCCTCACTCTTCATGGCTACCCATCTACCATTATCATATAACAACGGTTTCCCGCATTTACTACATATCAATCCGGTCTTCCCAATATTACGCTCGCAGAGATAGTTTTCTTTATTACACCCTGTGCATTTTACTATCCATTCATTTTGAGTGGATATATTCCAGTATCTCTCAAGGGTGTTATCAAGTGTTTTTGGTGTTCCAGAATAAACCTTGCTGTTAAATAGATGCATCGGTAAATTAGGATTATCCTCTTTCATTTGAGCCCATTTAGGTAAACTGTGCGACATACACTGTTCTATTACAGGTATGTGATCGGCGACAAGATCCTGGATTTCATCGAATATGCACATGTCAGCTGATATTCCACGAGACGCATCGGCGGAGTGAAAAGCGGATCGTAAATATATTTTACTTCCATTTGACAACTCCTTAAAAGTGACCTGATCAGTAGTATGGCTATCCATAAAATGCTTGGTGATAATATCAGAACTCTGAAGGGTTCCTTTGAGTTTATCATTGGAGAATACAGACACCTGGTTTCCGGTTGGAGCTATATATAGAACATGATAATTTGGATACTTCAACATTGGCACTGTACCAAGACATGCGTCTGTTGTTGACTTATGTGTCTGTCTTCCAAATTTTAGTATCTTGGCATTTGATGGTTTATTGTAAATAGCATAGAGATGCCTATGGTCTTTTCGCGTTATCTTCATAGGTCGACCATTGACATAGAACACAGATTGTGCAAAGTCAGTAACCCTTAGTTTTTTTTGATCTGACATTAATGGAGATCCTCTCTAATATCATCTATTAAACCATCAACATCACGGGCGTTGGCAATCTTCTCATCATCAAACTCCAATGAATACTGATCAAGCTTATCAAAGAAGCTGCCATCACTTTCACCATCTTCAGGCATAGCACTATGAGCCTTAAGGTACATGTCGAACCAGTGCTTGGCAAGTCTTGCCTTCTGATCTTCTACATTCTTATAATTTATTCTTGTAGCCTCAGTATCGCCAAACTCCCCGCCAAAACTCTCTTCCTTGCTCCACTCAACAAACGTCTCCATATTCATTGCTTCATAATACTTATGGTAACTGTCAGTTTGTACAGCTTCAATAAAATCCTTGGGTTTTGGTGGCGCAAGCTTTTTGTACCCTATTTTCCATTTAATATACTCAACCGGGTGAAATACGACATTTACAGAGCTGCCATTCGACTTATGATAGTTCTGAAATATAGCGGCATCCTGCTCACCTGTAGACAAGGTTTTAATAACAAGTGTATTATCTTTAAAGTGAGAACAGCGCATAATAGCATCTTTTGCAGTACACGATGAGGTGTCCCAGAATATACTCTGAAATCTTTCAAGGGCTTCTGAAGATAGTTTCTTTTTATACTTGAACCCGACAACTGCAGATATTTCACTATGACTTTCATCATTAAACATGAATGTCTCGATCAGCGATGCTATGTCCGGAAATCTCAGAATCCAGTGAATATCATCAAACCATTTATAATGCGGGTTCTTGCCATATTTATGCTCGTCAATTCGTCGACCTTCATTCTGATGGCGGAACTCTATATAATCTATATACTCAAGGACACCGAGTACTTCGCAATACTCTTTATTACCCTGCTTTGTAATATCAATAGGCTCATGCGCCTCAAGAACCTCTAATATAGCTTTGGAGGCTGTTGCTCGTAAATCCTCGTATACAGCATGTATCTCGGGTACTGTTGCAGCGAATCCGAATTCCTTTAACTTATCATGTATAAAATCTGGCTTCTTACCGCGAAGTAGCAGTGTTATTATCAGTCTTAGGAATGGTAGCGGGTCTCTCATACTAACTCTTTTTGAAATTGATTGAAAGAATCATTCACATCAATTATATTACTATCATGTTATGTATTAAGCGGTATCTGTAAATTATTACTTTAAAAATAGTTACAGAACCACGTTCATAGTATAAAATACAATTAAGGAGTGAAATATGCAAAATTCTATTCTTGAAAAAATAGCAAAGATGAAACTTCCGAAGCTTGATTCAATAAAGAGTTCTATGTCAGGAACTATTGGAAAAGGCTTACTCTTAGGCACAGCCCAGGCTGCAGGGCTGGCTGGCGCTGGATATATTGGTAATCTTATTGGGAAGCATAGAGAGGGTACAAAGCTGACAAACGTCTTTCGTGAATTCAATCAGGAAGAGAATAAGTTGATCACCGACGCAATGGGTCAGCAGTCGCTTGAGGCTCAGCAGGCTGTTGCAGCAGCCGCCTACCATGCTGGGCAGAAGGATCTCATGAATCGCATACAAGCAGCATCAGCGGCTAGAAAATAAGGAGTGGTTATGAAAAACGGTACCCTGGAAAAGATAGCATATGTACCCGGTGTTGTGCGACGGGTAATGAGTCGGCCTGTAAAACAGGTTGCAAAACAAGTTACAAAAAATATTTCTAAGTCCACAAAGAGCGTAAAACCCACAACTACTAATGGGTATGAACCAATACGCAACGAGCTCGCCCGTACTGGTAAACCGCAAACACAACACCAGATCAATATGGTTAAGAACAAGAGATTTAAAAATGAGCAGGCACAGTACGCTGCTGAACCTAAAAAACCACTACCTACGGTTGACAGGGCAGCAGGTGCAGAGGCTGCCAACAGACGCCTTGGTACGCAGCCTGCAGCAACCCCAGTAGCAGCAACCCCAGTAGCAGCAGCTCCAGTAGCAGCAGCTCCAGTAGCAGCGGCCCCAGCAGCAACCCCAGTAGCAGCAGCTCCCAGCACTCTTGGTGGTAAAACCAGGCAAGCTTTAAAGAGTGAGCGGGTGGCAGGTGCTCAGAATAAGCAAGTTGCCCCAGCAGCAACCCCAGCAGCAGCTCCAGTGGCGGCTACCACTTCGGCCAATAAATATGTTGGATCAGTAACAGACCCGTCTGTTGCTGCAGCACCCATAGTACGTCAGGTTGATAGAACTGCCGGCGTAACAGCTGCTGAAAACTATATGGGCAGAAAAGGCTCTCAAGCTGGTCAAGAGACAGTTGCAAAATCCGGCCCCGTTAATACTGTTGGTAAAAAAGTTAGCGGGGGCATGAGATCGCTTGCACTTCTTGGTGGTGGTATGACAATGGGAGCTGTTGGTATGGGAGCACTTGGTGTAAAGCACACATCTGATAATGAATCTTATGATTACTAATCATATTTCATAGTGCTTATAAAAACAGGGCGGTCGAAAGATCGCCCTTTTGTTATTCATGCGAAAAAAGTGTAATAATGATTATGGATAGATTATTTATTTTTTTAACAAAGGAGGACTAATGTCCGATCAGAAAAAAGAAGTCTCTGAGATTTCACCTCAGAAAAAGGTTATTTTTTTTCATGATGACCTTGATGGTATTTTCTGCGCAGGATTGCTGATGGCTAAGTATGGCCCCGCAAATCTACAGCCAGTGTCGTCAAATGATCGCTGGAGATTTGATGACCTGGTAAAGAGGGCTAGATCAAGGTATGACCACATCACGATCGTTGATTATGCATTTCACCAGCAGGCAGATACATGGTATGACCACCACAGGGTTGATATTAATGATCACAAAATTATATCATCCAATGCTGATAGAAAGTGGATTCACGACACTAAAGCTAAATCTGCATTTGGGCTGATAGTAAGAGATGTTTATGGTTATGAAATTCCAAAAAACATTGTTGACCTAGCCGTGGCTATTGATATGTATGACAGCGCAGCCTTCCCGAACTCGCGATACATATTTGATACCACTGATCCGGTTAATATGATTTATAGCGCAATCAGCGCTAATGAAAACCACAAACACGTTAAGTGCATTTTATACAGGCATCTAGCATCGATTGTGGCTAGTTGGATTAGAATGGGTGGAAATGATAATGATCTGAAAGATCTTTTATCAGTTGCGGATGTTACTCCGGCCATTGTAATGTCAGAGTCATCAAGGGCTGGCAAAGCATCGTCAGCAATGACGGTGTTTGGGGAGATGACGCTCCTTATCAGTGGTTATGGAGAGTTCCCAAGGTATGCAGAGTACCTCGCTATAGATAAGGCTGATTTGAATTCTGTAATTAAATACAATGTTCGACTTATGCCTATTCCGTGGCAGAAGGGTATGATGCGGGTATCAATTGGCGTAAATCAGTTTTATAATGGCAAAGGTAAACTCCTGGATATCGGCAAGATGCTACAGGAAAGCCCGTTGTGCAAAGGTGGAGGACATAAAAGCATTGGGGCTGGTGTTCTTAAGGAATCTGACATGGATGAATTTGTTGAACTTATAACATTACAGCTGTCAGGACAGCTTTATCAGGAGGATGGTATGCTTGAAAAACTGGGCGTAGACGCCGAAAATGATGACTTCGAAAAAACGGCTTCAGAACTGTCAAAAGAGGCTCATGTTAATATGGATGAGGCAAGAAAGCAAGTTCAGAAAAAGGCTAAAAAAACTAAAACGGCATAATAGCCTAATACAAAACCATTTGAAAAGGCTACCCTCTAAATTTAGGGTAGCCTTTTTATTTAGAAAGAGAGAATGTAAATGTTTGATAATTTCAATGATTACACATTGGGTATATTTTTAAACATGGCCCCACACGGGTCTAGCAAGATTGGGCTTAGCTGGGGTAGACCATGGCTTGACCATAATGGCGTTGCAATGTCGAGCGAGGACGCCTTTAATTATATTATGGATCTTGCAAACAATAAGAGGTCGCATACCAAGACGTTCCGCATACCGAAGCGCACGCCTGGCGAGTATCGTACTATTATTGCTCCGGATAAAGCGTTGCTCTATGTACAAAAAAGGCTGAATAAAACAATATTCAGTAATTTCAAACCAACTGAATTTGCTCATGGATTCGTCCGGGGTCGGGGTATTGCTACAAATGCACAAAACCATGTTGGGGCCAGATCATTCGGTCACATGGATATCAAAAACTTTTTTGATACCATTACAAGGGATCATGTTATCAATATTCTGTTTGGAACAACGGCTATGTGTAAATTCTGTAATAACCACCTCGCCATGAAGGCTGGACAATGTAATCCGAGTATCTATAAAAATAAAGATGAGGGATGCAAATACCAGCGCATGTGTAATGAGTTAAAGTGGTATGCAGGGCTTACTAATTCACAGTACAACTCCCTGGTTGATGTGATATCAAGATTGGTAACACTTGACAACACTTGTCCGCAGGGATTTGCAACATCACCGTTTATTTCCAATATCGTATTGAGAAAATTTGATCTCATTGTTGCTGAGAGACTTGCAAAATCTGGAATTACTTATTCCCGGTATGCAGATGACATGGCATTCTCACACCAGACCGAATCATCTGGTCTCCTTGCAAAAAAAGTCTTAGCTGTTGTGCCAAGTACACTTGGGCTATTCAAGCTTAAGATTAATAAGCGTAAAACATACTTCATTACAAATAAAAGCAGAATGAGTATTTGTAATGTTGTTGTCAACAAAAAGGTCAACATGAACCGGTGTTCCAGAAATTTATTGCGGGCTGAAATTCACCATGCCACTGTAAAGCGTGCCAGTGAGACAACTAAAGCTTTACTCCTGCAACTCCATGGAAAGGTGTCATACCTGCACTCCCTTAACCCTGGCGCAGCAGAGAAATTACGGAAACAGCTGGCTGCCTTTGAGGCTAAGAAGGATGTTCAAACCGACCTCTTTGGAGGCAGTTATAGTGGTAATAAAGAATATGCAGCACATTGATATTCACATTGATGGATCGTGTCTGGGAAACTCCCGGACAGCGATTACGCCTGGCGGGGCTGGCATTGTGATACCAGTCCCTGATGGAAACCCGAGAACATGGTCTGCATATTTCCCGAATACAACTAGTGACAGGGCTGAGCTTACAGCGCTGTTGATGGCAATGAAAATTGCAGATCGTGAGTATAAAGAAAGTAAAATTATTATCCATACGGATTCAAGATACGTAGTTGATGGTGTAACAGCCTGGCTGCAGGATTGGATTCAGAATGGGTGGAAAAGGCGCAATGGAAAAGCTGTGCAAAATTCCGACCTCTGGAAGGAAATTGCAGAACTCCCCAGACTATCCGAACTCACGTTAACGTGGGAGAGGGGTCATGCCGGTAACAAAATGAATGAGCTGGCCGACAAGCTGGCTACTTCAGCGGCGAAATCTGGCACAACCACACCCGTGTCAGCCTAGCTTGAGTTACTACATCTCTAATCCTGCGTGTGAGTATAAAGTATTTCTTATACTTCAACGAAGGGGAGGTGGAAGGTGGGTCAACCAAGGCCTTCTGACTTCATCAATGTTTGCGTCTTTATTGGAAAAGCTGCAGCTACTGCAGCTTTATGGGGCGCCCTGAAAGCTATTGAAACTACAATTGATTTTTCAAAAGTGGTAACTACTGGTGTCAAGGGTAAACTTGAAGAAGATAAAGATCATGTGTGCTGCAAGGAGTGTGGTAACAAATACCCTCGCAGCTTCATGAAAAACTGATGGAGTCGACTTTACCATTGCGGGTTCCTTCCCTACTTACGGAATAGGGGCAAAGGTGCTTCACCTTTGTGATACGATATACATTTGTGAAAGACAAGTGGGTGTAATATGAATTCACCCCGACTCTCTTCATATTAGCCGCAATACAAAAGAGGCAGTCTACATGACTGCCTCTTTTTTTAGTTATTACAACCTGGGGTTATTCAGATTCTTGAACTATACCAGCGTTTCGAACAATAGCATCAACACGCTTAAGTTGCTCAATAACAATGGTCAACCCCTCCATGATATCTTTTACAGCGGACTCATCGACATCAGAAAATCCCATTCTGATATAGATAAGTAATTTTGCCATATATTCACGAAGGTCATTCAGATCATCAAGCTTGTTTACAAACTCCATAATATTGTTTTTATTAATGAAATTCAATGCAAGCACATTGTCAACAGCTGCCTCATCCTGAATTACAGACGCCTGCTTCGTCAGGTTTACCCGAATAGAATCAGCCGCCTTAGTAAGGAATGCATCAAGTTTTGCACGCTTTTCCAAAGTGTCATATGCTACTTTTGTGAAGTCAGCAATATTCGCATTGAAGACCGTCGCTGGTTTCCCGGTTGCCGCCGCGGTGACCAGTGTCTTTGCGGCAGCCTCTTTTGTCACACCAGAAAGGAGTAAGATGTTATATGCAGCCTCTGAAGATAAGCCTTCTGAAGCTAGTTTTGTAATCGGACTCCCACCCCTACCCTTTTCGGTATTAATGTAGGTTTTACCAGTTGCCTTATCCACCGTGATAACCAGTCTTCCCTTGTCACTGTCGCGGTATTTATACAAATCTGCAATATTCGAGCTCGGTGTCAGCATATCATTTTTATTAATGCAATGGAAAACACTGAGCGGTAGGACTACAGCGCTATTTGGAATCATGGTAATCTGCTTACCATAAGAAACAAGATTCAATGCCGGGTCATCAGATTTATATGCATTAACAATACCTTTAACCGGGCCGGAGATAATAATTGAATCAGAACCAATAAGTGCCATTTTACCGTTAATATAAGAAACCTTGAATGAATCATTATAACAGCCAAGATGGACATATTTTAATGCGCCGCCATCTTTATAAAGAGCGACGACATCTGAATAAGATGGTTTCAATAGAGTCTTAATTGAATAAGTGGCCCTAATAGACTTTGCCCCATGCGCATCATTAGACAGGGTATACTTATCATCATCACGCCTATTGCTTGACCCATCCTGCATGATTCTTTCTGATATCTTTGCCAGCTGTGTGAGTATTAAGTCTGCAGCATTATCATTATCAACAAGTGGTGTGCCAAAAAATACTGAATCGTAATCTCTCCGATATGATGGCGCAAACTTATTTCCACCAGGTGACACAAAC